TATTAGTGATTATTACAATCCATTAAGAGATGTGATTGATTATTACAGAAATAATCATGAGGTGTCTAAAACTACAGAAATTTCTAATTTAAATGTTGGTTTTCTATGATTAATTTTAAAAGTTTAGGTAGTGTACAATATACACAAACTCCAAATATAGGTGAAGTACTTGAGAGTACACGCGAGCCTTATTTTGTAGACGATGATTTCTTTGAAGATCATGTTGATGATTACGAAGAGAATTATGCTCCTTTATCTGGGTTAGCTTGTGATATAAGTAGAATGTATACAACAGTATATGTTGCTAATGATCCAGAACAATTGATTTATGATATAATTAATTATTATCGTAATAAATGTTAGTTATACGAATCTTAGGTTTGTTTATAATATTCTGGTATGTACGTATGACTGTTAATGTATGTAACATGAGTATTGATGATATAGCGAAATTAGATACGGACAACAAATATCCGGAAATTTGGGAATATATAAAACGTAATCCAGAAGAGATGTCTTGGTTTGTACAAACTTTTAAAGTGCTAACTGTATTAATCGGGTGTCTTTTTGTGTGGTTAGGTTTGTATTTATGGACTTTTAATGCTTAAATAAAATGGTAGAAGTAAAAGTAAAGCAAAAGCAATATTATGATGAACAATGGAATAATCCACTTCCTAGTTATGAAACCGATGGTTCTGCTGGTATGGATGTGCGAGCAGATATTCATGGAATACTTAATGTTAAAGGAGTTGATTGTATCTTAGATAATCAATTTTATACAGAAGGTGGTGCTGTGGTTATCCGTCCCGGAGGTAGAGCACTTATTCCTACTGGTTTATTCGTTGCAATTCCAGAAGGTTATGAAATAAAAGTAAGACCTCGTAGCGGATTAGCTCTTAAACACGGTATAACTGTTCTTAACACGCCAGGTTGTATAGACGCTAAAATTATATATTAACAGTTACTACACAATTTATTATTTTTATTAGGTTATTCCAATAAAATTGTCTATATTTAACCATATTAAAAAAATTAGTATGGTAGAATATATTTGTTTAAATTGTGGAAAAACTTTCTTAGGAAAGAAAAGTGCTCATCGAAAATATTGTTGTAAACAATGTTCGGATGAACACAGTAAAGGAAAACCGAATGAAAAGAATGCTGTAGATAAAATAGAAGTAATATGTGCTTATTGTGGTAAAATAGAATACGTTACTCCGAGTCGTGCAAAGACCTATCAATGTTGTAGCACTACTTGCTCAGCTTTATTTAGAAAAAAGACTGAGTTAAATTGTACTTGCCCTATTTGCGGTAACCAATTCTATGCGAAACCTAGTAGAATAAAAAAAGTTAAAACGCAAATTTGTTGTAGTAAAGAATGTAGTAACAAATTAAGAGAAACTACATATTTAGGAGAAAATAATCATCAATATGGACTTACTGGTGATAAAAATGCAAGTTTTAAGGGTAAAGAAACAATTTCTAATTTAGGTTACGTGTTAGAGTATTGTCCAGGACATCCAAAACCCTGTGATAAAAGTGTTCAAGGATCTAGAGTTAGACAGCATAGATTAGTAATTGAAAGAAATCATGATAAGTTTGATCCTAAGTATTTTGAGAATGTTAATGGATGGATTGTTCTAAAAGATGAATATGATGTGCATCATATAAATGAAATAAAAACAGACAATCGTTTAGAAAATCTTCAAATACTAACACGTTCTGAACATACTACATACCATAATACTAAAGCACATGAACGATCTGAAAAATATAAAGCGATAATTGGCGTCTTAAAACAGGGTGAATTGCTGGAAACTCCAGAGGTGGACAATCAGCAGCCAAGCTTGAGTAGTAATACTCTTGAAGGTTCAGAGACTAGTAGCCGAGTCCTTAGCGAGGATAGTAATGCTACCACGAGTGCCCTGCTCCAACAAATTATAAATATTGTTGGAGAAGATATAGTCCGACCTGCAGATATAACTAATGAAACTGCAGAACTAAAGAATAAAGAGTCTTTAGGATAACATAAATGGATTATCGCGGTGAAATTGGAGTTATTTTAATAAATACTGATCCTGATAATAATTTTGTAGTACGTCATGGAGATCGTATAGCTCAAATTACTTTAGAGCAAGTTTCTAAGATTCAGTGGGTTCCTGTAAATTCACTTGATGAAACTACAAGAGGTGCTGGAGGTTTCGGACATACTGGGGATAAATGACGGCAGAAGATTTCTTTTATCAATTTATACATTCTACAGGTCAACATTTCAACTCTAAAAATAAAGATTATATATTTAATATTATTAATTTTTATCTTAGAGATGGAGATGTTGAAAATTATTTATTAGAATGTATAATTGCTAACCATAATTTTAAGTACCATAAAGTAAATAAAAATATTAAAAGTTATGATTGGTAATAAAAGATTAATTTAATAAAATTTAAAATTATGATGACTTTATATACAGTTCAAATTATGTTTCATGGGGAGCCTAACCCCTTGTACATTACCACTGATAAGGATGATGCTGAAAGAGAAATGAAACAAGTAATTAATAATTTTGTTAGTAATAACGCTGGAAAACCTAACATCTGGATTTCTTGTAAAGAGCTTAACAATGATGCTAAAGTTTTCTACGATTATGATTGGTATAGTGACGAAAGTGGTACACCGGGTGATTATGATGAAGACGAATTGGATGAGTGATTTAGTATTTATTCAAGTGGTGTTCGTAGCGGGAGCTACGGACGCCTTTGATCTAATACCAGATTGTATTAAAGCTGTAACATCTTATGTAGGTGAACGCTTTATTAAAGAACGTACTGCTTATTCTATATTAGTAGAAGGCTATTTATCTGATGAAAATAAGAAGAATATACTTGATATTGCTCAAAAGGGTAAGATAGGTGTATTCTTTACTTATTTGCCAAAAGATTTTACAGGTAACGGCATAGAACTAGTACCTAAGTCTGTATACGAACAAGATACAAAAGAATCAGAATCATAAAGTATTTTATAATGGATCAACTTAATAAATATTTAGTATCTATAGACTCAAAGAATAAAATAAGACAAGTACAACTTGAAGTTCATTGGGATGACGACGTTCATGGATTTATTCTAAATAGAACTACGGGAATATTTGGTGGTAAACTAACAGAACAACCTCCTATTACAATTACTTGCGGTAAAGCTAATAGAACTGTTACAGAACAAGCCAGACTTCAGTTTAATTCTAAACTCAAGGAGTATAAGGATAAAGGTTATAAAGAACTAGATGATGATCCAGATACTTACACTTCAGATCAATTACGTGAAATTGTTGGAGATCAAGCTACTAATCAAGCTGGGGTTATGAAACCTATGCTTGCTAAGCAAGCTGATAAAGTGACTAATCAAAAAATCTATAATAAAGTTTGGTATGCTTCAAGAAAGATTGATGGTGTTAGAATGCTCATGTACTTCCGAGATGGGGCTATACATACTGCTTCCAGAGGCGGAGAGCATTACGATTACTCTACTCATCATATTACAGAAAATCCTGGATTAGTTAAATTGTTTACTGAACATCCTAATTTAATTTTAGACGGAGAATTATATAGACATGGCAAGTCGTTGCAGCAGATTAGTGGTGCCGCTAGAATGGAAAAGAATGCTTATGATATGGATTGGTTACAATATTATTTGTATGATATTGTAGATACTACTAAGACATTTAAAGAGCGTCTAAAAGTTCTAATGGAAATCCGAGATACACTTAATTTACAATTTCAACCTGATTACGACTTTGAAGAAGGTGAATTACCTATTCAATTTGTTCCTCATGTACAAGTTACTGGCTGGAATAATATGAATAAACTACACGATCAATACGTAAGTGAAGGTTGGGAAGGTCTTGTTATCAGAGATCCTGAAAAAGTGTATAGACCTAATGGTCGCACGAATGATATGATAAAAATCAAGCATTATTTTGATTCTGAATACGAGATTGTAGGATTATCTGAAGGTCTTCGTGATGAAGATATGTGTTTTGAGCTAATAACTTCCGATGGAATCCCATTTAAAGCAAAACCTATGGGTTCTAGAGAAATTAAGCAACAATATCGTGATAATTTAGATAAATTGATTGGTAAAATGGCTACTGTAAAGTATTTTTATTACTCAGATGCTGGTACTCCATTACAACCAGTATTAAAATCTATTAGAGATTATGAATAAATTTCTTATTACATCTGAACTGAACGGTGATGATCGTTTTAGTTTACACTATGCAGGTTATTCTGAATCTGAAATGACAGAAGATGAACACACTGAGAGGTTAAATATTAATCCAGACGAATTCTTAGACGATGCACATGATGAATATGGGATGTACGAGGATTTAGAAGGTAACGATGATTATTGGGTTAACATAAATGTTAATAAACTAACTCCAGAAGAATTGGAAGATGAAAGTTATATGGCTTGGTTTAATACTTTAGCGTCTTATAATCTAGATAATCTTTGCTTTGAAAATAAAGGGTAAATATGGAATTAATAAAAAGTACTAATGCAGATATTAACTATCTTGCTAAGATTATTAACATTACAGAATTTTCTAATCATCCAAATCCCGAAGTAACTAAATTAAAGGTTGCTACTGTTGATGGTTATAGAGTTATTGTTAGTGTTGATTCTCCTACTGGTTTGTATGTATATTTTCCAACTTTATCTACTATTAATCCTGATTTTCTGAAATTTACAAACTTGTATAGGCATTCTAATCTTAATGCAGATACTAGTAAGAAAGGATTCTTTGAGGATAATGGTAAAGTAACTGCTATTAAATTGAAGGGTTTAGTTTCAGAAGGCTTTTTAATAGAGTATAAGATACTCTTAGAATGGTTACAAAATTATACAACTATAAGTGATTATGAGTCAAGTAAAGACGAAAACAAAGAATTCGACACAATCGAATTTAAAGGAGGATCAATCTGGATATGTAAGAAAGCAAGAAACCAAGTACAAGTATCTAAATTTAAAGAAGTTAAGGATTCCGGAGGATTTGACCTCCTCCTTGATGGACAATTTAGACTACACTATCAAACAGTCCTTATTAAAAAATGTCCTTATGTAGTAAATTATGATGATATAGTTAGTATTACTGAGAAAATTCATGGTACTAGCGGAGTGTCAGCATATTTACTTTGTAAGAGCAAGTTATCTTGGCGAGATAAGCTAATAAACTGGTTATCTAATACAATAGGTGATTGGTGTATTAACTGGAGAAGCTATGAATATTTATATTCTTCTAAGAATGTAATTAAGAATAGATATCAAGGTGTTGAAGAAACTTGTGATATATGGAAGTATGCACATGAGTATGTTAAAGACAAACTCTGGAAAGGTATGTCCTTATATTACGAGATAGTTGGATACTTACCTAATGGTAATTTCATTCAGAAGAATTATGATTATGGATGTTGCCCTCCAAAAACTGATGAAAATGGTAAAGTATCATTCGAACCAGAAATAAACTTTAAAGTACGAGTATATAGAATTACTTTAACTAATGAGGATGGTAAAGTACATGAGTTTTCTGCTAAAGAAGTACAACAATGGTGTAAGAATAATGGTTTAATTCCAGTAACTGAATATTACTACGGAGAAGCTGGTAAGCTTACTTGGGGTATGAATGGCTATGATGATAATCTAAGTTATTGTGAGAATTTTATAAATTTCCTCACTAATAACAAAGATTTTTATATGGAAGAACCTTCACCTAGTTGTAATAATAAAGTTCCTCATGAAGGACTAGTTATTAAGGTAGAAAATATGCGTTCTGAAGCTTTTAAGTTAAAATGTTTTGCTTTTGTTAAACAAGAACTTGCTGACAATTCTGTAAATATTGAGGATAATGCTTAAATTTAGAATACTTAGACAAGTAAATGATAATGGTGACGCTCGTTATTTAGTAGAGCGTCACCATTGGAATGGTTGGAAACTTGAGTGTACCCCAACTCCGTATGATATACCAGCTTGCCTTCGCACACGTGAATTTGCAAGTGTAGCACTAGCTAGAGATTATATAGAACAAGTACGTGACACATATCGTAAAAATAATTGGCATACTACTAAAATTTATAGGAACGAATGAAAGCTATTAATATAACTAAAAGTATCACCCCTAGAAATACGGAATCTTTTAATATGTATTTAAAAGATGTAAGTCATATTGAAATGATTAGTAAAGAAGAGGAGTGTGAATTAGCTAAAAGAATTAGAGAGGGTGATAAGAATGCTCTTAATAAATTAGTATCTGCCAATCTTCGATTTGTTATTACTGTTGCTAAACAGTATCAAGGTAGAGGTGTTCCTTTGGAAGACTTAGTTGCTGAGGGAAATGCTGGAATGGTTGTAGCAGCTACAAAGTTTGATGAAAGAAGAGGCTTTCGATTTATTTCTTATGCTGTATGGTGGATTAGACAAGCTATATTAAAATCTATTTATTATACAGGAAATAATGTAAGACTTCCGACTTCTCAAATAGAACCTAAAACTAAGCTAAATAAATTAACAGCTAAGTTTAAGCAGTTAAATGAACGTGAGCCTTCTGTTGAAGAACTTTCAGAATTATCAGGATTTACCGAGGATATGATTAGAGATGTACAAACTTCTACAAATAACTGTGTAAGTATTGATGCTCCTAGTATTGATGATTCAGAAGATTGCACTATTGGAGATTGCATTCCTAATCCAATTTCAGATAATCCAGAAGCTATTACTAATAATAATTATATCGCAGATAGAATATCGCAAATACTTGAGAAATTAAGTAGTCGTGACCATGATATTATTTGTATGCTGTATGGTCTTAAAGGGTGTAATGAAATGGATTATAATGAAATATCCCGTAAGTTTGCATTAAGTTCTGAGAGGATTAGACAAATTCATCATAAACTTATTAAGGATTTTCAAACTAAAGACAGAACTAAATTTGAAGCGTTGTTATGAGTATGTATAAAGGAATTCAAGTAAGCTTGAATATGAATAGAACCCTTTATTTTGAACAAAATGAAGGAGAATCGGATGAAGACTTTTTAAAGAGATATTCTGAAAATATACAAAAGCCTAAAGACATAATAAATACTTTAATAAAGTTTCTACAGTCTAGAGGTATTGGTATATCAGGAACTGATTTAGAAGGTTGGAATGAAGAAAATGTAACTTATAAAATAGTAAAATGATGGCAAATATATGTACAAATAGATTTTATCTAGAAAGTGAAAATATAGCTCAATGGAAACAAACTTTTGAAGATTTATCCTTAGCTTATTACGAAATTACATTTGAGGATGAAAGTTTAAACTTTATAGAAGGCGAATTTTGCTCTAATTGGGATTTTCCAGAAAGAGTTCTTGATGCTATCCCAGAAGGCACTAAAGATATTTATTTTAGGTGTTTATCAGAAGAGCCTGGGGATGATTACTTTGCTTGTAATGTATTTAAGAATGGTCATTGGTTACCAGAACAATGTTTTGAAGTATAAATTAAAATTAAATTATTATGAAATCTGAAATTATAGTTGATTATTCTGTCCTTGTTTATACATCTGCAATTATTGATTTAGCTAAATTGGTTAATAGAATAACAGAAGAACTAGACAATAATGGTACAGAAATAAGTAAAAAATCTATTATAAATGAACTTGATAATAATAGTGATTTTTATTTAGCTGAAATTATAGAGGATTATTATGATATATCGGATGATGATTACTGGGATATTATTAATACTATTATGGATTCGTTAAAAGAGTACTTGGATGAAAATATGTGTTGATGAAAAGGTAGAAATCTGGAAGCGAGTTGAAATTGATGTTGATGATGTAACAGAAGAAAAGATCAAAGAAATCGCTAAAGAATGTAAAGCTTTATATGATTTTGAAGATTGTCTAATGTCAGAAGGTATATCATATGAAATAAGTGAGTATGAATATTTACCAGAAACTGAGTTAAAATATGAAGGTGATAATTTACCTACATTTGAAGTTTATAAATGGGGTGAATGGACTGACACTTTAATGTATTCAAATAAATGATATACTTAGTAAGTAGACAAGACGAATTATTCAAGCAGGATGATTTATACCAAAAACTAAGTGTAGAAGACTCTGTAAAAATGATCTCTTCTTGGAGTACGGTTCAATTTGATTCCGAAACTTCAGGAAGAGATCCTCATTTATGTGATATATTGTGTGTACAATTTGGTAATAGAGAGGCTGATATTCAAATAGTTGTAGATACCACTACTGTAGATATATTAAGCTATAAAACACTTCTAGAAACTAAATTCTTAATTGGGCATAATCTAAAGTTTGATATTCAATTCCTATACAAGTTCAAAATCATTCCTAGAAAATGCTGGGATACAATGATTGTAGAACAATTATTACATCTAGGATATGATGTTCGTTACTTTAGATATAGTCTTAAAGATGTTGCTCTTAGAAGATTAAATGTAGACATTGATAAAACCACTAGAGGTGAAATCATCTGGAGAGGTTTAGATCCCGCTGTAATTAAATATGCTGCTGGAGATGTTGTTTATCTTGAAGATATTTATAAGCAACAATTATCAGAGTGTTCAGAAAAAACTTGTATAAATGCAGCTAAATTAGAAAATGCTTTTGTACCTGTTATAGCTTATTTGGAATGGTGTGGTATTAAACTGGATGTTACTAAATGGGAACATAAGATGCAATTAGATGAAGAATCTATGAATAAATCTTTAAAGGAGCTTAATCAATGGTTACTCGACGAATCAGTAACTAAAGAAGCTCTTAGAAAGTTTACTTCTTATGATCCTATGAATATGTTTAATGACCAATTTGATCCTGTTGTTACTATTAATTGGAATAGTCCAAGTCAAGTAATGGAGTTAGTTCATTTACTGGGATTTAATACCAAAGTAGATGATAAAATTACTGGTGGTAAAAAGGATTCTATAGTGGAAGGTGTTCTGTCTAAGCAGAAGGGAATATGTGATGATTTTATTAAACACTATTTTGATTATAAAGGTGCACAAAAAGTTTGTTCTACTTATGGTAAAGTTTATATAGATGCTATTAATCCTGTTACTGGACGTATACATACCCAATTTAAACAATTAGGTGCTTCCTCAGGACGAATGTCTTGTGGAGGTGGTATAATGTCTAAAAACACAGATTTAGCTAAATATAAGCATATATCTCCCGATAGATGTTGCTATGTACAAATACAAAACTTACCAGCAGATGAACCTACTAGAAGTTCCTTTGTATGTGAACCTGGAAATCTAATGTGTTCTTGTGATTATTCAGCACTAGAAAGTAGACTAGGTGCAGATATATACAATGAACCTGCAATGATTGAAGAGTATTTACATGGTAGTGGGGATATACATTCTCTAACTGCAAAAGCATGTTTTCCAAAAGATTTAGCTAATATTGAAGTAAAGGATATTAAAGCTCTGAGACCTGATCTTAGAAAGAAGGCTAAACCTGTAGAGTTTTCACAACAATTTGGTGGTTCTGCTAAAGCTATTAGCAATTCTTTAGGTTGTTCTATGCAAGAAGCTAAGGAGATTGCTGCTGCTTATAATGATGGTTTTAAAGGTATTGCAGCTTTTAAAGCTAAAGGTTCTGCTTTTGTAAGAACTCATGGTTATATAGTTATTTGTAAATATACAGGTCATAAAATATATTGGCAAGACTTTAAGAAGTGGCGAGCAATCGAAGATCTACCTGAATATGTAAGAATTCGAGAGTATTCTTTAACAGAATTAGCAGAGCATAATATGGCAGCTTCTAAGTGGGATAGATTGGCACTTAATTCTCCTACACAAGGTACTGGAATAGCTTGTTTAAAGTTAGCTATGAGTCTGTATTTTAAATGGATACTTGAAAATAATTATTTTGGAACTGTATTACTATGTGATTTAGTACATGATGAAGCTGTTGTAGAGGCTCCTAAAGAAATTGCGGATGCTGCCTTTAGTAAATTAAAGGAATGTATGGAAAATGCAACTGCGGCGCTATGTAAGAAACTTCCAATACCAGCAGAAGCAGAAATCGGTTATCATTGGATACATTAATTACTTTAAATATGGTAGGATTTATAGTAGGATTTTTATTAGGGGTATTTACAACACCAATTGCTTTGTTAGTGTGGGCATATTATAAAATAAAATTATGATAACGTTAATTACATATATTATAATATGTTGTAGTGCTATATATTTTAGTCTCTACGATGAAGATAGATGGAAAAAACATTCTGGAGATTACTTAATATTTGTGTTAATACTTATAACATTACACCAGTTACTAAAACTTCTAAATTTAATATGAAAGAATCTGATTATTATCCTGCAGGGGCGTGGAATGACCCTGATGCTCCTTATAATTGGCATGAGCAACCTGAAATAGAACTTGAGGTCACAGTGTCTTTAACTATTAGTAAAACTGTTAAGGTATATACTACAGATTATGCAGTTGATGTAGAGGAAGACTACGAAGATGGTACTTGTTATAAGAGTTATAACTTCGATGATTGTGACCTGCAAGAGCTAGTGCAAGAGCAGATAGAATTACCACATGAATTAGCTAAAGACTTAAAGGAGAAAAAGTATCTTACAGATTCTCAAAAAGAACTTATGTTAAAAGATTGTTCTGGTTGGACTGTTGATGATGTTTGTTGTAATTTAGAAAATTATTCGGAATAATATGAAAAGAACATTTAATACAATTATTTATAATATAAATCATAAGAAGTTTGAAACTTATAACGTAATACCTTATTTAGTAAAATGTTATAAAGAAGAGGGTGATAAGCCAAGAACTCTTGATGATTTTAAACTTTTTGTGGAAAGACATGCTCGTTATCAATGGTGGTCACGTTGTGAATACGAAATAGTATTATCTGATTGGCCTTCACAAACTGAATCTGAAAAAGTTGATATATTTTGGCAAATCATGAACAATATTGATGTAGTGGCAGAACTTCTACAAGAAAGTGTTTCAGATTAATATTTATTAACTTGTGTTTTAACATTTCTAAGTTTATAATTACTATGAAAAATCCAATAGAGGTAACTATAGAAATGACTTTACGGAAAACTTTTACGGTGGATTGGACAGAATCCACTGTAAAAGATTCTATTAAAGCAAATAATTTTACTGTAGATGAAATTCTAAGGCAATCAGATCTTCCTGATGCTGAGGGTTGGATTTTAGCAAAAACTAAATATACTTATTAGACGTATGATTAAATTAATTGAACCAAAATTAGAAGTAGTTTATCAGGATTTAGGAGAGAATGGTATTTATAAACAGATTGAACGTGTAGGAAGGTGTTGTTGGAATAGTGGTGATAAAATTACTGAAACATCAGCTAAACCCTTTGTAGAACATCTTATAAATTCTGGACATTATTCGCCGTTAGAACATGGAACTGTATATTTAAAGATACCATTGCAGTCCTTAACTGGATCTATTATAGATATTCTTGGTAATCCATATACAAAGGTTGTAGATTGGTATGAACAGGGTACATATCGTATGTATAAGTTAGTTACAACTAATCTAAGAGTATTGCAAGAGAATAGAATTCCTTGGTCTGAGTGGTCTAAATATTTAGTAGAACAGCCTACAGAAGACTTTGAAAAAAGACTTACATTTCATTTTACTACTTCTATAAGTATTTCTAGAGAATATAATAGACATAGAAAGAATTCAATTATGGAAGAGTCTACCAGATTCTGTAATTATGCTAAATCTGGATCTGAGAGTGCTCTAAATATCTACAAACCTTTATGGGTTACAGAGCAAGAGTGTAATCTACTTGAGTATTTTGATATACTTCTTACTGGTAGTCGTAAATTATCTAAAGTGGATTGGTTTTACTTTGCTAATTGTGCTGCTAATTTAGCTTACGAACATTTAATTGAACTAGGAGCTAAACCAGAAGAGGCTAGAGAAATACTTCCATTAGATACTAAAACTGAATTGTATCATACAGCTTTTATATCTGACTGGATTCACTTCTGTAATCTTAGAGCATATCCTAGTAAAGGTAATAAACCACATCCAGAAGCTCAGATTCTTGCAAAACAAATTAAGGATTATCTTATTAAATATGGATACGCTACCGCTCAACAGTTTGTTCCAGAAACTGGGAATAATAGCTCAAACTAATCCGGAAATTATTTACCATTTGGAACAATTAATAAATCCTATGGTTAAACAAGATACTACAATAAAAGATTTAAAAGAGACCATCAAACAACAAAAAGAATTTATGGATAAAATAGTTTTTAATAACCGTGAAGATCCCAACGATTCTGACTAAAAAGTTAACCTTACTATCCGTAAAGTTTGGGCCTATAACAATGGTCATAACTTACGGTAGTAAGGTTTTACTGTTTGATACTATATTTTTAAATATTATTGATTTAGTAATTAATTTACTTATAGTTATTGTATTGCTAATACAAGGTAAAGCATTAGGTTTTTGTAAGAAACATCAAAATTTATGTGTTTTAGCTATGCTAGAAGCAATACTATTATTTTTAATACATTATCTAAGATGAAAACTAAATTTAAGACTTATGTTGACAATATTATATTGTGTATTCGGTTTCCTTTCCTTTACCCTAGGAATCGTTTTACTGGAACTCATTGGTATTCTTATAAGATGCAACAATACATCAAAAGATTATATAAGGATTCTACAAAATGGGTTGGTGAATTTGGAAACGCAACAGATCCTTTCAGAAAATTGGTTACGAATAAACCCAAATATTATTATGCAAAAGTATTAGAATGGATCCATGATTATCCACTACAAACCTTCCACTGCTTACCTTCTTACACTGAACTGGACGCACTCGACACAGGATGGAGAAAAGCCTTTGGTTTGGAAATCTGTAAAGAAATTAAAGAAGCCTTAATTAAAGATGCAGGGTATTCTGGATTATTTAAATACAGAATATCGCAAATTAAAGAGAAGTTTGGTTATCTTAGATGGTATGATGTGAATGGTACCAAAGGTACTGATGAAGTTGTAGAGAAATATGAAGATATATCTTCTAGAACTTGTGTTTTGTGTGGTAAACCTGCTAAATGGATAACTAAAGGTTGGATCTCCCCATACTGTGATGATTGTGTAGGTAACAGAACTGCATCTCCAATAAAATAAAAGACTATGGTATTTGTAGCACTTATAATAATGTCAATACTATTAGGCACTGCAGCAATGCTAATATTATCTATTAGAGATAGTGCAATTTTAGTATTATTCTTATTTATAAATTGGGGAGTTGTATTCTGGGGATGCTTGGAATGTATTCTAGCTAAATTCTTAGTATGATAGGACTTTTATCTGGATATATAGTTGTGGCTTTACTTATGACTGGAGATCTTCTGTATAGTATATATAAAGGAGAATATCTCCAGTCTACAGTAACTTTAGCTACAATATTAGTTTTATTTTGGACTTTAATAATTTTAATGTGCATAGTATGAAATATACAATTAATAATCATAATTACGAAATAGATTTTGAACGCTGGGGAAACTCACTTTTCTTCTACATAAAGAATGGTTTATTTTTTAGTAGGAATATTTTATCCGTACTTATTAATAACCCTACTATATTTTATGTTGAGGAGAGTTCTGGATTCAAACGTAGTGTCTTATCATTTATAGAAAAAATTGGTTACAAAGACTCTCCTTATGAAGCTATTTTACATGAATGGTATAAAGATTTTGAATTACATTTAGAAAATGAAATTCTAGATCGTACTAAAATTAGGGTTGATGATACTGTAATTGTAAAACCTATACATAGTAGTGATACGTTTGATTACATAGGTAAAGTTACTAAAGTAGATTCTGAATCTAACTCGGTACAAATTGAAACCGCTTGGAATGAAATTGGAGAGGGTCAAGTACTCTATTTATGGTATAATGTAGAAAGACTTCAAAAAATTCCTAAATACTGGACTAGAGAAGATATTATATTTAATAATGTAAAAAATATAGAGACTGAAAATGGATACTAATAAGCAATGGGCAGAATTAGAGGTAATTAAAGCTATTACATATAATAAAACAGCTGATGTACATGCAGAAGATATTTATAAAATGGTTTTAAACGCGTATGAAGAACTAACCGATAACTTTATAATCGGCCCTTCTAGTTTTACAAAAGTTAGAATGGCTAATATATTCCGGCGACTCTTACTGCATTTACCATTAAGTCCTATTACAGCAGAAGACTTTTATGATGATCTTAAAGTCAAATCCAATATAGATGGTGTAATATTTGAAACTCCCTGCAATAGAGATTATCCCATAATTAAATGTAACTGCGAGGATGGTACTACGGTATATAAAGATTTTAAAAGAGCTATTGGTATAAATACAGTATCTGAAACAGAAGAATCTGTAAACTTAATTTTCTTGGATTGGTTAGATGAAAACTTTCCAATCACTTTACCCTATTTACCAAAGTTTGAAAAGTATAGACTTTATATTCAAAAGTTTGATTACGATTGCAAAGAATACGAACGATTGGTGAAAGTTATTACTCCCGAATTTGAACAACTCACTATAAATAATATATGTAGTGTACGGGATTATCTAGGACACGTGGAAAGAATATCTAGAGAAGATTTCTTAAGAGCTTGGCACGAATGTTGAGGTTTTAGATAAATATTCTTTATACTACTACAATAATCTAATAAGACGAAAAATGAATTTGAATAATTGCGATCTATTTGTTCCTGTTAATGACCCAAAAGGAATATTAATGACTAAAGAAGGTTTCTTGGAGAATTGTTTCTTTATAGATAGTTCAATATTACAAAGTGAGTATGGTAACAAAGCTTACTTTGCAAGAGTTTCATGGTTACAAAAACATAAAATAATTTAAGAATATGATTGATTTTCAGAATAAGTATGAAGGTGTAGAGGTTGAAAAAGTAATAGCTCAATATACCCAACCGGGGGATTGCTGTGAGGATGATGATAATTGGCAAACCATTCAATTAGAAACTGAAAATAACGGAGTATCTCCTTTTATAAGAATAAGTTTGCCAGAAGGAGGTCACTGGTCGATTGATGGTATATCTGACTTAAAAAGAATAATTGGGGATTTTAGTCAAAAGGTTAATTATAAAGAATCTTTTGTAGATGAACCAAACTTAAAAGAAATAATTAAAGGTATTGAAGACATCCTCCAAGAAGTTGTTGATAATGACAGTGCTATCAACAGACTTACTGATGAAACTATGCTTAATTATGTATGTAAAAAACTAGGTGAATTAATTGATGGAAAGTAAAATTTATTTAACGGTAGCACAATTGGATGCAATTATTAAGCTTCATAGGCAGTTTCCTGATAAAGGTATTACTGTATCCGATAAATTGCTACCTGGGGTAGGAGCTGTTACTACAGCTTCTGTGGATGAAGATAAAGATTATGATATAACTGATATAGACTCATTTTAATTATGTTATTTACTAAAAAAGAAGTAATTGCTAAGGTTAGGGAATTGCTTAGTACTATCCTCTTTGAAGGAAATAAAGAGGCTGCTTTAGAAGCAGTTGACTTGATTATAGATATTCAGGATGCTGGTTATTCTTTACCTACAGAAACGCCAGATTGGAATCTCAATCCTCAATCATTTAAAGATATAAAACCTCAAAGTATCGGAGATAATATAGCTTTACAACAGAAAATGGAAATTAAATGTTGATTATAGGTATTTCTGGAAAAATGAATGCAGGTAAGGATACTCTTGCTGATATGTTAATAGGAACCTTTTCAGTGACTCACCCTGAAATAATATGTAAGAAGTATAGTTTTGCTAGAGTCTTAAAGAACATTGCGGGCGAAGCTTTTGGAGTGGAGCCTAGTTTATTCGATAGTAGAGAATTTAAAAAGTCTTTTAATCTTTTTTGGGACGCTACTAATCGAGTGTTGTTACAAAAGGTTGGAACAGCATTTAGAGAAACTTTTGGAACTAATTTTTGGGTTAAAAGGCTGTTTGGAGAAATTGCTTCACAGCAGCCTGATATAGCCTTTATTTCTGACGTAAGGTACAAGAGTGAGGTCGAAGGAATTGAATCGGCTGGTGGGCTTGTAATCCGGGTTAATCGCGATTTTTCAGACGGTTCCGAGAGTGAGCAAAAACATACAAGTGAAACTGAATTAGATGATTATAAAGGTTTTTCATTTATTGTAAAAAATGATGGTTCTTTAGAGGATCTTTCTGTAAAAGCAACAGAATTAAATGCAAGCATTTCTAAATTAGATAAATTTCTATTAAGAAATGACTTGATTAACAACTTTGACTTGTTAACGTAATTTTAAATATTAAAATGGGCGGCAGCTTAGGATTTTTCCTAAGTTGTCGCCCATTTTTTTTTCAATCCTCTTTTACTACTCCATTGTCTCCAATCTTTCGACCGAGTGTATTTATTTTTATGTAATCAAACATATTCTCCTATGTTCTTCCTGCTGCGGACATTTTAACAATAGCATCATACCAATCACTATTACCTGATACAGCTGAACTTACTCTCTAATAAGAGTTTGTAAGTGTAGATATAGAGAATGGTGTCCATTGTACACCTCTACCAAAAATAGATTTAAGTGCGTTAAAATCATCTGTAGATGTAGATAACATAGAAGTTAAATTCACCGTAGCATTATTTATCATAGCATCACCTAAGTCACCATTACCCACTTCTTTAGCATGAGCTTTCGCAGCATTCTCTAAAGCAGGTGCAATAAGCATTCCTAAGAATAGAAACATTAATAAATCATATAGTAACTACTTTAAATTATTTCTATAAGCATTACGAAGGTTTTCATCAGTTGCGTTCCAATACTTATCAATAGCATTACCTAAGCCTTTCTTACCAGTTTCATCACCATAGAAAGTATCATTAAAAATATTAGCTAATGTTACCATGATTCCTTCCTAATAACGACCCTTCCAAACCATGAATGGTGTATCCGTTTCCTAATCTGTAATATTACCATTCTCATCTTGGTAATAATACTTTTTAGTTCCATCTTCCTAAGTTTCAGAATAATGTTCATATGTACCCTACATACGTACTCCTCCTGGTAAAAACCACTAGTTTTTCTTAGAAGACCAGAATGTATTCATTTGCATAAATAAAGCTCCAGCAGTCGTTGATTGAATCATAGATTTCTTTTCATGAGAATAATATCCATAAATTAAATCTGCTAAAGATTTAATACTTTCAGCTTCTTTAACTGTGTACGCTCTAGGTAATGGCTTTGGATTAGAGAGGTCTACAACAAAATCCTCCATTTCACCATCAGAATTCTTAAATTTAGCACCCTCTGCTTGAAATTGTGTAGCCGCAGCTTTATAACGAGCTTTCTGCTTATTATATTCAGCTTTTAAAGAAGCTGGGACAGCACTTTCATCCTTACAATATTTAGCATAGATATTATAGCGCAAGTCTTTTTCCCAATGATATGTACCGTCTTCGTCGTGTGCTTCAAAGCAACCATCATGTCTCATCTGAGCTCCAAAAATAGTCATTCTATTATAGAAGTCTGGACGTGACGCGAAATGGAACATTACATTATCCAAATTAAAGATACCAAATTGATTAGGTTTAGTTTTATCAATGTAGGAATTCATATCCATATCATTAATACCATACTATTCATTAAGAACCTAAGCCAATGATTTACCGTCACCCCAATTATGGGTTAAATCTCTGTAAACCCACCAGAAAGAATCTTTCATATTCTACTGACTGAAAGCTTGATCGTATTCATTTTGTCTTATCACTAAAGAAATATCTTTCCATAAACCATCAATAGCTTGATAAAATTGTTTTGGGTTAAAAGCTAATGCTAGTTTAGAAGCTCCAGACATTAAGTTACCACATACGTACTAAGCAGTTCTCCATTTAGGATCCTAGATAGACATATTAAGTACTTTATTAGTAATAAAGTCATGTAAGTACTAAATGTCTTCTGCGAAACGAGTATTCATTATAGCACCACCCATTTCTAGTTGTAAAGCACATGCTTTAAATAGTGGAAATATTTTATTAATATTATTCTTTAATGTATAAGCATAAGCATGTTTCATGGTAAGTAATTCTAGATTATGCTCAAAATAATTCTTACCATAATTAGCTAACATGGATTTTCTAGCCTATTCAGTTTCACCAGCATCAAATGCAGTATTCATTTCCCAAAGTTCCGCATCCTTATTTTGATACTTATTACGAACATCCTCGTTATCCAATAAAGTTTCATCCACCAGCAAACCTTTAAACATTCTTTGCATATTAAGTTTTGTAGGGATAAGGTTTTTAAACTTCTCCTTAATGGTTTCCCACATACCTTTATATGCAACTTTAGAAGCATTAGTACCCTCAGTTAATGGTACTCGGAGATATTTATATGGATCCTGCATAATAGCTAATTCTAGGTCATCCATAGTATTTACATCTCCATAACGATTATGATTGATTAAAAGCAATGATTGCTTTAAAAACTCCTTTTCAGTTTCAGACAATGTTACTCCGTGAGAATCAAATGGGTTTTTAAATACTAAATCATCTTCATAAGTATCATCATATAAATTTTTGTAAATAGATGCTTCATTTCCGATAGTTCGAGATTTCAAATATCCGAAGTTGTTTTCCTCCTTCAATTTTTTACTCAATGTATAAATCTTCTTTGAAATATTTTGGATCTCGTCACGAGTCAGCTAGTAGGCTTCATTAAGACGTTGACCCATCTTATTAAGGGTGTCAGAATCAAGCATTCCTGGATTATCAAGACTATTTCCAGACCAACCCTCTTTGAAAATTCTTTTTACACCAGACTAATTTAAGAAAGCAGAATGGTCTTTAATTTGCTATTTAAAATGAATACCATCAATTTCTGCAATAGCAGAATATAAGTTTGCTAAGAAACTATATGCTTCTGCTTTATCACCTTCCAAGTTTCTAGCATTAGTATCATTCTTTAACTTAAATTTCTCTTCAATGTCATGTGCTAATCCGATTAGCTGAGATTTAAGTATAATAGGATTAACTGTAAAGTTTTGTGTATTATCTATAGCAGTTTGAATACCATTCCATTTTCTATCATGTTCTGGATTTGCCATAATCTCATTACACCTATGCTTAATAAGATCGAGCTAACTACACATTTTTATATCCTTACCTAAATGAATCTAGTCTTCTGTTTTATTAGCCTTATGTAATTCTTTAAAGTTGTAAAGAAGTTGTTCATTAGAAGCTGTCCAACCATCATTATGAAATTGATTAAACATTTTAATCTCTCCTAATGTAGATTCCATTCCTGCGGAATCACTATTAAATAAAGCAGACATATTATTTAAAGCCTACATAACTTCCATCATTCTAATATTACCATAAGTACTATCAAGTACTAGCTCATTAGGTTTATTTCTTGCAGTAACATCAGAAATAAAAGTTCCTGTTAAAGTCTTATTACGTCCTGGACTATTCTCAGTACCACCTAGTGCTATTTCATCATCAAAAGCATGTTTACTAGTATCTACTACTAATACATCAATTTTATTGGTATGTATATTTTTAAGTAATATTATTCCAAGACGTTCTGTGGCTTCATTATAATCATCAAGGATTTCATATTCTCCAGTAGTATAAGGGTTTAACAAATTTTCTAGATAACTTTCTCTTGCAAATTTACGAGAGCTATGAGCATATCCTGTATCAATGACTACATTTTCCTTATTATTTATAGCTTCTTGTAAGATGGTTTTAACACCCTAAGTTCTATCCATAACGTGTTCTTCCATCTTCTAATATTCCTAGTATACCCCATCTACAAGAGCTTCAAAGCTATCAGTAATTACAGTTTTCTTACCAACCTTATAAGTATATTTCAAACTGTTCGGATTTATCTTATCACGACCTTTACGTTTAAGCATCTTGACAACATACTCTTTAGTAATTTCATTGTACTTACCGAAACTTGGAAACCAGGCTTTCATCTAAGTTTTAACATCATCCAGAATATCACCATCAGCCATGATTTTAGTATTCTTAATAGGAATGATTTTATCCAAGTTACTATTAATAGTATCGGAGTTTACACCTGTAGAACTAAGACTTGCCTTAACTTCCAAACGCTCTAAAATACCAGAACTTCCCTCACGTAATTTAAGATTATCAAATTTACAAAGCTTTGTAACATCAGTTTGTTCTGGATCAATCTAGAAGTTTTCAAACTTAATAGGTATTACATACACATTAGAATTATGGTCTAATGCAAAACCCATACGCTCTGTCAAACGTCTATAGGTAGCTAACTAATAGTAGAATGTTCTAATTTTAGCTGAGTTGTACTCATTATATTCTTTAGGTGAAGTTTTGTAGTCAATAATGTGAATGTTACCAGACGGATCAATTACAAATAAGTCTACATTACCCAATAAGTTTCTCTTCTTATCGGGATGTTCAAAGTCATCAACTTCTGTAGTAATGGCGGTTTCAGGTAAGAAATACAATTCCATACCAGATTTACGCTACTCATCTGTTAAAAACTTTGAATTAAGTTCATCGTGAATAGCTCTACATTTTGAGTAAGTATCATCTACTTTATCAGAAAGAAAATCTGAGTATTTAATGCCTTTAAATTCTGATAATAAAGGATTGTTATTACCACTTCCTATTAATTGAAAATCTAGAGCTTTGGTCATTTCTGCTTTAACTTGTGTAGCACTAGCCCTACCTTTATGAGCTGTCTAGCATTTCCAATAAGCTGCAATCATTCTATGTACACCAGTACCCATAAAACCTTGCATAGGCCAAACTCTCTCCATTACTTTTTTACCAACTTCCAACTAGTCATTAGTAGGAGCTGCTGTAATATCATTAGGATCTTTATCTCCCCAAACAGCTTGATACTCGTACTTATCACATTTATGTACTTCACCTGTATCATCCTAATAACCTTTAGTCCAATATTCTTGTTTCTACCAGTCTGGCATTTTATGTTGCCAGTAGTTTTCCAGATTAAATATAGGAAAAAGTGGGTGACCTTCCGCATCTACATACTATTTAAGAGCGAATGTAACGCCATAGTTATCAGAACCGAACTCATTCATTTCATAATCCTCGAATAAATCTGTATCAAATATTACAGGATTATGAGTAATTAACTTATCAGCTGCCTTACCACGTTGTTTAATTCTAGCACCCCGCTGTTTCTAAATTGTACTTAACTCAAATACAATATCAGAACCTTCCTAATACTTCTTACTATTAATAAGAAACTCATCAAGTGCAATTTCAGAATTAAAAACTCTATTGCCTTTATATATAAATTTACAAGCCATACTTAATCACATTTTTCAACTAAGTCACCATCTTTTAGCATCTTAGATTTAATATTCGCATTCTGTCTATGTAATTCAGCGAGATTTAGAATACTAAAATCGCTTCTATTTAATTCAGGAGATTTTGTGCGCATAGCAATATCTAAGAAACTTGCTTTAAAAAGTTCATTAGGATCAATACTATTAACACTTTTATTACCCATTAAAGCTGAGTCCATATTTCTACGGACTTCATATAATAACGGGTTAAGATCCTCAGCAGACCAAGAATCAAATTCACTGTGCATACCAGCGCAAAGCTTAGAAAACTCTGAAACAAAAGCTTCTTCTAAAAAATCAGATTGAGTTCTATCTTGATATACCTTACTTAGACTTTGTAAATTCTTAAACTGCTATGCTTTAGACACTAAATTAAAATATATAGTCGGATTAGTATAGCGCATACCACCTAAAAATATGTGCATTAATTCATGTATAGGTGCATCTATATCTGCAATATCCGTATTTATATATATTTCGTTATTATAAATAAAGGCTTTAGCGGTTTTAGCATCTGGTATTATATTAGCAAAGTCACCTTCACATAATTGTTTAGACGTAACTTCATTAATTTTAATGCCATAAAAATCTTTTAGTTTACCAAGCATATTTCGCAGAACTACACGTTTGTCAGTATCAGATTGAACATCAAAATTTTCCCCTGTATATTCTTGATTAAGTTCTTTAAATACACTAGGTCTATGCTATACTTCAAGTAAAGATGATTTATCTGTAACTTCCACTAAGTTTACTTGTAAATCTCTATACGTATTATTAAGCTTTACTTGCGCTTCTCCTAAGGACTGTGCTCCTGTAGTTTTTTGTATAGCTTCATTACTAGCAAAACTTGAATCTCCAATCTATTTTGTTTTTAAAGATTCATTTAAATGCTTAGATGAATCCACAAGGGGTAATTCATCTAAGTTAGGTAATCTATTAAATGAATCTAAATACTTTTGACAATAAACGTCTAATACCATAGAAGGGATACCAGCCATTCTACTTAACGACTGGTATCCTCTATCATTTTTATTCATACATCCTGCCATATTAGCATGGTTTACCTGTTTTAATCATTTTTATAACATCTCCTAAAGTTACTGTAGGGTTTGCATTAGTATTCTAAACTAGTTGTATGTTACCATCAGCATCTTTAGTTACTAAACCAAAATTAATAAGTACTTTTTCTAGCTTAGATTCTGGAGTATCTTTTGCTTTGATTCCTAATTCCTTTTCTAAGGCTTTACGTCTTTCAGATCTTATATCCGAAGTACCTTCAAATAAATCATCATACGTAAGAGTGCGAGCGTCTGGATCATCACCAGACTTATAAGTAATAGATTTTATCTATTTACCATCCTCACTAATTTCTATATTATCAAAGACTTTTTCGACTTCCTACTTTCCATAAATTGCTGTTGCAAAATTATTAAAAGCGTCCACAGTAGAAGAAACTCCAAGTATTTTATAACCCTATACTTCAACTCCTGCCTCCCAAGCACGCTGATTCTTATAATTTGATGAGTCTGAACCTTCGTAATCATCGTCATCATAATCAGAATAATCCTCATTAATATAATCTTCGGCAACATCATCAATTCCGTAATCTTCTACACCTAAATCCTCATCAGTGTATTGCGCTCTAATCTCCTCTTTGTTTATTTTCTGAGCTAGTACATACTATCTAGTAAAAGGATTTCGTATGTAGATATACTCTGCTTTAGATTTATAAGTAGGATCATACTATGCTGTAGCCATTAAGAAGTTCTGTACCTAGTTATCAGAAAATGCTAATTCTTCAAGTAAGCTTTCGTTTGGAACTCGTCTTGAATTATAATAATCTTCTATAAAAGCAGAAGGCTACCCATCAGTCTACTACTTACCCTAACTCATTGCATAATCCTCAAACAAATTAGTAAGAGAATTTCCAGATACCTTACCTTTATTTACAATTAAATTGTAAGCAAATAAAGCATCTACTAAATTAATTTCTCCGTTAAATTGAGATAACCTAATATTAGATAAAGTTATGAGATCTTCCTTGTACTTAGCTAAAGTTTGTATTTCTTGTTCAGATCTAGGAAGCATAGTAGACTTAGTTGCCATTTTTACTAATGTATTTCTATCATTAGTTTTATCAAACTTAATTTGATTTAAGTCTCTTATTAAATCAAATGCAGGATACTTCTCTTTTAAATCCGGCAATACTTCATTTTCCATTATATATTTAAATGACATATTGCCTTCCAAAGTTCCTAATTGTATGGTGGAAGTAGCACCCTCACCAACTGTTTTTAAAGTAGGGTCTATACCAGTAGTAAGACCATAACTTTTTTCATAATACTTAGATCCAGACTTAATTGTAAGATTAGTTCCTCGATTTAACAAGAAATCATTAGTAAGACAATCATTAACCCAGTCTATTAAACGAGTAAGTTCTTTCTTACGATGCTATTCATCACCAAGACTCTTTATAACATTTTGAGAAATGTAATTTACAGTTTGGTATATTTTAGATGTTTCTCCCATAGTTTCACTAAGTGCTGCAAGAGTTCTAGCATATCCTAAGTAATGTGGAAGTTTAGCCATTGCATCATAAACATTTACAACATACTTTAACTTACCATAGATACTACATATCTTTTTTTGGTATTCTGCATCATTTACAAATTTACTCAAACTTACGGAATATTTCAAACGGTCAAACTATTCTCCTGAAAGTATTCCCTATTGCATCATCTAAGCATATAACTCTTTATTTAGCTATTCTAATTCGTCTATAGCTTGCTACATTTCGGGGTGATTGTCCAACTCCTACTTACTTATTTCAGAAATTCGTGATGCAATACCTTTTTCAAATTTACGAATCCAAGCAAGTTGCTCATCCATAGCATTAGGAAGTTGCTAATTTAATTTAGCTACTTGAGAGAATCTTTTAAATTCATTTGCTACCTAATTTAAACGTCTAATTTGACTCCAAGCTTGAACCCATCTACCATTAGGTAACTATACCCAACAATCTTTAATAGTTTCCTAGGATTTAGCAAAATCTCTTACCTAAGTTTGAACCTTTTTCAGAAGATTGTAAACAGCCCAAAGATTCTCTTTTGCTTTTTCAGTAGTTGCACTCTCTTCCTTTACTTCTGATGAATCATTATTTTGATTACCATTTTCTAACTATTCAGCTACCTCTAAAGCATCATCACCTTTATGTACTTCCTTTGTAATATTTTTAAGAGAATCTACTAAAGCGTCATTAAACTTTTGCCATCCATCCTTTTGTATGGCATGAGAAAGGTGTTTTCTACCTATTTTACTACTAGCACTTAATTGGGAATCTGCCTTTTTGTGTTCTCTATTCCAAACACTTATTATCCATGCTTTAAGAACTGGCTAGTTAAGCATACTAACATTAAACTCATCTACCACCTAAATTGGGCCAGATGCTAGATACCGATCTAAAGCATTAACATCAAAGAATCCTTGTGCATTATTAAACATATTACTAGTTAATAATTTTACAGATTCTGCGGCTGCTTTAGATGTTAATATTTTAACTAAGCTGGGAACATCAATACCTACTGCTACACCACATAAGTATAAACCTAATAATTTCTCACCAGCGTTAATTTTGGCAAGTGTAGGGTCTTTAGCATTGTCGGTAGACAATGACAAGAATCCAGAATATTCCAAGTAAGCATCGAGAGTTTGGTCAACAGCATCAAGAGCTTCCTAAATTTCACGAGTAGTGAAATTATGTTTATTCTGCTGGTAAACATTTGCAAGTAAATGAATATCCTTTCCAGCAATATTACGATGTGCAAGCAAGTCTTGTAACTCTTCATGAGTACCCTCATTAAGAAGCATGTTAGTATATTGAGTTAATCCTTCAAATACTTTTAGATTGGCAGCAACAATACCAGTATTCTTTTTACCACCAATAGTTAAAGCTTCCATATTCCATAAGCTAGTAATAGAACCTGGATCATAGCGTTTAAGCTTAGTTTTGTAGTCGCCCTCGTTAGCTAATTTTTTAATTCTATTTACAGAACCATCTTTAGCATCTACGGATTGTGTACCCTAGATAAGGTTACTAGGGTTTGTGCCCACATTATACATATTAGAAGATACGAAGTTTAAAAGAGCATCTTGACTATAGTCTTTGCCATCTTTTAAATACAAGTTATGCTCATTGATTTCATCCATCAATTGCTATAAAGCATTATTATGTTCCTCATAAGCTTCTTTAGTTTCTTCGTCTAAATCTTCCGTAATAGATAGTTTAGGAATACCACCAAATTTATTTACAGCATCAATAAATTTAGCAAGGGCTTTAATTTTAGCAACTTGTACTTTCTCATCCGCAAATTCTCCAGGATAGTAGTTAAGGGTGTAACCAGATTCATTTTTAATAATAATTCTAGAATCCAAATTCTCACTGACAGGAATTCCTGCAATCTAATCCTCACGTGTAATATAATCATAGAAGTCTTTAGCTACAGAAACATTCTCACCAGTCTATGTTAGTACGTTTTGGTTAAGAGAAAAGCCATACTTTACTAACATATCATTAATAACTGTACTATCAGCACCATTTATAGATACTACACCACCAGTTGGGATAACTCCATAAACAACTCTTTGAATTTGAGTTTCGTAATTAGCAAGAGTTTCAGCATCTGCTATAGGATTTATTGTGAAAATTCCAGCTTTTTTATTTTCTTTTACCTATTCCTTTTGCCCTACGAACTTATAATGGTCTTCTAACTCTTTAAGTAGAGTTTTAACCTATTTTCGACCTGCTTCCTAACCAAGTACTTCTTTATATTTACTTTTTAAGTAAGTTTTTGCTTCTGCATCACCCTTCTCTATACTTATATCGTCATATTCAGATTTAATATCATTATAAGTATCAGTAAACTCTTTAATTTTATTCTATTTAAAGGCATCACGTACTTCTAATAAAGGTACTTCTTCTGCTCCTACTTGAACATATAAAGTTCTAACCCCTTCTCGGTTTTCTTTATCAATACTAGTATCAAGTCTAACATTTTCAAGAGCATCCTCATTTAGGCTTGTTTTATTAATAGCATCATTTTCAAGAACCTCTGCAGCTAGGTTAGTAGGATAAGAAAGTTCTTCAGAAGCTTTAAGAGTTGCTGTAGAAGTTAAATCCATGAAATTTGACCACGTAATGAAGTGCCCATTTCTAAATTTAAATCCAAGCAATGAAACCTTGTCTATATCGTAGTCAGAACCTTGTAACCAAGTCTAGAAACGGCTTACATAAGCTGTATTCAAACCACTAGTATCAAATCCAGCAACCTTCATAGACATAAAGGATTGCATACATTGTGCGGGAATACGAGCTGCAAGTACTTCCAAAGATTTTTGGAAAGATGTTCCTATATATTTAGAATTTCTAAAGATAGAACCTATATGACCTTTACGCATTTTAATAAGTTGGTCTGCAATACTGTCACGTAATCCGTAAGATTCAACATCTTCACGTAACTTATCCTCATTAAAAGTATCCTTATCACTATTAAGAGCATAATCCAATAATTCATACTTTATTTCATCATCTATATAACGATTATTTAAAAAGTTATGTAAAGCTTTTTTAGTGCTTTCAAAATTATAACGTCCTACAGATATAAACTTATGGTCAAATTTAGCCCTTTCTTCTGCTTGCTCTTCTGGAGTTTTGTCTTCAAAAGCTTCTTTCCTATCTCTTGACTCCCATAAAGTATCAAGACGGTTAAACAGGCTCTTTAATTGCTTACTATCAGATTCTCTTAATATACCAAGTATTTCTTGTAGAGTATTTTCATCACGCCCAGAAGATATAGTTAAGTCTACATATTTACTATTATCACAATACCATTTTAAATCTTTGGTTTTAATAATAATATCACCAGAACCATTACTTAGAACTACATCATCTTTAGAAGACAATTTCATTATTTTATCACCTTTATTGTTAGTAAGCCATATAGTACCTTGCTAATCAATATAAGGATCAAATTGTAACTCCTCAAAACCATCAGGATTATTAGACTCTGTATCATATAGTAAATTAATGTGCTTACCACTAATTTGTTTTAGTTGCACATCATAAGCTTCTTCTGGAAGTCTGTTCTTATCATTCTCCCAATTCTCAACAGCTCTCTTAAAGAAGAATAACTTATCATTAATAATATTTCCTATAGAATCCCCAGCCCTTAAACCAAAAGTAGTTTTATAAAGCTGAGACATAATAATTTCATAAGGTTGTTTCTTAACAGTTTCCTTTGCAATACGTACTGTTTTATAGATTACATTACCATTAGCATCATAATCAATAACCTAAGTGGTTTTAACATTTGGATTATCACTTAAAGCAAATAAAGCATTTTGCAAATCTTGCATTCTTTGTGCATGATTCTACTTATAATCGGAATTTCCATTCTCCAATTCGAGCTTGTCTTTAATAAACATATCTCGAGCTGTAGCTAAATCCCACATATTATAAGTATTCCTATGACCATTTTCGTCAATAGCTTCAAAAGTTATACCAAACGAAGCAAGCTCTCTTCCTTCTGAAAGAACTTCTCTGACTTCTACTTTTTGCCCTTCCGCAGTTGCTAGGAAACGACGAACTTGCCAGTAATCGGTAGGGTAATTAATTTTTATATAACCTCTACTATCAGCTCCGGGACAACCTTCTATATGATATACTCTGTCTATTTTTATTTCATGGGGTTTTAATATAGGAGCCTTTTTATCAGCTTCTGTTAAAGCTGTTAAATCTCCATTATACTCGGATAACATTTTACCGTCATATAATCTATAGATAGAGTTTGACGGGGACATGACATCCATAGACCCTGGGAATTTAACACGAATACATCTTTTTGTTAACCCAGAAGCTAATTTAGAAATCATATTTCTAAGTAAGGCTGGATCATCAATAGGTAAGTACTAACGAACTTCTTCAAATTTAAAGTTCTTATTACGACTTAATAACTTCTATGCTTGGTGCATTAAAGCACCAGCTAAAGTACCTTCATCTAAAGTACTATTAGCTTGAATAGTATCACCAATTATATGTGCTATGAAATTCTCTAAGTGTTGACGTTTTTGTGGCGAATCACCAGCTCTTGAATAATCAATGTATTCCTACAATGCAGCATTAGTAAGACCTTGCAAAGCTTGATAAGTTTTATCTGCTTCCTAAGAAGTATAACCTCTAGCTCCTAAGGCATTTAAAACCTAAGTCATCATGGAAAGAACTGAATCATCGGAATGGTGTTCTGCATTTAATTGCACTCCTGCATCGTGCATATCCATTTCCATAAATAATGGAATATAGTTTTCATTTCGTATATCAGAACGCTTATTGATTTTATTCTAACCCTATTTAATAGTTTCAATGGAAGATAAATAATGTATCATAGAATCTTTTAAGTATTGGTCTACTTGCGTTTGTGATTCTACTTTAACATCCATACCAACACCTTCTCTTCGTTTTCCTACATTATTTACAACCCATGTAGTTAAATCAAATGAAGATTCATCATAACTATTTTCATCCATTGTTAATATCAAATCTCCATTTATAACCTGTTCTTTAGCTTTTCCAGAATAAGCACCACCAAAAAATTCCCAAATATCGTGTACATTATCCAATTTAACTCTAAAATTAAAGCTTGCCGCATTAGGCAATGATTTAACCTCTCCAGTAGAATCAATCTAAGATACATTAGAGAATTTAAAAGTTGTATAACCATCCTTAAATTTAATAGAATCTCCTATTACACGAACATTATAACCTTGTAATAGCCCATTAGCTGCAGTCCAAGAACCATCCTCAAGCTAAACTTCATACTAAATATGTGGCTTATAAGACGTGGGAATTTTATAATCAAAGTCCTCGTAGTTCATTTTAGAGAACTCCCACTTTCTAGTATTACTATCGTAATAAGTTTCAAAGCTTTCTGTAATATTTAAACCACCATTAGTTAAGTAAGGATTTAAGTAACCTACAGCTCCTCGAAGCATTTGGAAATTCTATAATCTATAGGCCTTAGAGTTTCTGATACGTAAATTCGTACCTACGAAAGTTGCATTCTTGCCAATAAATCCAGTACCAGAAGCACCATCTTCCATGTGGAAAAAGTTCTTTTTATCAACTCCTACAGCGTCACTACCTAATGAATAATTTTCAAGACGGTGAGTAACACCATTAGTGTAGTTAGCACCATCATCATTAAGCATTTCATCCTATGCTCCTGTAAGATTATAAACTGCATCAGATTCAGAAACTATCTGTGCAATTTTACAATAAGTTCCAAAACCATTTAAAGAGTTTAAAGAATATAAATGTTTAGCAGCGGTTAAAGATACATTACGTTTTACTTGCTGTGCCCAAGAAAGACTTTCAAAAGCTTTTAAATCATCCTTATTTTTCATACCAGGATGGTTTAAGTGCGTTCCTACTGTAGCTATAGTATATTCTTGACCATACAGAAAACTAAAAGCATTATACTTTTCCAAATCAGGATTAATTACTATTTCAGCGGTATGGGCAAAATTAGGATTTGCCTAAACAGCTTTTATGTAAGCAGGAACTTGCTCTAATACTTTGTTATAACGGTCAGTTACTTTAGTAATTGTTTCTTTAAGTGATTCTTTTAATTTCTTTTCGGCTTCGGCTTTAGCTTCTTTTAACTGCTCTTTTTCCGCAATTAAATCGACAAGACGTTCTTTTTCAGCATCGGATCGTTCAGACTCTTCAACACTAGTAATAAGCCCCATTTGTTCATCTATGCTGGCAATATTACTATCATATTTAGTATTGCTATCCTCAATTCGCTTATTGTACTGTTTCTCGATTTCTATTTTATCGTTCTCGAAAACATTTTTGCGAACCTCAGCATACATATCTACATTCCCATTATCAGAATTGTAATTAGCTATACCACGTTCAATATCCTACCATTTAAAGTAGTCATTAATAGCATTCTCTAAAGTCAGTAAACTAAATTTAGGATTACGTAAATAATCATCTAAACTATAGCATTCCCGCATAGTAGAATAGTTATCACTAATACTTTTTGCCGCTTCGTCTATCGTAAGTCCCGTTACAACACCGTACTTATAAGAATTAAGATACTTAATAAATTTAAAAGCTTGCTAAACAAGTCCTATATCACTTAATTGATTAAGGTCTGTAATTTGTTGTGCTTTCTCTTTAATACCACCTTCATAAAGTTCTCTATAACGAATAGCTGCTAAAGCTAGTTTTCCACCTTGTGACCATTTTCCTAAACCGTTTTTCGCATCTAATGTCCCCGCAATTTCCTTGTTTCCTAACTTACGTAATGCTCCAGGAATTCTTTTGCCATCAGGTGCAAATAAGTTGATATATCCATTTTCTTGAAGTATATCAGATACAACTTGGAATGATTTAGCTTTAAAGAATTTCAAATGCTCTTTACCAGCTTCTGCACCATAACTATGTGAAGTTGCCAGTAATCCAGTAGGTAACATACTTTCTGCCGCAACCTAATCAATTTTACCCCAACGGTATAGTTGATCAACTAAACCATAATTAGGAACAAAGTGACCTTTATCAATATTATAGAATGAATTTTCCACAATATCAATTGAATCACCTTTAAGTTGCGCTCTTAATTGTAATTCTTTAATTAGATTTTTAGCAGCTTCAATGGCTCGATCCTATAAATCATCATTACGACTTTTGATTATTTTGTCTATAATCTTTTGTCTTTCTAAAGTCGTATCATCCTCTAATTTAATTTCATTAATAACCCCTTTAAGTAATAGCTAAGTAGTGGGATAATTTAAATCATATTTTCTTGCTAACTTTACAGCCTCTTCGTCTATATCAAAATTTTGAGCTTCATCAGAGTGGTCTGAAATAAACTAGTCTATTAATTGATTAATTCCTTTAAAATTAAGAATACCATTTTCAGTAAATAGAGTATTATAATTTACACCAGATGTATCATTACCATCTAACATTATGAGCATTTCTCTTAAATCCTAATTTTCAGTTTGACTTGCAAAGGTTTGAGATTGTGCTAAATTAATAGTACCATCTGGATTGGTGACATAATTTTTTAATCTATCGTAACGCCCTTTTATTTGATTATACTAATGCTCATAAAAACCTCCTAGTTGCTATTTAATGTAGTCGTACAAATCTTCCTAAGTTAGGTTGCAAAGTTGTTCTTCTACAGACTATCCTTTAGAGTTCTTAAACTAAACTTTTTTATTTAGATCTAGTTTTATTTTAAGAATGCGCTCCTTATCTGAAATAATTAATGGTAGGACTCTAATAGTTTTATCCGTATCATTCATAGGAGTTGCATAATCAGAAATAAAACCAAAAGCAAAGTTTTCAGCAGGACTAAATTCAATTACTTTCTTACTATCAAGGTTTTGTTTTACATCACGAGCTATTTCAAATCCTTTATATATATCATGTAAAGAGAAATCTTTACAAGCATAATCATCTCCCAATTGTTTAGCATCACGATGCCATTGTTGTGTAGCTTTAGAAGCCAACTATGATGTAGTAATAGTATTAATCATCTTACCATCAGCTCCTTTTGTAACAGCATCTCTAATCTTACCATTGAGCTAGTCAATGGTATCCATTAGATTATTAATTTTGGTATTATTTTTAGGATTAAATGGTTGTAATTCTTGCTTATCCTTAGTTAACTTATAAGTACCCTCAGTAGTAAAATATCCTTTTACTTCCTCATCAATATTAAAATCATCAAGATCATTACGATTTTGTAATATACTGGATACTCCATAATTATACATAACATTTCCAGCAAGACTTATCAAAGTTTCTGCAGTGATAAGATTAGAAGCGCTTTGGTTTATAAAAGCTTCTTTAGGATAGTCCTGTATTTGTAGTATTTCTTTAATTACGTCCCATTGGGCATCAGCTAAAGTTGACTAATCTGAAAAGTTAGTAAAGTTACCATTTTTCTATTTAATAGAAACCTTTAAGTTACTTCCAACTTTAAAAGTAACTTTACCATCTGTGAAGGTAATATACTTATCACTACGTTTCTCCAGTGATAATCCCGAACGATCAATCGTTATAGTTCCTAATTTAATTTCATTAGAATAATCAGATTCTGCATTACTGTATAAACCATGCTTACTTCCTAATAATGCAGAATATGTAGCAGCTATATTACCTATATACTATAATGTGTTTGCGTCTTTAGCTCCCTAACTTAATCGAACATTTTCATACTCACCTGTATCTTTCATACGTAATTGGTTCATATTCATACGTTCAATATTATCTAAAAATTGACGTAGATGGTTATAGTATCCGGGAGTTTTATCATTGATTGTAATTATATTTCGTCCCTTGCTATTATGAAATGCTTGATAGACATTACCATCTAGGTCAAGTTTCTAAGGATATATTCCAGCGCCTAAGTTAATATCACACATCTAAGCGTACATAGACTTATATATTAACTGTTTAGTAATGGGTAATTGCATTCTTTTTGCAAATACATCAGATGTAGCTAGTTTAAGCAACATGTCTAATTTAGTAGGATCATCTACCATATCAGTTACTAAGTCATGTACTGTAAGTACGTTTCCAGCAGAATCGGTAAGATATTCTTTAATAAACTTTCTACCATCTGTTGTATTGGCAAATCCCCATACTATTTTACCATTAACATCCAGCTATCTTAGTTCTGGGTGAAATACAAGATTCTTTAAATCACACCAAGCATCTGCAATTTCTTGTACTTTGAGTAAACGAGTTTTAGTACCATCCTTACTAAATAACCAAAGATTACCTAAGAAGGTTTTCATACTTTGATTTAACTCCCCAACACCATCAGATAATTCTGTATCATCTCCCCAACTAGTTCCCAAATTTTCATTCTTATTATGGGCAAAATATTTACCATCAGCTATTTGTCGAAGCTATCCAAAATATCTTTGGTCTATATCTACAAGTCCAGGACATTGAGATTGTAGAAGTTGATCAAAATGACTTAATATAAAGTAGTTATTAAAAGTTCTATAGCTTTTTTGGAAGAGAGCGGTGTTACGGCTTCTAGAATTATTAATGATGGTAGGATTCCAATTATAGTATTGATCCATAATGGCTTTTACCTACTCAAACCCATCAAAAACATTTTCAGGTAAATCTACCTTTCGAAGTTCTTTTAAATCTCTTATAATATCAGAATATAATTCTTGTTGTAAACGATATAAATTCTAGCTTAACTATTTACCAGTAGCAATTTCTATGACATCACCATTAGAATCTTTCATGAACATTGTACTATTTCCAATTAAAGATTGGAACTTTTGCATCATATCCATTTTAGCTAATGATTGTCCGCCATAAGTATCATCGATAAATGTACTAGAATTTTTTAAGATAGCTTTCTTTTCTGAACTATGCTCTAGTTCATCTGTTTTTGATTTAATATCATCTTCCTAAGTATAGGCTTCTGGATTTAAATATTTTCCTACAATAATATTAACCATTTCCTCATTTACAGAGTCCATAGCATTTGCTACTGCATCATTACCAAATAAATCTCTATAATCTGATATTTGATCCGATCTTTTACTTAAATTAAACTCCCTAATAACTTCATCTTTAATAGGATTAAGTTCTTCCGTCCTAAATGTTTTCTAAATAAACGTAGTCAGAAGAGCCTGTACATTTTTTACAGGCTCTTCTGATTTTTCTAAAATCTCTATAAAAGCATCAACTTTTTCATTTATGTCTAGTGAACATGCCATAAATCACTTAAAATTTAATATGTTAGTAAAAGAGTGTTAATTACATCTTGTCCCTTCATCTGGGTTTATCCCTAATTTATATAATAGAGCATTCAAAAAATTGTAATAGTTTATATACTCTTTCATTCTATTTTGAATCGCAATCATTGATGTATCTGTGGGGCTTAATCCCTTAGCCCTATTAACAAGTTTATCAAAATTAGACTTAGTCTAATTTAATTTAGATTTCAACTCATTGTTTATAGAATCACTTACATCAATAAGTTTAGCCGCGTTAATAGATGCAACTATACTTTCTAGTAAGTCGTTACTAAATGCGATAGGCCCAGAGCCCTTGGTTATTCCGAGAAATTGTAAGTCCGCTGAGAGCTAAGACCCCTCCCCAAATGAGTCAAATGAATCTAAAATTATACTATTTTCCGGAGTTAAATTTTCAAGATCAACCTCAACACCATCCAAACCAATAAATGTCTTAGTAGTACTAATAGTTTTATTTTCTAACTTATAAGAACCATCACCTGTAGGAGTGAATACCCAATCACCATTAAATGTTTTAACATTACCATCCTCATCTTTATAAGTATGATTAGCTAAATCGAGTTCTGCAAAATTATCTTCAGTAAACCCAAAGTCTGATATATTCATTTTGTCTACAATATCCTACTTAGATATTAAGTATTTTTCACCACTAGAATCTACAGCTAAAGCAAGTTCAGATTTATAGTTAAAACCAGAGGTATGAAAATTTTTTGCAGCCAGACCTGTAATGTGACTAATAACAGTATCCGAATACTTAGTTATATGATTAGTTTGGAGGAAATTCTATGCTTCATTTATAGCATTATAAAAATCCTATAACGTGGTTTCACTAGTATCTAATATTAGATTTCCAGAAGCATCAACATCGTATTTATTAATTTGATAGTACTTGTGAGGTTTACCAATATCAGTAGAAGCTATCTCATAACCAAAAAGCTTACCAGAAGGATCTCTAAGATAGTCCATAACATTTTTGTAATCATCAGTAGCATTATCTTCAATACTATGGACTACGTCTGCTAATGAAGATAATACCTAAGACCCGTCAGGATTTTGATACAATACATCTGTAGAATTAATTATATCGTCTATCGTTAATACGCTATTATTAGTAGCCGCAGTATATCTTGCATATAACTAAGTGGCTGTCTCATTCGTAACCTTAGTATTTGCACCATATTTTGTAATGATAGCCTAACGAACATCATCAACACTATTCCAATTTAATCCTGTTGATGGTGGATTAGTAGTTGGGGTATAAAGCGTACTCGCAATATCTTTTATACAATGTTTATTATTTTTAATTTCAATATTAAAGGCTAAGCTATATTTAGTTTCATTACCCGCAGAATCTTCTATAGTACAACCCAACACACCCGGAGTAATTTCAAAGAAACCTTTAAATGTCTCACTAGTGCGTAAAATATTTGGTTTTAAATCCTCTGGAGTAATTAAGATAGTTCCATTTTCTACATAAGATATTTCTTTATTGTTTAAAGCTGTATCAAACATAGTTTTAAATTTAGCAGGATCTATCTTATCCGCAGTAATGTTATTAACTGTTATACCAGCTCCAGATAAATTAGTATCAATGTATTTCTATAATAAATAAGTGCGACTCTTTTTAGATAAAGACTCTATTGTATCCTTACCTTTAATATCAAAACTTTTAAATAAATCTACTGTAGAAATTGAAGTTTGCTTTTTAACTACTTTAGGTGGATCAGCTAATGATTTCATATCTTCTTTTACATACATTTCGTGGTCAGTATAATCAATCTTTTTAGCTCTACCTACTCCAAGTAACATAGCATCTTTCTAGGATTGATATTCTACAGCTCTATCACCTACTGTTCTCCATGCACCAGTATCAATTCTTGCGTTAAACCAAGCCTCGTTAATAGGCAATGTAGTTTCTCGGAAATCCTTATACTGAACGCCAGTATTTGCCTGTATATAACTAACTTTTCTAAATATACCTCTACGATAAGTAGATCCCTATTTAATTAAATCATCAATAGTTTTTATATTATTCTGGGCATTAGCCGAACTTAATTTTTCAAAAGCTAAATCAGCGGGAACCTTATTAATTGGATAATAACCCTAAACTACAAATCGCAATACTCTATCAATAGAACTTCCTATTGTAGTATTAGGATACAAGCGAACTATATTAGTAATATAATTAGGTCTAGATTCTTTAGTAGCGTATTCATCAACTACTCTAGACTTTAGTAAATCAACTACAGCGTTTTCATTGCTACTAGTAACTTTACCCTCTAAGCTATCCAACTGGTCTAAAACTTTTTCTAAAGATGCCAAGCCTTCATCAACTTGTGTAGGTTGTTTATATTGGTACAATTTTTCAAAACGCTCTCGTAAAAACTTCTTACCTTCTGTAGATTTAATTAATTCTCTTAATATTCTATAAGACGTTGAAGCTGTACCAATACGATCCGATGTAGTTGCTGTATTGCCATAGTACTATACAAGATATTGCATATAACCACCAAAGTCCGTAGAAGGTGGTTCAATGTATACAGCAGTTACATGAGTTGCATTCTCATCATACAAAGCTTCCATCCACTACTAAGGGGTTGTAAATTGATTATTATAAGAATTGGTATCATCAGAAACAATTACAAATGGTTTTCCTGCTTTAATTTCTACAACGGCACCATTCTTTTTATTTATTCTTGTATTTGCTGTAGCCATGAGAACTTTGCCACACATGGATATAGCACCTTCCCTCTCTATATCAGAAAATTTTAACCACTCTCCACCATATTGTGCATAATAAGGTAAGTTATTAGTCATAGAAATATTCTCGGAGTCATTGATAATAACACCACTAGATTCCCAATCACGTCCGGGAATTAACCAATCTTTATTACCATTAGCATCCTCAGTAGTTAGGAATTTTATATTACCCATCATAATTTTCTGATGTGCCCAGAATAAATCTATTTGGTGAATAAGTTTTTTAGCTTGTGAATGCTTTCCTAATTCGTTAGGATTAAATAAAGCAGCATATAACTCATCAACTAACTACGAAAACTTTTTATCACTATCAATGTTGGCATCATTCAAAATTTCTTCACGTCTTTTAGTTACCCAAGCTTTAATATCCTACCCACTAGCATCTGCTTCAAAGCCTTTAGTTAAAGCTAAAGTTACTGGATTAGTATCAGTAGCACAAGTTATTTCAAATAGTTCTTTACCATCTTTATCAATAACAATCATATTAATAGTGCTGGTATTAGTATCAGAAAAACTCTAAGTATCAGTATTAACATTATGTGCTACTTTTTCTTCATAAGGTTTCGCAAACTTCTCATTATGATATGCGCTAACTTTTGTAGTATCAGGTTTTCCAGAACCATCTATAAAAGCCTTGTAAGGTAGACAGGACTTGTAAGCAAATCTTACAAATGCTCCATCAGGTAACTTTTTACCTTGAAAACGTACTTGCAGAACATCATTTATACTGTCTATGATTTCATCAGAACTTGTTCCAGTTCTGGCAATATCAAATATAAGCTTGTGAGCTTGCTTTAAGGCATTTAGCTCAGTAGAATCCAGACTTAACAGTTTCTATTTAGCTGCCTAATCAGAAGTTGTAATGTCATTAACAACTCTAGCTAAACCAATCACATTATCTTTTCGATTTTCTAGGAAGTTTTCACTAAACTTGTAAGTCTTTGTATTTGGGTCATATACTAAACTAGTTTCATAAGCATTAAAAGAGTGGTGCATCATTTGCACATCATCTCCTTTATTAGTTAAACCTTCTGTACCATTTCTATTACCTTTTACAGTCGTAATACCTCCTGCACTATTAGATCCAGTATTTGAAACTACTGTAGTATAATCATCCAGTTCATCAGTGGTTATAGTAACTTCTTTTCCTGTATTAACATTTTTCAGTTTAGCTTTATAAGTACCATTATTTTGTTTCTCATAACCAATGATTTCCCATTCTTCGTCATCACCATCCTGAACTATTGTGCCAATTTCTGGTTCTCCGTCAGGAACTTCTGGTTCTGCATTGTTTGTAGGAGATATTATAGTTCTAGTAGGATCTTTGTATTGCTAGAATACAAGCTTTTTACCTTCCTCTGGTTCTCCATAAACTTCTTTATATAAATTGTACTTACGTTCCTTATAAGCTTTAATAGCATTATCACCAATGATAAATTTAGGAGCCTTCTCAACATGCTAAGATGAAATTTTTAATGCGTTAGCTATATCCTAATTAAGTACTAATAATGATCCAACTTCTGCACGAGTTAATCCTGTATAGAAATCCGCTAAATATTCGGGAGTTTGTACCTTAGACACATCCCTATTTAAACTTACTACATAATATGGATTTTCCTTACCCTAAGCAGCATAAGAACTATTAAAATCCACAAGACCCTTAAATTCTTCGGACTCATTTAGTTTCTTTATAATTTTAGTAGTAGTAGATTCAACCTCATTACCGTTAGAATCAAATTCTTTATCGTAAATATAACCAAGTTTCTTATCACTTCCTAAGGCTTTAGTACGTTTTAACAAGTCTACTACCTACTACTCAAACGCATTAGGATCAGAATCTATGGCATTTTTATAGATTATTTTATCACCAATTAAACCTTCTTCCTAACTTTCGTGATAATTTAAAACTGTACTTGGTGCCTAATTCTGTAGTATTAGACTCTTAACCTCCCTAAATTTAGCATTGTTATTATCTTTTAATTTATTTTTTGAACGTAATGATTGTCCTAATTTTGGAACATGTACTATATTAGTATTATCTAATTGATAAGAGTAATTTTCCGATGTACCCACTACATTTCCAGCATTGTCTACAATTTTTAAATCCTTGGCAATACCCCTAAGTCCTGACTACTCAAAATCTCCTAATGTTAAATGCACACCACCAGTCTCATTTACAAAATCACTAATTAATCCAAGTGACGGTTGTGACATGTGACTAACCTCATCAGTAATTATTAAAGTAGGTGCTTTTATCCCAGTTTTAATACCATAGTTATATCGAAGGGTCTTACCCTATTCCTATACTATATCATCAGGATTAATAATAACATCTCCCGTAGTAGGATCAAACGTTTCATTCCAAGTATGCCCTTTATCATTAGTACCTGCAATATGCTGCATTATGGATTGGTGAGAAAAACAATTATCTGCCAACTAATTAGCAGCTTCTTCACCAAACAAACTCTTAGCTAAATTCTAAGCTTGAGCTTTAGAAGTATGTACAAACCAGATATTACCAAGAACTTCCTTTTTAATGTTTTCATCCATTCCAAGCATGTCTATTAAATGCTTGGTAAATCCTGTAGATTTTCCAGAACCTGCAATACCTTCCGCAAGAACCGTAGCTGCATAATTAATAGAGTTTGAAGAATCACTACCAATTTCTGACAACATATCAACACGATTAGGAAAGTACTAATCGTAAAAAGGATCTCCAGGTTTTTCATCCTCATGACCTTTAACAAATTCCTATAAAGCTTTATTCTAAGCTTTACCAAATAAGTTAAATATTTTCTTATTAGTAATTGCAGAAAAAGCTATTTCTGTAGCTATTTCCTAACCAGGGACAGGTGCAAAAGAGTCATTACTCTTAAATGTATTTAACTCATACTATTTATAAGTATTTACATCCATAGCAGCTCTTGATGCTAGCCACCACCACCAAGAAGAGTTGGATATTTCTTCAGAATGTTGATTAAGTATGCTAGTATCTAACTAATATAAACCTGTAACTCGCATATCTGCAAGTTCCGCTAATTTATTTTCGTCTTCTATATTAGCCTAATTATCAATAAAGAATTTATGCAACTTTTCATTAAGCAATTTCCACTCTTGCTCTAACTATAAAGTATCTTGAGGATTTAAATTATAGTTTGCCTAAGTATCATCAGCTACTAATTTATTAAGTAACTTGAAACTATCATCATTAAAAGAGTCTTTTATTTCTTGATTAGCATCCTAATTCCAAGAAGAAGGAGGCCAATTAGATGCAGAAAATCTCTCTTTTGTCTTTTTATATAAAAGAACTTTTGCTTTTACACCAGTTCTATCGTGAGTTCTTAATACATTCTTAGAGTTTAAGTCAACAATTCTCTTATAATAGTTAAGACGATTTTCCTCGGAAGATAATTCTTGTAAGATGGTGTCTGCTACATTACTATCAATTTCAGCTAATTTAGATCCAGGAGTAAGTTCATTAACTGTATTATTATAACCAAATACATCACCATGACGAGCTTTATCATTTCTTGCTGCATTTACTACAGCTTTTACCATAGCTATAGTACCTAAAGCATTGTCTAATTGTTTCTCAGTTTCCTCATCATCAAAACTAAAACTCTCAATACTTCCTTCATTACCTTTCATATTAATCTAAGCATCTATTTTGCTGATTAATTCAGATAATTTAGGTTGAGTATTTCCCCTTAAATTAAGACTAAACTCATCAATAAATTCTTGAATAGGTGAGTAATTCTAGTTATTATCAATAGCAGCTTGAAGATCCAGTATTCTTTGCACGGAGGTATCATGATTAGCACCTTCAGGATCTAAACCATTTAATACTTTATTCAAAGTATTCTTTAGTTGATTTCTTTGTACTACTGTAATATAAGGAGAGTTTTTTATAAAATCTAATGTAGCATTATATAATTGAGGATTGTCAAGAATTCCGGAAGAATCGGCAGCATTACTAATTAAATCATTCATTTGATAACCTACAGCCATTTGAGATTTTGGAGAGGCTCCATTCTAATCCTCAAAATTCTATTTTAAAGCATCTTGGTAACGTGTTACATCTATACCCTACTCTTTACCCATCCTAATTAAACTATAGGCGAGCATAGTCAAGGGGCTTACATTAACATTAAAGTTTTGTTTACCATTTGCTTCACTTTCCTCAAAACCTTTTACTTCTGATAAAGCTACATTATCATCATTTTTTACAAGTACATCCTAAGCATAGTCATCAATAGTTCTTCCAAAGATATTTACAACATTATCGTTTCCAAAATAACGATTTACATAACCATTAACAATATCCGTAGAACGTAAATTAACATCCTCAAATAAGTCGTATATATTATCTACTAAGTCAGCAGCTTCATAGTCCTTTACTTTCTCCCATTCTGATTTAGCACTTTCAAGTTCCTAATCTGTGCATTCATTAGCTTTCTTTTTGTATTTATTTTCTACAAAGTTAATAAATGTAGTATTCTTAAACTAAGACACTAACGGGTTAGTAACTTCAAATAATACTCTTTTAATAAATTCCGGGGACTTCTTACCATTAAGATATTCTTGTAAAGCTTCTTCTTCCTATTTTATTTGTGCTTCAAGTTCTTTACGTTGTTTTTCTGTTACTTCTTGAGCAGCTGCGTTTTCTTCTGGTTTAGCAGAATCCTTGGACTTTTCATTAGCAACCTAATCTAAGCCTATTAAGGTAGCTTTATGCTTAACTAAATTTGTTAATAATAGATTATAGCCTTCTATGAATTTTGTAGCTATTTTAGATTGTCCTAATGCTAAAGCTTTAAACTCTTTACGAGCATCTTTTACATCTGTAAGACGTGCGATTAAGGACTTATCAGATAACTTAGCACCCTATGAACTAAGTATAGAGTCAATCATATCTACTTGTTGATTAAGTAGATTTTTAATAACTGCATTCTAACTATGTTCTTTGTCCTCGGCAGGTTTAAAATTACCAGACTCATCCATATCATAAGATAAATCTTTAGGTGCCCAAGTAGACTTATTTACAACTTTTTTGAAGTCCTCACCATAACCTTCCTTTACTAATTGTACTAAAGCTTCATAAGCCTGTTGCTTATCCATATTTTTAAACTAAGAAGCTTCTCTATAAGTGGGTAAAGCTTCACCAAGTCCTCCACCAATAACACCACCAACAAAGTTAAGAGCGTAGCGATTAAATAAATCACCTAAACCATCAACACCACGATCATCGAAAACACCATCAAATGAAGATAATTTAGTATTATTACCCGTAAGTTTAAATACAGTATTATTATACAGAGCCTTAGTAAAATCATAGAGTAATTCTTCGGAAACTTCCTCAGTACCTTCACCTAGAGCATTAGCAATTAAAGCTTTAGAAGTCATTTTTAAAGTTCCATCAGCTGCTTTTTTGTAATCACCAAGAGCTGTTTGACTTCCAAGTCTAAGTATTCTACTAACCCAGTCACTAGCTTTTGCTTTTGTTTTAGATTGTAGAGCTGAACTTTCATCCAAACCAGCCTCTGCTAAACGTTTTCCAATTAATTCCCATCTATTACGTTCCATGCGCATTTCTGGGAGAATCCACTTACCTAAGTCAGATGCACAAATTTTATATTCTCCTAGTGCATATCCTAAAGTAAGTAATGCGGCTTCAGTAGGTGTTGCACCTTCTTCTAGAGCTTCACCATAAGAATCAGCTACTGTAATACCAGTCATGTAAGCTAATGAAAGTTTTTCACCAATTTTTTGAGCACCTTTTAAATAAGCATCTAGCTGTTGCTGAGCATATAAGCTATTCATGATGTGTGCTTCTGCTTCCATAGCACCAAAGTCTTCTCCAAGTCCCTTAGCATAAGCTTTAGCCATATCATCGGCAATCATTTTTCCAGTTTTAAGAGAACGCTCTTGTACAATTTTATTCTTAAAAGCTTCTTGTAAACCTTCATCAAAAACCATCTTACCTTTAACGGCTTGTATCGGATACTTAAAAATCCAGCGTTGTTCTGCTAGCTATGTAAAAGTATCAGCAGCTAATCCCAACATACTTTCTAATGACCAAGCATGTGGTGTTATATACTTAGAAGAGTTTGGGTTATCACCAGTTACTGTACCAGAAATTCCTCCTCTAGTATAATCAGATTGAGAGAAGCCTAATGAATCTACATAGGCTTCCATATTATGAAATAAACTATTATTATTTCCTGTAACGATATTGCCTAGTTTAGCTACTAAATTAGCTGTATTCATCGCTACTCTAGCACCAATATACCAAGGTGCTACACCACCAATAAATGCAGGTACTACCTTAATGGCATTTCTAAGAAGAGTTTTAGTAATATTCTCATCCTTATCGTCAGCATCGAATATATCAAACTTATTCCAAGCTGAACCATCAGTCGTGAGTGTGTCTGTTTTGCTAAGAACTTCACGTCCATATACACTACGACCATTTAAGTTCTCATAGTAATATGTACCGTTATCATTTATTTTCTTGTCGCCTTTCTTATGTTCTACGATTTCGCCAGTAATTGGATCTTCGTGTGTACCATCCTCATCCCACTAAGCTAATACTCTAGTATCAGCAAAATTAGCGAAAAAAGAATCATTTGGAGCATCTTGCCAGCTATCAGTTTTACTATCCCAAACACGTTGGGTTTGTGCAATTTCTCTTAATGACAAAGGATTTTCTTTAATTTCTCCAACTCTTACAGTAGATTTTTGCTCACGTAATGGATTAGCAACACGCTGTACAGAATACCCTAAGTCTTGTTTTCTTTTTTCGGCTGGTGCATATATGTTATCTCTAAAAAATTCAGCGTGTCTACCAATATCCTCAGATACAGCATTATTTGCCATCTAGTTATAATTAGACATTGCATAATCATACATGGCATCAAATTTAGCTTCATCAAACTTACCATTTGTTTGTAAAGCAGTATTATTCTTTACGAAGTCTAAATTTTTGTAAACACTCTTATCTTGTATGGATGTATTGGTTGTATCTAAACCAGCTACTTTAAAATCAAATGCACTGAATTCGGGATTCACTAGTTGATTTAAAAACAAATCATTTTCCTTTGCCATAATTCATTATTCTCCTAATAGTTCACTTAAAGTTGGTGCTTCCTAATAATCCTAAGCTGCCTAGTTATCAGCCCAACGACTTGCTGCATTAATAGCATCATTTCCTGGTAACTTATATTTAGCAGTGCCGGCGAGTGAGGCAGCAATAATATCTTGTCTTATAGGTATGTAAATAGCACCTTCATATAATTCATCTTTACCTAACCCGAAGAATCCGTCAGAAATTTTATAATTCTTATTTTCTTTCTTCATATAGGTTTTGAAATTCTCACGTTTATTATCTCCAACTTCTTGTACAGTATTATCAACTTGCTAACCATCGGCTAAAGCAGATTCATCTACCATAGCAGTAACACGTGCAAATCTAGCAAAGTATTTCTTATTAAGTTGTGGAATACCATTCTCATCTAAATTAGAATACATCTAAGGTAAACCAATTTTATCACAATAAGCATTAACTTCATCTGGGTTAGAACCATCAATTACTTTCTGTTTAATAGCTGTATGAAGTTGTTCTACTTTTTCAAGTAGTTTAATATCGGGTCTAATATTACCCGTATCATTTAAATATTGCTAATCAATCGGTAAATCAACACCGATAACATCAGCATTGTTTAAGAAGGCTCTATCAAGGGTATCAATTCTAGCTCCTCCGAATGTAGCGTTATTCATATCAAGAATACCAGCCATAGCACCAGAAGATACATCTCGTAAAGTAGAAAATTCTCCTAAAGGTTCTCCAGAATGATCAGTAAGGACACTGTAGTTACCACTAAGAGTTGCTTCATAACTACTTCCAGAGTTAAGTACAAAGTCTTTCTAATAACCCATTCCTAATACAAGAGCTTTAGCAGGGTCTAGTTCAATTTGTTTCTTTAAATCATTCTGATCACCAGCAGTTCCAGATTTATTAGGATCCTTAACTAAACTCTAAGTATATGTACTAGTAGAACTAGTTCCTTTAAATGCTAAATCTGCCATTAGTTTCATAGCACCTCTTTCAGGATTCTCAGTATCACCACTTTTATACTCTAAGAATGTTTTCATATTCTGAGGAAGTGTTTTCCACATATACTACAAAGCAGCATTCATTTGAGCCTTTTGTGTAGCTTCGGTAGCAGACTATTTATATAATCCATCTACTGTCATACCTTGTTCGTAAGCCTCTCTTAGAGCTTCCATTCCCCAAGTAATATTCTCGGCTGTTTTTTCAGAATAACCTTGTTTAGTAAGTGTATCAGTTCCAAAACTTCCTAGTACTTTACTAAGGGTTTCAGTTACACTCTTTTCACCAACACCATTTGATACAGTTCTTAATATGTTATTTTTAAAAGCAAAATCAGGATGTTCTGCTCTATAATATAATAAATTAGAATTAGTAAGAGCTTCATATTTCTACGGATCCTCTTCTTTAAGCTTATTGTACTAAGCTAAGCTTATAGATCCTACAGACCCTGTTTCCTAATCCTGAACAAATAAATTTCCATGCTCATCAATTGCCACTTCGTGTAAACCTCCATTAGAAGTAGCTTCTTTTTGAGCATTATCAAACTATTCTTTATTATATTTAGCTACTTTAATCTTTTGTAAAGCAGATAAATATGTATTTACCAACTATCCTGTAGAAACCTGACCATTACTAAATAATGATGCGTCTTCATACATGTTATATAAGGAGGTCTTAATAGCATCCATATCTACAGGAAGTCCATCTAATTCATTAGTTAATTTTAAAATATCCTTAATACCAATGTCATCATCGTTTGCTTCTGCTTGTTTTGCAGCAGGAGCTTGAACACCAGTAAAAGGCATATAATCAACTAGAGGGAGGGAAGACCCTCCACTCTAGAATTTATTTATATAACTCATTTACTACACATCATTAATTTTCTAAAATACGCATAACCATTACCCATAGCACGCTAATCTTTATTAGCTTCCGTGAGTAATAGTTTCTACAATTCAAAATACTGTTTAGCAGAATGACGTCTATTTTTACTATCTTCCGAATCCGAAGCTACTTTTCCTCCTTTTTTCAACCATGAGAATCTAGAAGTTGTGTTACCAGTATCACCAAAACTAAATGAACTAGAATTATACCCACCGTAGTTTGAACCATAACTCCAAATAGGCATAGCAAATGATTGACCTACAGAACTACCATGTAAGTTATCGTATTCACGAATTTTTGTAGTAAGTAAATCAGAGTAATCATCTCTAGCTGCAATATAAGCATCTTCATCCTCCTAAGTCCAAGTGGATCCAACAGTATTACCTGCTGCAGAACGTCGCTTTCTTAATGTATTCATTTTATCATAAGCAGCAACTAATTCTGCATCATTGTTCAAGAAATTAGCTCGTTTCTTAGCTTTAAAGTAAGCATCAGAGTTTGCAATACCATTTTGCACAGCTGTAAGGAATTGTTGATCTTTAGTAGAATTATCATGTATTAATTGTTGATCAACTAAAATATCCTAGTTATACTTAGCAACATCAGAAGCAGCATTCTTTTCAGCAGCATCATGCCTACTAGCAGCATTTTGATTAGCTAACTACCATTGCTTATCAGTATTTTCTTTAATAGTAGCATCGGATTGTAAGATATAAGGTCTTGCATTTTGCTCACCATTATTCTATCCATGTAATTGATAAACAAATCCTTGAGCTTGATCTGAGGTACCAGCAGCAGCCATACGACCTACATGATTACCAGCAGTTCTTGCTTGTTGTGCCTAATCCAGTAAAGGTTTAGAAGAGAATATTCTCCAGTTACTTTGTAATGGTGTTACATGGAGGTTTTTAATCTTCTTACCTAATGCAGCAATTTTAGCATTCTTGTATTTAGCATCATGCCATTTCCAAGCTTCTAGTGTTGAAATAGCCATGTCTGACTTATTAGTTAGATTCCCAAGAAGGCTTGATTTTTTTCCATTTCCCGGCTTATCATTATCATAATTAAGGATTGTTCTAACTCCAGATGTATTTTCGTTATTACCTCCGGAGGTGCTACCACTGCCTGAGATTGTTCCGTAAGGAGTTACAGATACAGAAGTTTCTGTTGTAACTACCGGGACTTCAGTGTTAGCAGTAGAAGTTGTTGTAGCGTCAGCGGTGGAAGTAGTTAGGGGTTCTGCTGTAGAAGTTGTTTCTTCTTCTTTAGGTTTCTTAATTTCATCTCCGTCTGAATAAAAAGGGACATAACCTCCTCTCTTAAAGGCGTAAAGCTTACGTACCTTTTGCATCAAAGCCTCATTTTTAAGAATATTCTCAAGTTTCTTTTCAGTTAGTTTTCCATTAGAATTAGCTTCAACATCTTTAATAAACCTCTTAAACTCAGATGTTTTGTTAGCTTTAATAGGATCCTTTAACCAAGAAGCATACCTTTTTACATTAGAATCAACCTAAGTGTCAACTTTCGCAAATCCCGTTTTTCTAGCAGCTTTCTCATTTTCAGAAGATGCCCGACCTTGATTCTTAAGTTCCTTATAGTAGTCTCGAACTTTGCCCCTTAATTCTTGATGTGCTTGTAATGCACGAGCTTCAGGAGAATATTTTTTATCAGCTATTGCTAAAGCGTTAAGTTCATCCTCTGTTAATGTTGCAGGATTAAGGGTTCCATTATTAATATTATCAACTTTTTGCTTTTGTGCCAAATACTAATTATAAGCATTTATAGCCTCAGTTTCGGTAGCTTTACTAGCATCTAAAGCATCTTGCGCGTCTTTTAGTTTAGTCTGAAATTCCTCCCACTCACTTTTAGCCCTAGTACTAGCTTCTAACTCATTAGTGGCTTTAGTAATCTGCCTTTCAGCATTTTTATAACCAACACTAGATTGATGATCATTAAGCTACTTAGCACAACGTTGCACAGCATCCTTTAAATCTTGAATCTTTTGATCGGTTTCGGCTTTCCTTTGTGTAATTTGCTGTGGAGTATGACTTTCACGTTCGTAAGCTAGCTACTCATTTTTAAGGGCATCAATATCTGACTGGTGTCTGTTTAGGGCTTCAACTATTGCGTTCTCTTGATCTTTATAAGGTTGGAACTTAGCTTCAGCTTCAGCAAGTGTCTGCTTTCTAGTAGCCATTAGACCTTCATCGGCTGCCGTAAATTCCTGCACAGGATTAGCATTTAAAGCATCTAAAGCAGCTTGCTTCGCATTACTATCAGCTTGTGCATTAACAGTTCTGTCACGGACAGCATTCTCATCCCAAGGTTCTGGCGCTGCTGCAAAATCATCTTGTAATTTCTTATTAGATTCTTTAGTCCATACTACACCCCGTTCTTTTCCAGCTTCTTCAGCTAATTTCTTACCCTCAGCAACTCGTTTATTTCGTTCATCCCACTCTTTTTGAACTCTAACCCTTCGTTCATCCGCAATCTATTTATTAACAGCTGCATACTATTCTTCAAGACCGCTCTTCTTTCCCTTGAATGGATTTTTAAACATTCCTTGCTGACCTACATAGATTTCAGCATCTGTGTTTAAGTTATTACCAATCCATCTCTTCCATCTACGCTTACTAGTTTGGTACGATTTGACTAACTTACGATTTTCCTCTACAAGTTTTTTATAATAATCCTGAACTTCTTTTGTAGTTGGAGCTTTGCCCTCAGAATCAGCATTTAAGATTTCATCTCCCGATAATTTTTTATCAAAAACACGTTTAACACGGCTACCACTAAAGTTAGTTCCGACTAATTCTGCCTAATCAACAATAGTTTTATCTACACCTTTACCAGTAAGTATTTCTCGGAATTTAGTACGAGCAGCTTCATTTCCTTTAGCACCAGCATTGTTAATAGCTTCAATATCGGTATTACTAAGTTTAACAGTTTGCTCAGAACCATTACTCTTAAACTTAACATTAAATTCTCCTGTACCACCACCTTTAGTTGCAGCAACACCTTTAGGCATTGCATTCTTATATTTATGATTAAGGTAGGATGTACGTCCCATATTGTGTATACCGGCTACAGCACCTAAACCGTAAGCTATATTTTTGTAGTCCTCCTAATTAAGGGTCTTACCATCACAAAGCTTCTTAAAAGAATCTATTGCGGCAGGAGCAACATTAATTGCCCCCATAACAGCTAAAATTTTAGGAGCCAGTTTTAAAAGGGGCTTAGTTACTTTTGAAATACCAGCACCTGTACCTATTCCGGGGATTAAAGAAGCTACATCCATAGCTAGATTAATTCCTAAGCCTTTGAGCGCATCTCCAGTAGATACAGATTTATCATTAAGATCTGCAACTAAATTAGTTGCTGTAGAAACTAGTCCTAAACCTGCAGCTGCTGCAGTACCATAACCAGGAGCATAAGAAGTTGCGATAGAAGCCATATCAGCAGCAGCTGCACCAATTCTAGCATATTCTAGTGCGGATAACTTAGTATCCTAAGCAGCTAACTCACGATTAAACTACGTCTAACCCTCTATCGCGATACGTGCTTGCTAAGCTTCTAAATCAGCTTGTGAAGCACTATTAGCCATTTCCATAGCAGCACCGAATTGTGCTTTTAGAATGCGTCCTCCGTTTTTCTAAGATGCTACAGCAGCTGCTGGAGTTTCTGTTTCAGCGGTTGGATCCTAAGTCCACTTATATTTATGTGCCTTAGTGTATGATTGTAGTAAAAGATTATACAGAGCAGGATTATTAGTTTTAAGTTGTTTAATATATGGTGCTATGTTGATTTGCTCTATAGTATTTTTCTAATCCACACCCTCATTAAGAACGTAAGCAGTACCACGACTCCAATCAATCAAGTCTGGTAATAAGAACATGGAAGTTCCTGGTTTTAATCTATAAAGATTTGGATTAGTGCTAACTGCAAAGTGGGCATAATCAGATAAGAACTTCATTTTAACACCATTATTGGTGCGTCCTACATTATAACCTCGTACATTACTATGAGTTACATCGTCAGGCATATCATCATTTCCCCGAATTTCGTCAGAATCAAAATAAGCCTGAGGTAAAACTCCTAATAAAGATGTATCACCTTTACCTCGTCCTGTATAATTATCATGCCCCCATTCCCAATCTAATCCTACAGTTCCCTAATAATCCAAACCTCGACCATCATCGGAGTAGTCAGTATTCACTTTATAAGCAGCATCAATTAAAGATAATATACCATTGGCTCCTTTAGGATCATAGCCAGAAAATACATTCCCATCCTTAAAATAAGTCCAACGAGGTAACCAGTGAGGAGATCTTAAACGACTAGAAGTAACATTATAATTATCAAATTTATTTTGAAACTGCTAATCTAAAACTAGACCCCTAGCCTATTCTACTCGATTATAATTATCAGGATCTTTACTTTTATCATAAGGGTTAGTACCAGTACCATTATTAATATATGCAGTTTCTGCTTCTGCTAATGCTTCTTCTAATGCTTGCTTTTTAGCAGCGTCTCGTTCTTCATTAGTTGCATAATATTTATCATCAGTATAAAGAAGATGAGAAATCCAAGGAGCAACTCTATTTAATTGCCAACCCGATACACCGCTTAAAATTAAGTCTACTTTATCTAATTCAGATTTTCTATCCGTATCACTTATATTGTACTTTCCATTAAGTAAACCTTTTTGGTATTCTCTTACTACAGATGCAATAAAGGCTCTACGATTATATGTAGAACGTGGGCTTCCTTCAGTATAAGGATCTAATTCATCAGCCCAAGCCATTAATTGGTCTGTTGAAAATTCATTACCTTCACCAAAGATAGCATCTGATACAGCTTGTGCAAGTAAAGAAGAATTCCATTGAGGTAATTTAGCTTTGCGGGCTTCTTCCTCCCTCTTAGCTTTTTCATCTAAGTCTTCAGAAACTCCTGCAATACCATTTAAGAATGTATCTACACTGCTATTAGGGTCAAATTCTAAGCGACGCTCAGTGCGCAAGATACCGCCTTTGGTATTACCATCTTGTTTTTTATTTCCAGAGTGTTTACCGTAATAATTAATATGCGCCTCATCAGGAACATAATCATTACCTTCATACAACTCAGTCATTTTGCGATTAAAAGCGTCTATAAAATCCCTACGTTGATCACCTTTCAATCCCTAGTAATCCATCCAAGCATAAGCTTTAGCTTTTGCTCGTCTTTCAAGTTCATTATAATCAACACTTTTACCAGCAATGTTTACTTTTTTTACTTCTTGTTCTGCCATAAATGGTATTAAATTAAAAAAGGAGGTATATAATTGCTTACATACCTCCTACCTTATTAGGAATTAATAACGTTGGCGATACGCTAGACGACCACCTAATCTGTAAACGGGTTCCTCGCCACCTTCTGCAGGAGCTGGAGCACCGCCTTCAGGGGCACCGCCACCACCTTGTGCTAATTGAACTAAAGCTTGGCATACCTGCAAAGCAAGTTGACCATCGTTATTCTGTACAGCCTGTGCAGCAGCCTGTAAAATTTCTTGCATCGGATCACCTCCACCTGCTGGAGCGCCACCTTGAGCCTCCTGTGGGGGCACCGCACCACCTTCTTGGAAGCGTCTTACTTTCGGAAAATTGATATACATAATTAATAAATTTTAAAGTTATTCTCTATTTTATCTTAGTTGAACTAAAAATACGATTTTATTGTAACAATTCAAAATTCTTTAAAGGTTAATCTTTTGAGTTAGGTAGTTGAACATATTCAGGTTTATTTCCATCCTGAATAGATAAGAATTTAAATACAGATTTACCTAAGCGTTTATAGTCTGAATCTGACTTAGAAGTGTAAGCTTTTTTAGCTTGTCTAATTAATACTTTAGTATTCTTTCTACTAAATATGCGTTCACCACCTTGCAAGTTCATTTGTGTAGAACCATCTGGTGACAGTACTCGCATTACATAATTAGATGTATCATCATCAAATTCAAGCTCATCTCCAACTTTTACTCCTGAATTAGCGTTTAGTTCTACTACATATAGACTATCTTCTTTACCTACTAAAGTTTCATCGTAAGGTTCTCTAGTAGCAACCTTAGTCACTTCTTGTTCGGCATTAATAAATATCTAGTCTAATGGAATTATAGTATTGTACATCCACATTTCATGTTTACCTTCTCTTCCGAAGTCAAATAACATACCTTCATCATCGTTAAGATGATTTACTCCCATTAAACCTTTACGAAGTTCCTATTTAGTAGATGCTACTTTTAATTTGTAGCTTTTCTTTCCTAAAGTCACTTTAACTGTTTCCATCTTACTAAACTTGTGCAATTAATCCAGTTCTATCATCTGTATTTTCCATTATCTATTCAGCAAGTAACTTACCTGCTTCAATAGCTATTTTATCTTTGTCACTACCTTCTTCTTTGTATTTTTTATGAAGTTCTTCAAGTTTTGTAGATACGTCAAGATTAAATATAATTTCATTTAATTCAATTTCAGCTTGTTGATTACCATCATTATCTACTACTGGAATACCTTTTTTAGTAAGTTCATCCGCACCATTCATGTGGTGTAATCTAGCATGTAAATTACCTTCAGGAATTACATTCATCTAGCCACCTTCTTTAAACTCTTGTACATCATCAAATACTAAACTATTAAAGAATTGTGCATCCTACTCAGGAGTTGTTGGAACAAACTTTTCAATATTAGATTCTTCAATAACTCTACCCCCGTCTTTAAACTCCGGTACGTCATCAAATGTTATATTATTAAAGAATTCTGCAGGGTCTTTAGGAATGAACTTTTCAATTTCTTCGGGTTCATTAATAAGGTTATCAGTTTCAATTATCCCACCTTCCTAAAATTCAGGTAATAGTGGAGTTAATCTATTAGCTATTTGTCTAGCTTTTGTAAGTTTCATACCTAATTTACCGGCTCTTGCTAAGGCTTGCTAATAACCTCCTTCATAAGCATACTAATCTGACATAGATTTAGCCTAAGTTAAACTAGCCATAGAAGCATAGTTATCATCAGCCTCCTCTTTAATATTAGAAATAAGCATATCTTTAGCTTTAGCTTCATGTATCATAGATCTTGCTTTACTACGTCCAAATAATAATTTAGCTCCAGCATTTTTAGCAGCCTTTTCATTATTTTTTATAGTACTTGCATAGCCAGATTGCATAACCTGAGTATCTGTACCAACAGAATACTTTTCAACAGGTTTAGTGAACCAACCTGCTCCTGGTAATGCTAATGAAGCAAATTTATTTAAATTATCTGTACCAGTACCAAGTCCTTCAGAAGCATCTGTAAATCCACCTGTAGCACCCATTACTTTAAGAGCTGCACCACCAGCCATTGCATATGGATTACCAGAAGATAATAAAGCATCTGAAGCTGTATTACGAAGACTGGTTATTTGCTAAGTATTCTTGTTTAGATTTTCATTAGGAGTGGGAAACTAACCTGCTACACCACCTATAGTTTTTACAGCTATGTTATAGGCTTCACTATTAGATAGTTTTTCCTTTAAAGATGATGAGCTTCCACTTCCTCCAGTATTTCCAGAACCTGAAACAGATCCAAATGAAGTTCCCATTATACCATAGAATTAAATTGTGTAGAAACAGCTAATATATTTACCAGCTAATCTCCTTTATATCTAATTTTTGTCTTTATTTGTTTATCCATAAGCTTTATTTCTTTTCTTGCATTAGCAATTGATTCCCAAGGTGTCATATCAAATGCCACACTAGGATCATTTCTATAAGCCTCTAAATCACTTGGTATCTTATTGGAGTCAATAGTTCCCTTTAAGTGATTAAATACTTCTGTAGGAATATTATTAATAACTAATTTAGGATGTTGCTTATCGTCAGAACCTTTAAACCAAGTGTAATTTCTATTATACACATTAATTGGAGTAATCTAAATTACCCACTTATCATTAATGTATTGCATATTAGCACGGGTTCTTCCTACGTTTTTAACATCCCTAGCTTTAACGTGATTACAAATACTAAAATGATTAAACTAACAATCCCAAACTATTTCACCCCCAGTAATATTAGGATAATCTTTATAAGCAGAAGCTGTTATACTTTTATAATAGTCTTCAATCTCATTAAAGGTATCCTGTCTAGTGTATATCCAAGGCATCATCGTATCACGATATACATTTGATACTGTTGATGAATGTCTTAAATAACTAGTATTATCATTAGTCTTTTCTATATAAGTGCTAGAAGTTACTTGAGAAGGTTCATACTTTGTTGGTGTGTCAAATACTTTATGGTCATATAAAATATCACAACCATTATACTGATAGAAATATTTAGTAGCCTCCTATCTCCAGTACATACTAGGCTTCTAGTCAGAGAAATCATAGCTATCACCTACAATTGTATAATGGAAGGATTCTGGAGCTACATTATTAGATGATATTACTAAGTTATCAAACTGTTTATAACCAGCATTATCATTACCTGTAACGAATTCAAATTCAAATGGATGCTATTTATGATACCACAAGCAAGGCATTATTTTTTCCTAAGTATCTATAATTCCAGCAAAACCATGCTTCCAGAAAGCAGTTTCAAAAGTTGGTAAATTAACTGTAATATCATTAAGCTTTAATTGATTCTGTACAGTTATAGCAACAGATCCATTGGCTAGTTCTTTTTTACTAGACTAGTTATTTACAATATCCTCTAATGTTAAGAAGATTTGATTAGAATAATAACCTTCATTAGTTAAGGTGTAGTGATCAATAATAGATGTACCAGTGGAATTTTTACTCTAAATAGTACATTTAATATTTAATCCTATACAAGGTTCTGACGGAGTTTTTACTTTAGATTCATCAGCAGCTAAGAACCAGTGTTTAAGTAAACCTGGATAATCCGCTACCTTTAGTGTACTATTAACTATTTCAAAATAAGCATAATTACCAAAATTATCACGCTCTAGTGTAAACTCTAAGGTGTACTACTTATCTTGATCTAACAATTCTGTTCTGTCAGGACTTAAATATAAATTAGCACTCCAAGAAGAACCGTTTATTTGTACGCTATCTAAGCATACACCCGAAGCATCATTATTATAAGTTACTTCATTTCCTGTTTTAGTACACGTACTAGCAGCTAATTTAGAAACCCATTTTGAACAGTTACGATCAAAAGTAAAGAATACATTATCAATGTTAGCAGAATAAGAAGGAAGCCAAGAATAGAATGTAGTAAAAGAACTTAAAGTTTCACAATAACATAAATTCCATACAGTTTCTTCAAAACCATAAGTATTATCATAGAATGTGAACATTACATCATTCTTGTAATTATTAAAGTGTGACTTTACATTACGAACACCTATTAAAGGCGTTAATTCTCGTTCTCCAAGACTAATATTCTCATTTAAAAATTTCTAAACATGGAAATCGGAAATACATTCTACACCAGATCCTTGAGTTCTCCAAATCTTTCTAGCTACTGTATCAACTCCATAAATATACGCATTGGAACATACTACAGATTCAGACCACTAAGTACCATAATCTGTGCTTAACATTTTTAATGTGTCTGGAATAACTTTAACAGCTCCAACAGAAATAGAAGTTCCATCATCAGTAGGTATCAAAGCATTTGCATTTACTGTAGCAATACCAATACCATGTTCAAATATTACAACTAGATTATCTAACCACTATACAAGTTTAGTTATTCCTCCGTACTAGTTAGAATAATCCCTAAAGGATACACCTTTAAATATTCTAAATCCGTTTTTAAAAGCATCTGTTTGTGCTATATCAGAATATATAATTCTAGTCTAATAAGTATTCTTTATATATGGAACATTTGGCTATAAGAAATGTGCTTTTTCTCCAGTAGTAGCAGAGAATCCCTAATTAAACTAATTGGACTCTGGTATTTTATAATGTCCATCTACGCGAATAGGACTTAATGGATAAAAAGATCTTTTACATCCAGTTAAAGACTCTTCTGAGGGATAACCTCTATCCCAATCACGCATTGCTACATTGTAGGTAGTATAACATCTAAATGTTATATATGTTCCCATCTAAATGGCATTTACGTCACCTCTATTAACATCAGAAGCTGTTCCTTTATCAGCATCATAATTATCTCTCCAAGTACTAGCTTCTACTATAGTATCATTACAAGGTGCATCAGGATCCTAGAAGTTTCTATTTATTCTATGAGTAAACTAACTGATAAAGCAGTCACCTCTATATACATCTTCTATAATAGTCTTTTCACTACCAAGCTTTAAAGTTTTTCTATCAGAAACTGCGTAATACTAATCCTCGCAGTTAATACGTATATTAAAGTATTCACTTATGTTTTCAGTACCATATCCAGGAATATATATATTAATTAAACTATTGTCATGGATAAGATTATTGTTATAAACTCCAAGATAAGTTCCATATAATCCTCTAGTAATAGCTACTTTACTAGTTGTCTCTTTGGTATTAACTTGTATATGCCCATTTAAAAATGTGTAGGTAGTTTTCGTTCCTGAAAAATTCTTCTTAATGGGCTTATTAGTTTTATTATTAACATACGTAAATTTGAGTTCTTCGGCAGCTCCAGCAACTCCTTTAAACTTAGTACTCCCATCAGTAACATTAGTACCATCAGGTATTGAAATTACCTTAGCTTGCATAGTGGAATTATTTTCCCATGTGTAAGATGTATTATCCAACTAGTAAATATGATTACTAGCAGCAAGCAAAGACCCTTTCGCAGTTTCCTACCTAATAATCATTTTATCACCAGTAAAAAAGTTATTATAGTAGGGTTGATTTAGTTCATATTCTGGAGCAAATCCAACAGATACAGAATACTTATTATCATTTACCTATATAAGACGCTCTTCATAATTCTAAGTTAAGTAACCTTGTGAGTCTAAAAAAGTTTCAGTAACATGAGTATTTTCAAGCGTCCAAGCAGGAATACCAGAATATGTATCGCGACCAATCATAAAGGCTTGACACAGTATGAGAGGAATTCTTTTTTGCCTTACAAAGAAATATCCCTTTACACCTTTATCCTATATTTTTTCTAAAGTATCTTTGTCAATACAAAACTTAAAGTGTCTTACTTTAAAATACTATCCTCCAGAAGTATCCACAATACGACATACACCAGCAGAATTTTCCAAGGTTCCAGAATTTATTAACTATGTATCATAGTCAATATTAAAGTCATTGTCCAATTTTGTGTATGAATCTTCTTCATTTATTTCTGGAACACCATTTATACCACGAATATTAAATACAGGAGATAACGAACCGTTATCCATTATATATACTACACCAAATCGGTATATCTCTTCATTCCAATAACCAACCTTATTGTATATATTATTTGTATTATAGTAGCCAGTATAATTTGAATACGAAACTCCTAAATCATCTGTAATATCAGAAGGTGTTTCAGATTCATAATAGGGAAGCCAATTTAAACTAAGATTAATTAAACCCTAATCAGCGGTAGCTTTTGAAACATTTCCTAAAAATAGCATATTCTAACAGATAGCTTGAGCTTTTGCAGAACTTGCTAAAAAGAAATCCTAACTTAATTCGGATACAGGTATATCATCAACAGATTCATTACCTGTAATGCTAACCAAACAATAGTTATTTTTAATTCTAAATCTATTATTTACTCTTGTGGCTGTGGTAGTTCTAGTTGCATTATCAACTCCAGTAGTTCTACTATAATACACTTTTACATAATCATAACCAGAATCTAGATTTGATAATTGGAATTGAACCATTTTACCACTATTTTCATTCTACTCCCCACCTCTAATAGATGGTGGTGAATTTAGGGCTCCTATGTGAATTGTTACTAAGCCAGATTCAGCAACAATATCAGTTTCATTATCGTCTGCGTCGGATAACTTAAAGTAAAATGTGTAATTACCTACTGGAAGTCCTCCACCATAAGCAACACCTTTAAAGGTTACTTCTGGAATGTTAATATAGCGTTTTACTAAAGAGGTATCAATAGTAAATTCATCTTCATCATATATATTAGTATCAGTATTTCCTAACCTATCAACTCTTTCATAAGTATTATTCTCCCTAGCTGTAAACCTAGTATTTATAATTCTTGGAATATTTGTGCCATCGTTAAGAATTAAATTAATTGATTTATCATACGATTCCTAACAATCAATAGTTACAGGGTGGGATAAATCAAAATTTAATTTTGATGTATCAAAATCCTTTAGTTCTCCATCGCTGTTCGCAGTTCTAAAGTTATGAAGTGGGTTATACTCATATACTAATTTACCTTTAGGCTATATCTATTTAACAACATAAGAAAAGTTTTCTCCCATAATTATAAGCTATTTGTTTTATACTAAGCTATTACAGAGTTATTTACATTAGTGAAATATGTAGCTGGCTTACTACTATCAGATTCTTGTAATAACTAATATTTACATGTTTTGCCATTAGTAAGCTCACCACTACCAGAATCAGAGGTTTTACCTCGACCTATAACAAACTTAGTAGTTTGTATTTTATTAGACTTTAATTTAGAACTATTTACATAGAAAGTATTGTAGTCTAAATCTGAATTATATTGATAGAACAGTATTCCTAAGTTTACAAGATTAGCTATGTAGTAGCCTAATGGTTTACTACCGCCAAGAACCTTATCTATCTATGTAATATTATACGTATTGCAGTCTACTAAGTGTGTATCACTTATTTTATAATAGATGTGTGAACTATTAAAGCTTTCGGAAGTTTTACTATTGGGGTTATAGGCTTTAGTTATAATATTATACTTATACTCCGTAGAATCATCTTTAATAAGGGCTACATTACCTAAAGTCGGGGAAGCATCTAAATATTCCTAGGCTTTAGAACTAATGTCTACGGAGGAAACTGAGTATATATAAGTCTAAGTTTGATTACTAACAGTTACATTAAATTTAGGAAACTTTAAATATGTAGAATTTCCTGAATTTACCCCATCCTTAATCGTTACCTTATTTTCTAGAGAGTAATTTATAGTAACTGAATACTACTTATTATAAGAGTATGAGGTATCATCAGCTTTATAGTAATCATATTTAAAAGCCTAATTAGGTTGTAGTGTATATATATTATTAAAGTTGTGTATAAAGTCATTAATAATTCCTAAATAACCTCTACCACTGCCTGAATATTTTTTAGCCTGATTAAATAGATACGCTTTACCGTTTGTATCGAACATCATCGGCATACCCCAGTCATTAGTACTTCCACTAATATTACATTTAGTGTCTTCATTACCACCGCTAGATCCCATCATATACATAGTAGGGTACTATCCATTACCATTAACGTATGATTTCCAGTAATTAATCCAATTATCCCAGCTTGGATCTGAAGAAGTTTTATATATTGAATAAGAACCGTTCTCAGATTCATCTCCCTAATCACCTCCGTAAGAGACATTTTCAGAAGTCTATGTAGTATCGGATAATTCAATACCATACGGATCATTAGCACTAACAATTAGACGCATACGTTTACTACCACTCTCATATAGTTTTAAGGTAAGCCAGTTAGTAGGAGAGAAGAAGTAGCCAATACCGCTAGTTTCCGTAGTTTTCTTATTATTAACATCTCCTACATATAAATCAGTTCCAAATAATTTATTCATTATGTACAAATCTGATAACCATGTAGAAGTATATGGTACTATTGCGTAAGTGTCCGAGAAATCTTCTGTTTTCTTATATGAATCAGCGATAAACTAAGCTGGAGTTGTTGCTTCGAACCTTGTGATATTAGTTTCAGTATCAAATTCAGAAATTACATTAACGTAATAATATGAAGCATTTGCAACATTAGGTAATTGAGAACCTATAATAGTTTCTTTACCATTTTCTATACCCAAATCCAAATTCTTTTTATTTTCACTAACTGCATAATAATTAGAAACTGCGTAGGTATTATCACCACATTCTTTTATAGAAGAGTCCACAAAATACTCCAACTTAATAGGGAAATTATCAATATCATAGGCTATGCCAGCTTCATATTTATGCTCTAATATAGTAGACGGATTTATAAGGTATTCAAATTTTGCGTTCTCTGCAGTTTGTAAAGATTCCTCATCGACTATTATACTTGAAAATACATCAGAATTAACTAAAGTATCTTTCCAAGTAACTGTAATTGGTACATTTAACTCAGCATCACCGGGAATCATACTGTCTGTAGGATGTTGAAAATAGTAATCATTAGCTAAAGAATTTGTAATTACCCAATAACAAGCACTATCATATTCTTTCCCATTATTATTTTTAGCTACGACTCGACCTATGTACATTTTACCTAACTCTATACCATCACTACTATAGTCCATATTTACAGTATTATCACCAAATGAAACTGCTGTAGTTAAGTCGATGCTAAATGCGGAGCCAATTGTCCAATTAGATCCATCAAATGTAGCTTCTTGTAATTCCAATTGTAATGATGCTAGACATTGACCATCTCCAAAATAGGACTGTATAGAATATTCAAAACTAAAGACTCCACTACTTATATCATTATAATAACGAAAACTAGTAATTTCTATTACACCAGTACCTAATAATTGTAAATCAATGGTACCCTATTTTTCTGCTTTAGTTAATTTACAACCATTATATACAGGAATAACTGTGTAAGAAAATTTTCCAGAATCTACGTTCCCTAAATTAAAACTGGCTTCGGCAGCTGAAATTATTTTTCCATTTTTATCTTCTAGCTAATAGTTTGTTGTTTTTTTAGCAGTTGTTAGGGTTCCAGATATATAGTATGTAATCCCAAGATTTTTGTATGCACTATCTACACTAGGTATTATTTTCACCTCTAAATTATCACCATTTCTATTTGGTGTTATATGTACTGAACAACTAGTAGGTAATAATAGAGTCTGTCTTAAATACAAAGATCCTGTTAAACGACTATTTAAATAGTACAAGCTTCTACTAGAATTAACTTCATTATTAGCCTTATATATCCATGTTACATTTTCTAGATGATTTTCCTGTGTATAAAGTTTAGTATTTTCAGAATTTACTAAAACTTCACTTTCGCCTGTATCGGTTATAATTAAAAGTTCTAATTTTAAAATACCAGCCGCTAATTGGGATGTTAAAAAACCATCACCATCCTTATAACACACAGCAAATTGATCTCCAGGTCTTATTGGCCCTGCAAGGAGTTTTGATGTTTCTGAATAGGTAGTTATTTTTTCTTGTAAAAGGTTAGTAAGTTTACACCCCAAATCACCATTCTCTTCGCTACTTATATTCTACTATGGAGATGGGAAACTACCTAGTTGACAAGTACCTTTTAATGGATTATATGAAGCAACATATACAATTCCTCCATATTCTTTCATACCAACAGGTACGTAACCACTAGGGAGGTAAGCTGTCTCAACCTAGGCATTACCCATATCATTCTAAAGAACTAATTCATTACCATTCATTGTAATCATTGTTGCATTTAACGCACTAGTTAAAGAGTGATTATCCAATGCAATGGGATTAGTATCTAGAGACATACCTTTATCAAATTGATTAGCTTCTTGTTGTCTCATATTAATTCATAATTATAATTAGTTGTTAATATATCTTTTAATTTTAAAGGTTCTCTATCTAATATATGTTCTACTCCTAAAGCTGCATCTAGTTTTTCTTTGAAAAATGAAAAACCATTTACCATAGGATAAGGCATTCTATAAAAATGTTTAAATGAGCTATTTGCAATTAAACACTCTTCCTTTAGTTTGTAAAACTTTATATTCTTTAATATATAATGTTTCCTAGGTCTTCCAAAGCTATGTATTGCTTTCTAATAAGCTTCATGCTGAGTATCATTTAAAGCAAAATAATAATATCCATCCCAAGGAACTTTATGGCGTGTGGACAAAACTCGCATTTTATTACACAGCTTTACTTTATAATATTTAAAGAATGCAAGAGAATCCCTGTAAAGGTAGCCTATATAGAGCCAAAAGTTTTGTACTCTTATACTCACATCACCGCCATAGCTACACACCAAATATAAAGATTTAAAACCAAAATTCAAAATTTTCGTTAAATCAGATATGGGGATTATAGGGTAAAGCTACTACACTAAGGGTAAATAATCATTAATAGTCTTCTGAATCTTACCGTAATAGATTCTAGCCTAATTTGAGTACTAAGTAATCCTGTCTTTAATATCTTTGTTAACGTATATAGGTCTAATTTTTGGAATATTACGATGCCCATACATATAGAGCTGTAGTTGATTAGCTGTAAAGTTAGAATTAAGAAAATCCACATCCATGAATTTCCCATGTTGTCTAGCAGTTTTAAAATCTACATCTCTATATGTACGCATTCTTATACTTGTCTTACGAGATCCCGTAGGTAGCTGGAATTCTACATCATTTTCAATTATATCATCAACAATAATTTTAAGACAACTTCTAAGTACTTTACAGCAGAAATCTCTTTTACTATTTGCACTATATACCTATTTAAGAGAGTATATATCTGCTATAAGTTTATCAACCTTAAAGTTTTCATAAATTTCGGGCAATTTCCAAGCATACCCTAACGCATATCTCATTATAACAAAGGTTTATATGTTTTTCTAAATTGTTTACGATTCCAATTAGTTTTTGCATCTAATATCTCATCCATCTCATTTTGATTAATCTACTCTGGAGTTCTTGCCTAATCACATTTAATGTTCCAATCCTACTTTAATTGCTAAGCCATTTGTACTATATTACCATTCATAGTTTGTAAACCTTGTTTATATAACTAAGTATAAGCTATGTAAGCAGCAATGGCTAAAGCTTCTTTATCATTTACATCTGGTAATCCATTATCATCAAGTACCTGTCCTTTATAGAGAATTCCTACAAAACCATAAGGTTTATCGAAGTATAGTTTATCACCAATTCTTTCGTACTTTAAATATTTACCCGGAGTGTAAAGAGGATCCATGAACATTTTAGTAGATTCTATATACTGTTCAATAACAGCTGAATCCATATTACCATTGTAGTCTTTATTAGTTACATGTTCCCAGTCTTCTAATGCACCTGTTACAGCTTCTACATAAAGACAATTACAAGGTAAATCAGCAGTTAAAGTTTGTGGGTCTACATTAGCAAAGTAACGATAAAGTTTACAGTTTTTATTTCCAATATGATTATAAGCAATTAAAGCAAGTTCTTCAAATCTATCTTCTGACATTTCAACTCCATAGAGTTCGTTTGCTAAATATTGTGCGTAATGTATATCCATTAGTGATAAGCTTGATCGTTAGGCTAATTAACTGCATGAAACTAGCGATAATACTGAATTTTCTCCTAAGTTAATCTATTCTTAACTTCCTTGTCTATAAAGGTCATGTTCTCTAGATTGTCTAAATCACTACAACACCCATAACCATCTAATTGTCTGGGGTCTTTGAATATAGCAACTACAGAAATGGTCTTTATTAAAGGAGCATTAAAAATATATCCATCGTACATATTATTCTCGTTAGGTACTGGATCTATAAATACGTAAGGCTTGTTTCTACCTCTTTTACGATACTTCTAATATAAGTTTGTAAAATCAGGAGATACATAAACTGGAAACGCATTCATTCTATCTACAGACCCAACATAGCCAATAGCAGCAGCTCCAAACTCATTAAGTATCTACGGAATTTCAAAGTGGTATTGAGGGGTTTTATCACCTTGTTTACAAGCAGGGCACCTTTCTAAATCTTTACAATCTACATTAATGCAGTTAATTGCAAGAAGTAAATCCTTAATTGGTAAGGTTCCCTTTAATTGGTATTCTTTAATTACTTGTAATCGGGTTGAAACTATTTCATCTTCTAACTACTCAATAGACATTGAAATGTTATGATGCAATCCAGCCAATCCCGAATACACATCATTAATTATAGCAGATGCTAGTTTAGTGTACATATTATAAAAATAAAAGGAGGCTGAGGCTTTAATAGCCTTGCCTCCTTAAATTATAGTTTTATTTTAAATTAAATCATTCCATCCTCTCCCGGTTTAGAAGGATCTGAATCAGAATCTGAAGAGTTAGATGAACTAGAAGAGCTAGAATCAGTTGTTGTAGAACTAGAAGAACTAGATTCTGGTATGGTCAAGCCAGCTTCCTCTAAAGCTGCATCAAATGCAGAAACAGCTTCTGACTCTACATAGAATACATGAACAGTTCTAGAAGTAGCAAGACCACCAAGAGCTGTTTGCTGGAGAATACCACGCTCAGAATCATACTGAATAGTATATTGAGTATACTTACCAGTAGGCAACGGTCTATCATCGTTAGGCTCGTCACCAAATACATCACCCTGAGCAATACCTTGCCAACGCAAGTTAGCACCAGTCGGAAGACGTAAGTCTTTAACCAAGTGGGCAAAGTCACCAAAGGCTTCATTACCGTTATCAACAGTTACAGTCACAGAAGTGTTATCTACAAACGCTTCGTGAGTAGGAGATGCGGGAATAGTGCCAGAAGCAACAACCTTACCAGCCATATCAACAGTAGCCAACTCTTGAACCTTAACGCCAGTATTAGCATCTTGATCCATGAAAATCTCCCACTGGTCAACAGCTTCAATTTCCAAAGAACTACCATTAGCCTTAACCTTTACGAGGTCATAACCATATTGTACAAGAGAATACTTCTTAACTAAAGAAGCAATCTGCTTAGCAGTAGAACCACCATTAAATTCAATAAACAAAGGCTTGCCCTTGAAAGTCCAGTCATTACTAAAGTAAGGATTTTGGTTATTACGCAAACGAATGTACAAAGCAATACGATAAACACCTGAATCAGTAGGAAGACTAGAGATAGTAGCCTTAGCCTTCTGAGCTGCCTGATAAGGAGTCTTAGCCAAAACTGTGGGCTTATGCTTATCATCAATCCACAATTCGGGAGCAAAAGCTACGACAAGTTTCTTATTACCAGTAGAGCCAATTTCCTTGACACTTACGGTAGAACCATCATTTACGATGGTAGTAGTAGTATAATTTAACATAACTCAAAAAATTAAAATTAAGATTGTGCCGCGCTACTTGCTTGTTGAGCTGGGTTTGCAATAGACACTGAAAGCGGCATGTGTGATTGTAATCTAGGATCGCTTGAATTTTCCATAATTAAATGGGTCAGCTCATTAATAATCTCTTGACATACATAATCGGGAAATTCCATCATTTGAGATGTATCCTCGGTTAAGTCAATCTACTCTTGAGTTAAGCGAATGTGCTATGGAGCTTTAATATAATCAATGTAAATAGTTTGTAAATCAAAGATAGAACTATCCTTACCTGTACGAATTTCAATACGTACTTGTGAAGGGTTAGCAATTCTTTGAGCTGTAGCTTTTTCTACTAAAGATGCGATAGAACTTCCACTAGCTAAAGGTGAGCTTAATTTAAAAGTTCTTGGTAAATTAGAATTACCTCCCTAGTTTACTACATAGGGATCGCCAGCCTCAGTTGTTTCCAGAGAATACCAAGTAGCGGTTCTATTTAAGAAATTAGCTCCTGAAGCATTTGAAATTTTCTTATAAGAACCTGTATCAGTGTCTAAAACATAATACTCTTTACTTGAATCGTAAGATTCTCCGGATTTCACAGGAATGTAAACACTGGATGATGTTTCTGAAGATACTGTAACCCCATAAGGATTTACATTCATGTCTGTACCATACGGGTTAGTAGTTGCATCGTAAGGATTAGTAGGAACGTGTCCATAAGATGCTACATCAGAATCATCAGTAGCTCCATCTGCTTTAGCTACGGGATTTACATTGTGCAGATAATAATAGGGCTTCTTGTAAGAAGGCTTCATGTAGAAGTTGTTCAAGATTTGTCCCCATAAATCTGCCGTTAATCTTGTTGCCCCAAACTGTACATAAGTGTTTGGGTCATAGCACTTGAACTGCTTTTTAACTTTGTAATTACAGATGCAATTAAGCATGTGTAAATAATCCTCAGGCAAGAAGGCTTCGTAAGTAGCACCAAACATTGAGTTACGAGAAACAACATCACCTAATTCATTTATAGGCCCGTACTTATCAGTTTTCGCAACTTTAAGTACCATAGTTGCTTTCAATACACGTAAATCATCGGTTGCCTGCTGATTAACATCATAAATGTTATACTTCTTGTTAATGTACTGATTTATAGCCTTATTAATGAAATAATTAAAGTCTTCAAGCAACATACTAGGAGCTTGTATTTTATTCATTTCAACTAATACGCCTTCATAAATCTGTCTAGCAGTCATTGACATAGTTTAAAATATTATTTAGAAGATTTGCTAGGCTTCTCTGGTTCCTCAGATTGATACATTTCTGGATAGGTATCTCTTTTAATGAGTTCGAGAAGCTTATGGTTTTTTGGATCTTTCATCCATGTAATAACAGCATCATCTGTAGCTCCCAATACAATATTCTCAGCGTACATATAGAGCTTGCTCTTTACATAGATTACATGCTTATCCTTTGCCTCAATAAACAGCAATCGTAACGTAGTATCACTACCAGTGTAAAGATTAATTATCTTATTAGGATCTGTTTCAGCGATAGAAACTAAGAAGTCAGTAACTTCACCATCACTTACTCCATTCATATTTTTACCAAGTAAACGTGCAATAAGAACACGTCCTGCATTGCCCTTCTCATCTTCATAGATAAAGTTAAGTGCTTTGCGGAACAAATCACGTTTCTGGAGACGACGATTAGTTTCAGCTTCGGGTTTGTAAACATAAAGTTCTGCTTGACCATAACGAGGATTCGGATTCTTCCAACCCAAAGTTCCATCAATTAATGAGTCACCCTTACTATCTTTAGCATAACGAGAGGGTGCAATGTAAGAACAATTCTTAATAGCTTCCCACTGCTTTCTCTCTACTTCGTCATTAAGATTGAATGTTTTACCATCCTCAATAACAAAAACTTCCGTTTCAGGAATAAAATACTCCCTACTGTTACGCTCCTGATCAGTTAAAATCATATCTCCTTGTGAGTTTACCCTCTTTACAAAATCAGGATAACGACCTGTTTTCGGATCTTTTACAGGTTGAATAAAGTATTTCTGACCAACTTTTCCAAAAACACTTCTTAATACAATAATATCATTTGTTGCGATTGACATATTTACATTAGCATATAATTACGGGGAGGCTATCATCGAGCCTCCCCAATCTTATTAATAGGATTTAATTATCTTATTAGATTTCACGAGCAATAAAGCTACGATAAGGATTGAATACGCAGATACCTGCATATCCATGAATAATCAATTTGCTACCAGCAACAGGTGAAGCAACAGGGCCGCTCTGACCACCAGAGAGTCCGCCAACACCTGCGATAGAGTTAGAAATAAATTCCTTACCCTTTAATGAGAACTGTGCTACAGCAGGTTGGTTCTTAGCTTCATCAGCAGTAAGGTCAATGCAAAGGAAGTAACCCTTGTCATTACCAAACTCACGAGTAAGAGCACGGTCAGTAGTAAAGGTAATTTGGTTGCCACCATACTCATAAGAATCATAAGTAGCACCAATCTTTACATAACCATTAGCAGCCTTAGACCACATGTAAGCACCATCAGTCTTAAAACGAGCCAAATAATCGCCAAGAGTAAACTGGAGATCATTCCATGCCTTATCATTCATGATGAAGTGATACTTATTACCAGTAGACTTACTTTGCTTCTCATTCAAGGTACGAATAATAGTGTTAAATACCTCAAGAGTTAACTTAGAATAAGCATACTTAGAAGCAAAACGCTCGATTTGCGGTACAAGACCATCACCAATAGGAATTGGACGACCAGTATCGGGATCAACAATAGTGGGCTTACCAGTCTTCGGATTGATGTTGCACTTGTTGAACAACAAACCTTGACCACGGCTCAACATAAAGTTATCAAGCAACTTCTTCTCTACAGGATCCATCTTATAGATAGTTTCCTTCAAATCGCCCTGGTTCTGACCCTGAGCAATCTTAATAAAGGTTGACTCATGCAACTTGTAGAGTTCAGAATAACTTGCATCATTACGAAACATGGTAAGATAGTTACGATGCTTACTTACAGAACTTTGTTCCTTAATGTAACCCTCTTCTGACAATTCAGGATGAGCATTAGATTGGAAACGTGCCGTCATACCCTTCTGACAAGCAGAAGTATCAAGCTCGGTATCATAAGAATTATCAATAAGACGAACTTGAATTTCCCAGTAGTTATCAGCCTTACGAACAGGTTGACTTACTACAATACATTGCTGACGACTTTCATCAATCTTGAAAATATCATACTTTTCAAAGTAACGCTCTGTGAAAGCCATTGTAATTTCGGTACCGTTAGCACCAGTTTCTTCTACATCAGCTGCGAAAGGAATTCTCTTGATATAGTTATCTTCGATTTCCCACTCCCAGTACATAGAATCAATGTTTTGGAACTTGTTGCCTTTCTTCTCGTCATTATAGAAAATATTAGCAAGTGAACGAGTAAGATAATCGGCAGTCAAGTCAGTGTTCATACGAGAAACAATACCCAACATGTGAGGCTTAGTTCCCAAGAACTTATAAAAATCTTCATACGTATGCGTCTCAGACATTGTAGGACGCTAAGTTGTAAAACTTGCTACGATCATTTTTTAACTAAATTTTAGGTTTATATATTATCCCCAAATATCATCTTGCGATACAACCTGTCTACCAGCATTGTATGTATTGGTATTTTGGGGTCGCATTACTACTTTAGAAGTTCCATTTCTTCCATCAAACAAGCCCTTCTAATAGCTTTCCTGTCTGACGTTTTTAATCTCATTAATGAAATAGTCCTAAATATCTCTAAAAGCGGAGCGTCCTTTTAATGCCCACCAAGAAAGCTCTACAAGAGTTTTCGGATCATTAAGAGCTTTGCCAAGATAGCTCATACCAGTTTCATCTCGGTCTAAGATGAATGCAGCTATGTCTTCTTGGTCTTCTGGCTCAAGACTAACATCTAAGTCGCCAACCTTGTTAAATGATTGAATACCATCAATTACAGCATCTCGGAAATCTGCAAAATTTTGCTCTGCTGCAGCTTGTTGTTGAGCTTGAAGCTGTTCGTTATACATCTGCTCTTGTGCTTGCAAATCTCTACGAACTCCAGCCATCTTCTTTTCAAAGAGTGGATCTTCTTTAGCCTTCATTAAAGCTTGTGCTATTTCCTCATCTGTAGCATCTTCAACCTTATCTTGTAAGTCTAAGATGAACAGTTCATCATCTGTTAGGTCAGCAACTTGATACTGAGGGTTTGCTGCTGCCTAGTCTTGATAATCTTGAGCTGCTTGTTGCTGAATTGCATTTATATATTGTTGTGGAGTAATATTTCTACTTCTAATTTCATTTAGAAGTGCAATTTCATTATCATCCAAATCTCTCTCAGGTTGTGCCTGAGATGTAGTTAAAAGATTTAACTGTTCGGAAGGACTTAACTCCTCCCAAGATCTTTCACGCATAATACCATCAGTTCCTTCAAATTTAATACGTGAAGGATCTTGAATTCCATTAAATCTAAGATATGCGTCCATTACTGGATCGCTAATAGTCCCATTTTGATTTTCTGGAGATACCCCAGTACCACTAGTATCTGTCTCCTAGTCGTTGTAGTAATCAGTTAGATTGTCATAACCTTGTGTTTGGCTATAACTATCATCAGTTGTTTCTTGAGTATCATCAACATCAACATCATCAGGGAGTAAATCAATTTCGTCCTCTGTCATAATTCATTAATTCATTTAAAAGTTTATGTATCATCTACAAAAACAATAATACCTTAAATACTATTAATTCTACAAATATTTGTAAAATAAGGATTTTAAGTTAACTTGAAGTTGTCATTTTTAATATCTCCTTCCCACCATAAGAAATTTTTGAAGGTGTTATGTTCATATAGTTGTCAGCAAACTTAAACTGCGATACTATAACGCTATTTGGGCCATAAATATTAGACACATAATAACTCATTGTAGTAGTAACTGTATCGTTAGTATCGGTATCTTTAAATAAAGTCTATAAATAAAGAATAGTATCAAAACTTCCAATAGTAAGTGAAGATTCACTATAAAAATCTGTAGTGGTGCAGTCTAATACATTAGTGACTGATGTTTTATTAAATGCTGTAGTTAGATCCATAGTATCTACAGGATTTAGAGAATCCTTATTAGGAGAGGTACTATAATCCTCTTTGTAATAGGATTCATAACTCGTTTTATAAGAAAAACTCTGTAACTCATCTTTTGTAAAAGCTTCGCTGCTGTACTCAGAGTAATTACCGTCAATAAGCTAAGATAAATATCTTCCATCAGTATAATTAAACTCAAACTCGATAAAACTTGAACTTGGGGGATACTATATAGTTACCTAACTTCCAGCAGTAATTACTTTATTCTCAAACCATGTATGTTCGTACGTATAACCTGTATTGGCAAATATTTTTAATTTTTGCTCGTCTGAGTAATAATATAATCTAAAATACTCCCCAAAATCTATATAATAACTATAATTATTATTAGGAGTCCAACCATCTGTATTCAATGTATACTCATAATTTCCACTAGAATTTTTAGAACGAGTAGCTGTTAAAGTAATGCTTGCAACCGCACTATAGCAATACTTACCTTCATTTGCGTTTTGGTCATTATTAAGTGTTATAGCCTCTTGATTAAAATCATGTGTACCCTCCTAACCAATTCTAATATTTATAGTTGGGATTTTATCATTACCTATAACCTATCCTAATAGAATTTCTCCTTGGTCAGTGATAAATACTGGCTAATTACTAGAATTGCTAAAATAATTAGTTCCTGATAAAAACATCATATTAGCTTTCAACATACCTGTAGATCCATTAATTAGAACATAAGGTAAATCAAAGTCCTTTAGTCTCAGCGGATTATCTTTATCCCCATCATAATTATTCTCTACAGTTGCAATAACACTATTAGCTACCGCTGTATCCACTTCTATCAAATTTGCTGATATTTTACCATCCTCAAATAATGCAGTGTAAGATACTTTAGGCACATAATAGATTGCCTCGCCTTTTAGAGTTCCTTCACGCCAAGATGAAAAAGAGTACAACTAATTCTCATAAGTTACATATCTTAGAGCGGTGGTACTTCCCACCGTAGCACTAAACCCAGCAACAGTCGTAGTATCAAAAGTTACGGGGTTACCATCCTACATAGGAGTAGACCCACCTTTAACATACTTCCAATCCTTAGGGCTTACTGTAGTATAAATGACTTCATACTCCCCATTACTACCTTTAGAATATGTAGCAATTTTTACACTATCTCCCTACATTAATATGTATTCATCACCATCCCCAATAGTTGTTTCATCAACCTACCCATCATCATTGTATTTAACATCTGGATTAATTATTGATAATCCAGCACTACCTAAAGCCATTAAAGCATAATCTCCTCCTAATCTCATAACAGCATCCTAATTATTCGATATTGCATTAGAAATAGTAGCTGTCATAGCAGTTTTTAAATCTGTTAATTGCTCAGTAACGGAAGAGTCTACATTACTATAAACTTCATTAGTTAATGATTTTAGTCTATCATTTAAATCAGATATATTAGATTCAACCCTTGAAGTATCTCCAACAGCCATAGTAATAGTATTACTAACATCTAATAAAGACTTGCCATTATTTAAATAGAAGTTTCCAGTTAAATAAGCATTATCACCATAAAGACCATATCCATAAGGTTGTTTCGTTCCAAACTTCTCATTATAAATTCCAGAAAGATTTCCTAAGCGAACTTTAGTAATTGAAGGGATTTTGGCTTTATAATAAGTAGTACCATCATATATCGAGGTTTGAATTATATCCCACTATTCAGAAGGTTCTGCTAAAACTACAGTATCTATGATTTCTTCCATAGTTTCAGAATCAATCTTCTTATTTATACTTTTAGTTCCGCCTATATATAATTCATACAATTTACTACTTACTCTGTACATATCATAAGTATCTGTAATAGTACCACCATCATACTACATAGTTAAAGTAACAGTAACATATCTCCAATTAGTGGGTAGACTTAAAGTTACTGCATAGTTATCCTTAGTAATATTCTAGAAAGCGGAAGTTTTTGTAACATACTTAAAATTACTATCATAATAGGAATAACTAAACCATGCTTTTACATAACCTTTTTCTGAATCAGACCATATTGCATTACTATCATCATCTACAATAATTCTATTTAATGTAACCTTAGTAGTTTCAGATAAATTAGCACCAATAATCATGGTGTTATTAATAATACTCAATTTATCATCTATATAACCATCTATAGTAAATAGAGTACCATCATACTTAGATACATTAGTATCACCAGTTTCTGGTGTATTAGAATCCTCCCCTGAATTGCCTCCTCCTGATGAATTGTTATTATCGCCAGAATTTTCCCCTCCACCAGAAGAATTGTCTGAATTATCACCCCCACTTTCAGAATCTCCCGAATCTGGATTTTTGGTATCTTCACCAGAAGTCACTTCTTTAGTTCCTGTAATCGTAACAGTAAAGGTTAAATCCTAAGCTAATAATAAATTAGCGTTAGTTATTACAAATGTATTTGCTGGAATTGTTATTTCATATGTTCTAACTTCGCCTTCATCAACGTTATCGGAACCGTAAGATGTTAATCCATTATATTCAATATAGTTTTCATCTACATTTACTATACTTGAACTTGTAATAGAATCTCCATTTATTAATAATTTATTGTTAGCTACACCATAAATATTAAAATTGGTAGGTTTTAACTTTAAGTAGCTTAATTTTTGATCATATTCTATATCATATTCTGCTATTTCATCCTCTTCTGCACTAGTAGCTTGTAAATTATAAACAATTACTATAACTGTATTACTTGTTGCATTATCACTATCTTCCTACAAGGATAGTGTATTAGCGGCAATATATATAGAATAATTTCGAGCCTCTGTAGAAGTTCCAATACCTAAATCTTTTAGTACTAGCTTGTTAGCTTTCTCTCCACCCCAGGGAATATCTACCTAATCTTTAGTTAAATAAGTTGTTTCTAGAACAGACTTATCTACAAATCTATTTATAGCAATTAATTCTGGTTTACTAGAACTCTCCCAACCTTCATTAAAACTAATACCATCGTAATCAGTAAATTCTATGGTAACTTCGGATAAACTAGTTTGATCGTTATCTGGAGTTATAGTTAAATTATAATTAAACTATTGTTGTGTTTTATCAACTGGGTTAAGCTCTATAGCAGAAGAATTTACCAATGTTGTGGTTCTTATACCATAAGGATTCCCCGGTTCAAAGGTATATGTCCAATAGTAAAAATTATATTGCCCAGCTAAAGATTCTAAATAAGTTTTCCAGCTGCTCTTATCTTCTGCACTAACTGAACTACTAAGTTGTACCGTACTTTCAGCAAGGTATACATTATAATTAGGAACTAAGGATAAAAATGGACTTGTTGTCTCCCCTGTAGAATTTTGAATAATAGTTAGAGCATTACAACCTGATAGGAATGATAAATTGTTCTAATAATCTGAGAGTAAATATGCAGTACCTCTAACCCATTTACCAGATTCAGTGCTAGGTACAAATGTAACTTCATACACATACGTACAGGTTTGAGAATTATAGGTTAAATTACTTTCCGCAGAAACCAGTAATTTGATTGAATTACCCCCATATGGGTATGCTACAACAATACCTTGTGCATCACTATTAGAGTAATCAGATCCATAAGTTCCGTAAGCATTTTCTATTTGCGACCAAACGTAACCAATTACGGGTAAGTTTAGAGGATTTGCATAATTCTCATCTACAGTTGGTATAATTATACCATATTCTAGTTTATTTACTTGCTCCATGGTGCTAAATTAAAATTAGGATTTCCTTGAGTTTCTTTAGTTGAACTTAATATATCAACTACATTAGCAGTATCTTTAGTAACAAAATACTTATCACCATTATAGTTCATTGTAAATAATTGTTGGTTATTATACAAACTATTTTTAGGTACCCAAGTTAAATTAACATCTAATATATTCTAAGGTTCTATAGTACTTGATGTATCATCCGTAGCCGATATTGGTAAAGACATAGTTTTATACGTTGCAGACTCTAATACACTAACGATACTATCAACTTCATATATTGCTGAAATTGAGGCATTACCTGCAAGTGATTCTAACACTATCAAATCATTTATATCCGCAGGAATGCTCTTATTATTTTGAAAATAAATTTTAGCTACTGTATTGAAGTTTTTATTTTGTATGTAATAATCAGTCTCGTGATTATTTACATTAGTAGTTATTGTTTTATATTTAGGTATAAAGTATGTTACAGTATAATCGGGCCTATTAATACCTACTAGTACATCCTCATAAGGACTATAATCCTCAGATGATGTTAAATACATTCCATTACGTCTAGTTCCTTGATAGATACTACCTATACGAACAATAGTATCTTTCTAAGCTGGAGTGTAAGTAGTAGATGCTTGTACATCGCTAGCAGTGTCAGCAGTTAATCCACTACCATCAGTAACTTCATCAATAGTTTCAGACCTAGAATAGAGTTCAGAATCGTAAGTAGTAGAAGAACTTATTAAATTTCCATTATCATCGTACTAATATTCTGTTTTCTAATTAAGTATTGTATTTAATTGCAACTAAATAAGGAAAGTATAAGACCCTACTATTGATAATACTACGGCATGATATTGTTTTACCGCGGTTCCTGTAAATCGCTAGCAGCGTAATATATCTCCAGGTCTAAATACAGGATACTCCCCTTCTTTAGAAGTTACCAAATACATATTATTATTAGATAGAATGTCAGATTTATAAGGCTAACCAAAGTATTTATAGTATAAGTTCATTTTACATTTAGTAGACTGCTTAAATAAATACTCATTATCCACTAAATACTAATCACCCTCATTTTGAGCTACTAATACTGTATAGTACTATTCATCAAACTCAGGATCTCTTGGTGTAATTGTAGTACTACCAAGTTGTTCATCCTAAGAAGTTGAAGTTGTAACTTTCTATCCTATATTTATTTTGTCTATTACATTGTCTGAAGCCAGTGTATTTACTGTATCCTCTTTACAAAGATCAGTAAGGTAACTAGAAAGATTATCTGCGGCAAGTACACAAATCATATAGTTAAACCTAACGTAATTCTTAGTCCCAGTTTTAACTACAGAAGTTTTTTCTGCTAATGCACCATCAGTAAGATCCAATTCTTTAATATATACATTATCCTTAGTACTAAAATTATATGGAATATAATAAGCACCCTAAATAAGATTAGATGTCTTTAATTCAACTGGATTACTAGTATCACTAGACTTATATATTAATTGCTCTGCACAATCAATGTAATATAAATCATTTACAGTGGAAACTTCAAAACTATCAGTAATCCAGAATGAACCATTAGTAGCATATATTTTATTTACTAATAGTTCATAGACTTGCATAATCCCTCTAACTATTAGATTATCCAATTCGAGGGTGTTTGTATTTGCATCCATTCTCCATCCATATCCAGCATACCCAGAACTAAAAGAACTTGATCCTAGGCTACCGTCAGTAATTAAATCTCCTGTACCTATTTTTATGGCAGCACTTCCAGTCTAGCTAAAAATAGCAGTATCATAAAAATAAGTATTGTCGTTAAAAGAATTGGTATTATTAAAAGTATTCTTACCATCAAAAGTCCAATTACCTGTAATGCTTTCATCATATCTTTTTCTTGCAAAGTCGTCAGCGACATAACCCTATAAATAGTTAGAATTAAAATGAACTACCTCGTCAGCAGATGTTACTTTTAAAGGTGCCCCAGATGTTTGAATTTCTAACTATCCAGTCATTGTATCTCCTGTTTTCCTTACATATTTCTAAGACTTAGTAGTATCTTCTGCTAAAGGTAAAAACTCTCCATCATAGAAAAGATATAATATACCTGCTTTTGCATCCCAAATTAACTAGCCATCCTTATATTTGGTAGCATCTCCTAAGCCATCTTCTTCAATAATAATGGAATTTTCAGAAGATGTACCTGTTTCAATAGAATTTATAATACTATTGAATTCTTTATAGGAACTTCCGCATCGTATATAAATCTTACCTAAATTCTCTAGCACAAGATCATGTAAGTTATCCCCTACGATAACTTTTTTGTTACCTAATAGGTAATCCTCTTTTACAAAATCCATGTTTTTAATTTACGTTAATAAATACAAAAAGGAGTTATCGGAACTGAATCCAATAACTCCCGTAAATATACGCTTTATTAAGTTAAAATCAAAATTAAGCTGTAGTAGTTGTAGTAGACTTATTACTTATCTATTCCGCTAGGTATTGTGTCTATTTCAACTAACTAATTTCAAACTTAGCATCTTGTAATGCTTGACTGGTTTCCATTTGCCAGTGTTGCTGTAATAAATCAGCAGTACGTTGCTGTGCAGCACCAATAGCTGTTACAATCTCACATTTATTCTACTAGGCTGTGAATCCTAAGTTTGAGAAACCTCTTTCGATTCCTGCATTTGTAGAGGAGAATCCCATCTACATAGCATTCTGTAAATCTTTATTAGCAAGTTGGCTCTGATAACCCATATTTAGAATCTCTTTCTGTGTAGAGCAACAACAATCTTTAAAGGTTTGAATTATATTCATATTACCTTGTGAGATAGCGTTTATTACTCGTTCACTACTCATTCCTACCTTACCACCAACTTCGGCTAAAGCTACATTTATTCTATCAATCGTCTGACCTAAAGAAACAACACCAACATTCAAATTACCAGCTAACTCTTCAAGAGCCTTCCCATTACCAGTAATTGCTTGATAGGCTAAGTTGTTATTCTAATTGTCTTGTATCTAACTTTCTATACTGTTTAATCTTGACATAAATTCGGCATTTTGAGTGTTCTGCGCACCATTATCTGGGTTATTTCGGTTCCCAAATCCGAAGCCATTACCGAACATTGCTAACCAGATCAAGTACATAAATGGGTTATTCCACATGTTGCTTGCTCCATCATGATGACCTCTTCCATTAGCATTAATAAGCTCGGCAAGTAATCCTGTATTATCCATAGTTTCTGCCATATCGTTTTAAACATTAATTAGGTTAACCTATACAATAATACTTCTTACTTAGACACTAACCACTAAATAGACAAAACAAAAGTTCCTCATCATAAGTACTTGATAATCAATACTTTACAATGAGGAACTGATTAGACTTATCTTAATATTCGCTTCCACCAGGCGAACTTTTCTCTCCTAGTGAGGTAGAATAAGTCGTATTCATTTTCATAAGCTTCACGCTCAAAGGATACAGCTTTATACGCTTTGTGACTAAATGGGTGGATAAATAAAACCTTAAATATCCATTCAATAAAATACAAAATGTAGAATATAGTACCTCCAATAGGAGTAAATCTACAGAAATCGTGCATTTGCGCGAAATGTATAGACTCATGATTATAGGTCTTACTAAAATAAGTTCCGCGCTTTTGCAAATCTTTCAAATCCTCTCTCCAAAAAATGATGTTATAAAATAGCATCGCGACATACCCTTTAAAGGGTATGTATTTACTGTATATTATTCTCATGTTCAAATACTATTAGTTCATCAAGCCACCATTGTTTCTTACTTGTACTTACTGGGTGACTACGAGGGATCTCATTATTCTATTCTTTTCTTTCTATAGTTTTTGTTGAAACTCCATATCTATCAGCTACATCTTGCTTAGATAAGTTTATATGAGCAATATTAGAAACTAAAGCAAGAGCTTCGTCAGGACTAAGTGTACTAGTCCCGACTCGAAGCTTACTTGCAAATTCTTCTAATAAATCTGCTACTATTTTATTGTAATTCATAATTAAGTAGTAGTATCCCAAGCTTGTGGATAACGTGCTGGAGATAACAATTTTATATCATCTGCATTTGCAATCTTACTTTCTGAAATTCCAGCTAAGTAGGTTCTAACAGTATTTGTAAAACTACTAACCTAACTAAATGTAGGTGCTGTAATTTCAACAGAATCTCCACCAGCATCATAAGCATTTAATGGATTGTACGCAAACATATAGCCTATATTAATAGTACCTCCGTCAGTCTTCCAGTTTTCAAAGAGTTTAGAAGTAAGGTAAACTAAACCATACTGACTAGCCGTAATATAATCATTCCCAAATAAGTAAGACATGTTTGTAAGTTGAGTAAACTTATCAAACATTTCTGGATCGAGCTATCCAGAACCTACTTCTTCACCATCCTCAGTTGCTAAATACTAGAATGTGCATTTATACCAGCAATAACTAATATCAGTTAATGGTAAGTAAACAATAGAATCTCCATCTGTATACTGGAATAAATCAGAATTTATCATACAGTACGGATCAATAATTGTATTTGCAAACATACCCGTAATAGTGGATAAATTCTTAAATCCATTAAAGAGTCCATCAGGATATAAATTACCTCGCATCCAATTATTAGCTTTAGTTGGAACTTCTGTGTAAGAAGGTTGAAAATGTGTATTGGCAAATATGTATGTTAGAGTAGTAGATAACTTTAATTGTTCTCCCTATAAAATATCAGAAGGTATGGTGCAATTAGGCCCTATCCATTTATCCCCTTCTGTTATTTTATAAACATTGTCGCCTTGATATGTTGCTACACGCTGTTTCCAGAATAGACTGCCAAGAACATTACTTATACTTGCATTTGCAGCACAGTAATGGAATAAGTCATGTGGAACAGAATAAGAACTTTGTACTATTTCTGTTTCCGCATCATCCTCAATTAAGAGAGTAACATGATCAGACCAATTACATTTAGTTCCGTAGCTGTCAGTAGAAACATAATAAGGCTAATAGTCTGCACCATAACCTAAATTATAACAACCTGAGAAAACATTTGACATATTTGTTATCTTTCTCTACCCTTGTGCGTTGTAAAATAATTCTTCTGGAATATTTAAAATAGCAGAATTCTAAAAAGCACCTTGAACGTAAACAAGAGGGCAGTTTTGGAATATTCTGCCATTTAATGTTATCTTAAATTCATTACAACCACTAAATAGGTAGGATATATTTTTTAGTGATGTACAATCCGCGAATAAATCGGTGGAAATTTCGTAAGATGCACCACTAGGAGTTTTCAAGCCTAAATTCTAGAAGAAGCCTTCCAAAGATTCAACTTTACTTGCACCTTTAAATAAATCTACAGGAATGGTAGTGGCATCCGTCAATGCCATCCCAGAAAATGGTTGTATAAATGAAGTTGTGCTTTCATCAAAAAATTCCTCTCCTTTTATTTGTGCTAGATTTAATTTTAAATCAGTACTTGCCGTAAATGGGGAAGTGATTCTAGCAAACTTTGGTATATAACCAATAATATCATCTGTTGAGGTTCCAACCTCATGTGAAGTTCCTCCAAATAAGTAAGAACTATCACAGCTTTCATCTAATATTAATTTAATACCTGAGTATAATTTATCTTCCAAGTAGACTACTTCTTTTTTATAAGACTAGTCTGACAGATGGAATAAGTAAGGGTGATTATTAGCATCCAGATTTACTTCCATTTTAATAGAAGTTCCACTAAATACACCCCAAGGATAGGGCCAATCTGGATTAGAAATACTTGTATTATCAGAAGTATCTGTTTTAGTTTTACTATGTATACAGTTATTTAGATTGTAGAAGAAATCCTTTGATTGTAAAGGCACTTCTGTATAATCTATTTCAGAAACTACTGATTTTATATTAGTATTATCTTGGAATATATAATCTACATTATTTAAAATTCTGAAATTCCAGTTGTGTTCCGGAGATTCAGAATCAGCTTTAAATATGTTATTACTAATATAACGAGCAGCACCACTATTTGCAAACGCATAACTAGCATTTATAATTTTACTAATATTTCCTAAAGTGTCCTTAGAAATGTATCCGCAGACGTTAGTGTTCTCGAAGAGACCTTCTATATTAGTTAGATTAGCACAAACTGTAAATAAAGGCGTACTAGAGCTAAGAGAGAACTAAGCTCCTGTATTAGCAAACATATAAGAAATGTCAGTTGTACTACTACCTAAACCTTTTAAGAACTCACGAATCCAAATAGTTGAAGTACTATTAGTTCCCAGTAAACTACACCCTTTAAAACATTTAGAGAATGTCGATACTGTTTGATCAAAGCTTATTACCAAGTCACCAGAATTTAACAATTTATCAAATTGTAAAACACTACAATTTTCAAATACAGAAGCACCCTAAATAAGGAAATTACCAGTTAAAGTAGTTAAAGATGTACAATCTTTAAATGCTTGTTGTATGAGTTCAATTGGATTTTCGTTATTATTAGTACATTTTACAGATTTTAAACTCCTGCACTGCTGAGCATTAAAATCTGATATATCTGGACAGTTAGTTAAATCCAACTCTGTAAATATATCAGTCTATGCTATATTTAAACTTTTCAAATTGTGTAACTCAGAAAACTTAATAGTTACAGAATTAGCAGTAACCTTATAAAGATTTATAGTTTCAATATTAGGACATTCTGCTATACTAATAGTAGTTAAATTATTCTACCCAGATAAACTAATAGATTTTAAACTCTAACAGTTATATATTACTACACTAGTTAAATTACTTAATTTAGTGGTATCTGACCAAGTAATAGTTAAGTCTTCTATACCGCAATTTGAAATTTCTAATTTCTAAAGAGTATCTGGTAAAGTAAGTGTCTTTAATGATGGTAAATTACTTAAAGCTCTATTACCAGATAAATCTTTAATATTAGTTCCTTTTAATTGTAATACAGCTAAACCTGACTGATTCTACAAGACAGATGATCCATCAGAAGTAGTTGGTATACTAATAATGTTAGCATTATTAAGCATACTAAGTTCTTGTAAAGATCCCGTGGTTGGTAGTGTAAAACTAGTTACATTACAAGTACCTCCGAGATTTAATTTTTGGAGGGTTTTAACCGCGGACAAACTTACAATAAAGGAAGACTACGTATCAGATTTTAGTACAGTATTATACATATTTAAATCCTTTAGGTTAGGCATGTTACTTAACGTATCACTCCATCCCTAAATAGTTAAGCCACTTAAATTAAGCTTTTCTAGTAAAGTGAAATTCCAAGCAGAGTTTCCTAAATGAACCCAACCTAAAGTATTAAAGTTATCAAAACTAGTTATATTACCAGCTCCTTTTAAGTACCATAAGTTACCCTAAGATTGTGTAGTTAAACTATAAGTAGTCTCAGTTTCATTTATCCATAAATATACTGGATTATCTGAGGATACTTGATACTATATTTTTATTTGCTGATCAGAAGTTAATGGTTGAATACTAGTAGTGCTTGCGGCTTGTTGACGAGCATTCCAAGTTTTATTAAAATAACAATTATCACCAAGTGAAGTTATACTTGTAGCCCAATTTAAATATACAGAATCTAGGAATTTAATTCTTTTTACAAACCAATCCTTTACTTCTGCAATTCGAGGCCCATCTAAGTACTCAGCCTAGGAGTTAGACGTATTAGAAACTAATCTCGAACCATCCCAGACTTGTCCATAGCTTACATACTTTTTACGATAGTCATAATTAAATAAAGCTGGGCCTGTTTTATTTACATACGCTACGAAATTATCCTCGATAAACTATTCAGGATCTGGAATGTAACTAGTACGTAAATCCCAATAGTATTTAGCCAAAGTACTATATTTAGAAGTTGAATCATTATTAATAGAAGTATCACAATAACGTATTATATTCCAGATTCTGTTAGGTGTAGTATCATCAGCAGATTTCATTCCTGCATATACGTAACTCCAATCATCACTCTCCACACTTTTAGGGAACCATGTTACACCAGTAGTAAAACTATCTCCAGCAGTTTGATTACCCGGAAGGTTAAAGTAATAATTGTAATGTGCATTATAAGGAACATTAGCAGCGCCTGCATTATCTTTCTTTAATGCAGAATCCATATCATAAAAACATGTATACCATTTTTTACCATTCCAAGAACGTAATACCATATTTTTAAGAGAGGAATCCACCATGCCAAACACTAGAATTACTACTAAGTATTTTCTAGCAACTTCAAGGTCTAAAGCCTCATTAATAGTTTCTTCAGATGCTGATACACTATCACCTTGCCAATATTGTATATTACCATTAGCATCCGTTATAGTTGGGAATAGTTCCTCTCCTTTACTTGCATCATAATCCTCGTTGTAGGTTTTCTTAGCATATGATAAGTTGTTAATACCTTTAGCAAGTACAGTACATAAATTGCTAGTAATTTTAGAAATGGCAGTAGCTTCATTATCTGATGTGTAACGACACTCTAACATATGAGATGTAATCTTTTCATCAGCCTAAGTAAACATTAATTCGGGATCACCAAAGTTATCAGCTACTTCCATAGAGTACACGTTATCAGGTACAGAATACTTATAATTAGATATTACGTGAGGCCCATCTTCTGATACATTATCACCAGAATCATATTCAAAACTTTCAAGTTTCTTTAAACCTAGATTAAAATAAGCATAGCGTCCTAGGTTAAAGTTGTAAACTCCCAAGAAGTGTGTAGAACCATCTACATATGTAATAAATATTAAACATGGGAAACCTGCAGAAGTCTTTTTAATCTTATTACCAAGTTCAGCAGAAGATGCAGAATAACCATTACCTTCATAATTAGGCATATAAGAAGTGTTATTAATGAAGTTACCAATTACAACATTATTAGCATGCGCTGAATCAACTACATCGGCTTTCCAAGTAAATTCATTTTCGGGAAGCCAGCCATTTATTTGTAATAATTTATCAGTATCATTATCTACTTTACCAGATTTAAATTCGAGGTTCTTTCCCAAGTTAGCTAAAGTAGAAGTACCTTGTATAGATATGGTAGGTTTTAATTCATCGTCATTACTAAATATATTAGTTTCTCCATATTTAGTATAGATATTAACATTTACTTTCCAAGACTTCTCTGTTATTAGCTCACCATTATACTTATCACCAGCATTCCAAGTAGCGTTAATAACTTGGTATAAATCACTATTCTATGTTTCGTCTGTAATACTTATAATAGGATAGTCTAACTCGTAATCGGAAGTGTTATAACTAGTTTTAATTCTGGAGAGTACCACACTTTCATCATCATAGTAATCTCCAGTAGATGGATCAAATAATAAGTTATCAAAACCACCACTAGTAGAGAATAGATTACGCTTTCTAAGGATCTAGTCCAAAGTATCACTAATTCCAGATGTGGTTTTACTAGCCTATTCTACAGAAGAAACCCAATTATGTACAATAGATAAGTCAGATTGTTTTTGGCAATATAACTTAAAGTCATATATACAGCAGTCCGCCTAATTAGTTAAATCATTTCGGCAACCTAAATATATTTTTTTATCATCAAATACCCAAGCACTGTTATCTCTTGAAACAAGCATACACTTATACATAGACCCATTAATATAAAGAGCTAAATATACAGTTGCTATAGTAGTTTCCTATCCGTTAGTTACACTTGTTACTTCCTTAGTTACCCAAACATTTAAAGCTACTGTAGTAGAAGTTGTCTTCTAATCTGAATCCGAACCAAATAAGTTCTCCGCTTTTATAGGAGTCTTAGTCTTAATTTTAGAAGACTGATATGCTACTGTAATATAATCAGAATTAATTTCAAAGCCTTCAGTAAGTTCCCCATCTTCGTATGTTCCGAAACTAAGAATAGTTTCATTAGACGGAGTTCTACTATCAACATTATTATATTCATAAGTAGTCATTATACTAAAACCTGGGCCGAATATATAGTTATCGGAGGAGTTTACAAAGTACTTAGAAACATCTATAGTAGCATACGTAGTTCCCGAAAGATTTAAACGGTTGTAACCATTAGATTCAATACCAGTAGTATTAGTCTTATTAATAATATTTAATGTGGTAGTAGGCTGTGAAGTACTAGCAGGCCATGTAGTAAAGGCATAATCGCCAGAAGTAGGAACCTGATAATTCCAAGTAGTAGTTGCAGCATCTGGGTAGTTAAAAGCCCCAAATCTAGCTAATAAAGCCCCAGGATAATCTTTAAATTCTATATCATCATTTTCTGTTACTGTGAAGTAACCGATAGCTTTAGAATATGTAGACCCTTCTGTATAAGTACCATCTGCACTGGCTTCAAATACTATCATGTAATCACCTACTGCAAAATTACTAGTTGGGCAATTCATTAAAGTATAACCTGATGTAGCTTTACTTAAAGTACCATTACTTGAATAAAAAGCCTCATCGTTCGTCATATTATATAGACTATACTTATAGTAGAATTGAGATATATCAGTAGGCTCATAATAAAGTAATACCCCAAATGATACGTAGCTATTCTACTTAAATGGGTACTAAATACACTCAGATTCTGATTCACCTAAGTTGTATAGAATTGCAACTAACGAAGTTCCAGAACTTACAGTAATTGTATTAGTATAGTAAGAACTTGTAAAACCAATAGTTGGCTAGTATAATACAGTTTTGAATGTTACACTCTTTCCTACAGAAGTCTAAGCTAAGAATTCTTCAAAGTCAATTGCATAAGTACCAACTGTTCCACTACTAGGAACTGAACTTATATATGTAGCTCCAAATTTATCAGCGTAAGTTAAATTTAAATCCAAAGCATCCTGTAAAGGATCGGATTCTCTAGATTGATATGTTAATAAGTAAGCTACATCACCTGTTTTATTTGATACCTAAAAACTAGCTGCGGTACTATTATTAGCACCAATGACGTAAGTGGCATTAGGTGTAGTAGCCTAGCCTAAACCAATACTTCCAACATTTACAGTAATTTCTACAAGTTCTGTATAATTATCTGAAGAATCATAGGCTTGTAAGTAAATGTAATTAGTAGAAGATGGTAAATTATTAATAGTAAAGTTAAAGTAAGTCATACTAGAATGCTACTCAGCTTGTACCAAATATTTACCATTAGACATATTAATGGCGTTAACATAAAAAGATTTTTTAGTAGAACCACTATTAATCATCATTGATATAGTTACAGAATTAGATGATGTATAGAACGTCTACTTATTATCCTTAATTGTTATAGTATATGTACTGCTACTTCCACCACTTCCACCAGAACCTCCTTTAGCTCCATTTAAATAAATCCAAGCTAAGTTATGTTCTAGTTTTGAAAGCCTATTATTTATTTTTTGAAAAGCACGAGCTGTAGAAATTGTAGCTTCGTCTGCATCCTACAAATACTCATTATGTAATGAAATATTAGCAGCATCAGCAGCAGCTACAATTTCCCAACTCTGGGTTTCACTGTTGAAATATTTAATTAATCCCATTATTCACCAGTATAAGGTAATTTTTCAACAATTATATTTAAATTTCCATTTTCAGTTTCTCCATTTCCCCCTAAACGAGTTACATCTTTATAGGTAAATACTCTATCATTGTAATTAAACATTAGATTATTATTATCCTAACCACGTCTAATTTTATAAGCTTTACCTAAGATTCTTTCTCTAGATTCTGGAGTTTCTTGATCAGCAAGTCCTTCAATTTCAGTACCTTCTCCAATATTCCAAACTATGTAATGAGGATAACGCTGTCCAGTATTTACACTTACACTTGTGCCAGATACAGAAGCAGGATAATAACACTCTAACCAACCAATACTTGGGCCAGGAAGCTCTTTATTAGATGTTAACTTATAACCAGATGCCTAACACATTGTATATTTCACATAATGCTTAGTAGTATCATCGGTTATATTAACTAACTTCTTTTGTATTGTATCTGTAATTAAAGTATCAGTACTATAAGTTTTATAAACATAAGGCTTCATTCTATCCTCCTCATTATCATGTAAATAATGGGAAGTTGTGTAAGTATGCTTATGTCCACATATACACAAGTTAAATCCGTTATCCTCTAAGAATTTACTAAACCACCAATTACCCGGAGAATTAAAGTGTGATGTTACACTACCTCTATCAGATGCAGGTGTTTCACCATCATAATTAGTAATAGTACTATTAATAAGTAGGGTAAATGGAGCTTCATGACAGTAAGCAATCTTCCAATTAATGGAATCTGGTAGTTGTGCCATATCATTATCTGCCCAAATTTTCATACAGTTATTTTGTACATAGTAACTACTCTAACCATATAAGTCTTCGCAGGCATTGTTAGAATCTGTAAATTCAGAGTTCATTGACAAGAAGTAGGTATTACCGTAAATGAAAGAATATACACTAGGTAAGTGTACTCCATTAGATTTAGGTACTTCAAAAGGATGCTCATAGGTAAAGAAGTATTCTACATTAATAGGATTTACTTTAGTAGTATCACTTCCTAATCCTAATTCATAAGGAACTGTGGGGCATAAGTCATTATTACCTACTGTATATTGTTGTTCCATAATATCAGTAATAGAAGCACCGGCATTGAAGTAATCAATCCATTCATTTATTCTATTACCATTCTATGTAGCATCTCCAGTGTTTATCATAAACTCTATAAAAGGTTCTCCAGATTTACCCCGATAATAATCGTTAATATGATCTGCAACAACCTTCCATTCTTCATACTCTTCTTGATTAAATCCTTGCTAGTCTGTAGTTTGTACAAAGGAGAATCCATTCTTAATAATATCCTGTCTATTTCTAAGAGTAAATTTCTTTTCATCAGTCCAGTTATTATTATAACCTACTCTGTATACGTAAGTTTCAGAAGTTTCAGGCCCATCTCCTTTCCAGTCATACAAATCAATTATTACTTTATGAGCTGTAAAATAAGTACCATCGGTAGTTACACTACGGATTCTATCATAGCAAGAATCATTCCAATTTTTATCAGAAGTTCTACCATCTCCAGATTTAAAGGATTCTACGGTAATCCAGTCGGAATCACCCTCTTTCTTATATTGCAAATATTCATCTCTATAACCCTTACTAACCCAAGCGAAACATCTAGTAGTATGTGGATTATAACCAAAGGAACATGTAACAATTACTGGAACCCCATCTTCGATTAAGTGTTTATTGTAAAATATATTCTTTCCAGATTTACTATTCTTCGGTGTGTATTTAGGAACATCAATTGCTGCATTATTAGTAAGTAATTCTACAGTAGTCCATGTTTTACTAGACTTCCATCCACTAGATGAATTAAGCGTAGAATTTTTAAAAGCTTGTGATACATTATCCATTGAATAATATTGCATAGCTAGACGATTACTTACTAATGGTGATGCAGCTCCATTTAATACAGCAGGCATACTACTACCAAAACCAACTAAGTCACAATAGCCATAAATTACTCCAGCAATACTATTGGATTCATACCAAGGAGAACTACAAGTAAATACACTTTTATCTAATTGGTTCTTAGTATAAGCAAGATCAGACATAGTACTATCGGTAGAAGAGTAACAAGGCCCAGTAAGTAAGAATGAGCAATAATTGTTTATTAATAACAATCCGTCCTCGTCCCAAATACTATGCTTATTAGCAGAACTTTCAAAGATACTATTATTATAAGTTATCCCTTTATGGAAATAAATATCAGGAGTTCCTACTTTAATTCTAGCAAAATCATCTTTACCAGTTCTTGAAGCTCGAATTAAATAAGTACTTTTAGCTTTAATGATTCCCTTTAAGGGTAAAGAAATCCAGCCTAAACTAGTTTTTTCTGTATAGTGTAAGAAAAAGCCATTAAGGTTAATATCTACGGGATTAGTATTTACCAATTCAATAAAACTATAATTACAGGGATTATAATCACTATAACCTAATGTTCCTAAATCTTTATAATTAGCATTAATTGAACTAGTTTCTTCTGTATATGTATTATCGGGATTACCAGCCGTATAAACCGCATGTATCCATAGCATAGCATTACCACCACTAGCAGTATTATCAGATCCTGCTGGATTGTAAGGAGTACTGTAGTACTAAGTACCATCAGTTGATGTAAAGGATGCCTATTGTGTACTAGTTACAGGATTGACAACCTCCTCTTCACACTATAAATCTAGCTCTCCGTTTTGAACACTAAATGTATAATGTTTTGAGTTATCTACCATATCCACAAATGCTATACTACTTATGTAATCACCGTCTTGAATAATTCCATTCATAATATCCTCTATTTCGGAGTCTACATCACCACTAACAGTAGTAGCTCCAATTTTAATTAATTGATAGGTTTTTGGATCTTTAATCCATAATTCTCTTGTATTATAACAATATAATAATTCCGCAGGTAAGAAGCAATCTTTGTACTTAACCATATCTGCGTAAGTTCCCCATTTTATTTGTAAGTGCTTAACATTTGGTAAAGTATCCTTATAAGTAATGGGTTCTGAGGAATCTGCTAGTAAGGTATTCTCTAATAGAGTTTTTTCGTCATACTCTGTCTACTCTGTAGTACCTTCGGCATCTTCCTCATCTACAACGCCATTAATATCCTCTCCGGGATCGACACCAATTATCTCATCATATAAATTATACATATTATTGTCAAAGCCTCCTGATTGTAATTGCTGTTCTCTGTACTCTAAAGCACTTACACGTTTAGCAAGAACATTAATCATTTTCAGTAAAGAGGTTGTTACAGATTCAGGTTTGCTTATTCCCTTTTCATCTGTATCTACCCATATACCATTAGTATCATCAGGTGCTTGAGATTGGATATAAATTCTTGAAAAAGAATTCCAAGTATTACCATCATACCAACGTAAAGCATTTAAGTCTGTAACAAAGACTACATTACCAACTACTTCGTAAGTACTATTAGTTAGTTCATCAATAGATTTAACTTTAGATAATTCTAGAGTTGCTCCAGATTTAGGTTGCCAAACTTTCCAACCTTCTTCCCATAATTGATAAAAATCATTGTCATTTGTTACATAAGCAAGCATTCCAATCTTTAAGCGATTGCTGTAGTGCTACTTAAAATAGTCTAACTCTGTTAATGTTTCTACTTGTATATAACCACCTTTCAAATCATTAACATCAGCTACGGCTAGATTAGCATTATTTTTGGGGACTATTTGAGTTATAACTTCTATATTCTATCCCATACTAAATAATAAAAATGGGGCTAAATCATTTCTGACTCAGCCCCTTGTTTGTATTATTCTTCTACAAATAAACTGTAAAGTATTTCCAAAAAGTCTGCTGCGGTCAACTTAGTACCATTAATATCAACATCATTATCCGCATTTACCTCAACAAGTTCATTATATTCATCATCGGTAAAAGATTTTCTAGAAACCTCTACTGCATCTTTACCCCTTTCATTGACATATGCGTTATAATCAGAGTTAATCTTATCAGTCAGCTTTTGCAATTCTTCTTTTTCAGCATCAGTACGAGAATCCTCTGGAATAGCTTGAAGCTCTTTAAAACGCTCCGGAGCAAGATCCTTCACAAATTCTTGTAAATCTTCATCAAATTGCTTTCTAACTTTTGCATATTCAATTCTCATAGCCATTACCTTAATTTTAAGGCTCTTACTAAGTTCAGAGTCACCGCTTTTCAAAAGAAGCTTGGTGAGGAAATTCTGCTTAGTCAATACTTCATTAGTCGTCATTTGTAATTACTTATATTATTTAATTTCATTTGCATCATTTATTGTAGCATCTAACAAAGCTGTTGCGGAAGCTACATATTCTGATCCAATCTCGCTAAAACTTTTATTTACTTTATCATCTGTTCCTTCATTGTAATAAAAATTACCAACAAATTCACCAGAAGTAGTGCTAAAACTACCATCAAATGAATTAATTTTGGAATTACTTACAGAAATATTTCCTGTAAGTTTTAATTCAGCATTCTCGTTAGTTACAAAATACTGAATTTTCTTATTTGTAAAATTAGCCATATTGTAAAAATTTATGTATAAATATACTAGATTGATATTTTATTTCCAATAGTATTAACAATATTTATAGATGTTAAGCACTTATAGTTACTGTATATATGTATCCTGAAACAACTCTAAAAAAGTAATAAATTCCTGCTTCTATTGGAACGTCTGTACTCTTCACTCTGTTTATACTTTGTGTAGTAGTATTATATTGTATTACTAATAGTTTACAACTCGAACTAGCTAATGTATTAGCTGCTATAGTTTTTTCAGAGTTCAGATTAGATAATTCTCGATACTACCATCGGGCATTTGTGGTCTCCCAATTAAGTGGGAATACGTATCGGGGCTACTTAGCATCGTATGTAATTGTAAAACCATTGTGGGCATCGTTGTAAGAAGTGGGTGTGTTTAAATCTACATACGCAACATTACTAGTAGACGGTGTTGTGCTTGTATACAAACCGCAAACGGTTATATCATAGCTCGCAGTCGAGGTTGGAGAAACTGTCGAAATTCCTATTACAGGTCTGTAATAATGCGCTGAGGTCATTATATTAGAAGGCCCAAAAGCAGCACAAATATATTTTGTTGCTAAAATTTGATCTTCATATTTTAGGTCTAACTAAATTTTTGCCCAGACAACCCCAGGATACGATGTTCCAAAAATTGGGTATGTACTACCACTTGTACTTTCATAAGTTGCATCCGTAGTAAATGCTGTACAACTTGTATAACAGCTTTGTATATTTGCACTTGCGCTTATATACCCCTGGGTTTTTGTATAACCACAGGTAATATTAGTAACATCGACACTATAATAAGCAGAACTAATAGCTTTCCCACCTACAGTTATATTATAACTAAAACTCATGCTCTATGAGCTGTTACCAAAACCATACCAATCAAATCCCGAAAATGTAATATTAGTATCTATACCATGCGAAGTGCTGCTAGTAATATTAACTCCGGTAAATTTCCAAACAACTTCTCCCAGAGAAGCTAAATCTTTTAAAGCCACTAACTGGTTATCAGCATAATCTCCAGATATTATAATATTCCCACCAAATCCTAAAATTTCAGATTTATTTGGACAATGATTAGCATTATTAATGGTTATAGAACTATCTAAATCTTTACAATCCTATTCAGTTGCTATTACGTATGACATTTTCCAATTCTTTTATTCGATTCTCTAATTTAGCAACTAATAAACATAGAGCTGCTGTGTAATCTACTCTTTTAACATCATCCTTTTCTATTACTAACTCTGGGTACTCTTTTTCTAATTCTTGCGCTATGATACCGTATGATTTTTTACCCGATTCTTTCCAATTAAACTCTCTAATATGTTCGGATAATGGTTTAATATTTTCCTTTAATTTAATATCAGAAGAGGTGTAGAAAGCTGTTGCCGTTATTGTACTTGTAGTATTTACAGTAATAGCATTGCTAGAACCTACTAATGATATGTTAGTACCAGATTTGAAATTAATTTGTTTTAACTCCGAGCCATTAAAAGACCACACATTAGTATTCTCAGTGCTTCCCCCATCTACATATAATTTTAAATACTTACCTACCTTATCTCCAACAAGAGCACCTGTGGAATCTATACAAAATCTATATGTAGTTGCTGTAGTACTTGTATAAGAGGTGTCAGGAACATAACAGAATGTAAGATAATTCAAAAAGGTACTGCTATCGTAAGACCCGATTTCCCAAGAACCATCTGTAGTTTTTATAGATATAGCTGGAGAATAAGAATCTACAGTAGTCTATCTAATTATAGCACCCTCACGTCCTAATTGCCAAGAACGAGAAACTCCAGCCCGTGTAATTTGGGTAAATGACCCCGTGGCAGTAGAAGTTTTGGTTAATTCGATAGTTGAAGCATCACTGCAGGTTAATAACAGTTTATCAGAAGTTTTACTATACAAAGAATTTGTACGTATACCACTCGTATATAAAGAGCCGTTAGTAGCATAACAACTTGAATTACTGTATGTAGTAACACCACTACTGCTTTGAGATGTTGCTCCTATAAGATAAAGTTTACTAGTAGAATTTGAACTTGCAGCAGTAGTTGTAGTATTTGTATTACTCCAGGGCACATTAACATAGGGTACACCATTTACATCAACCTCAACAGCATAAAATCTTCCACTTGTTGTCGTACGTGTAGCTATAGTAGGAGTATCAGTATATGTCGCTGATGTAGTAGTTAATGTAACGGCTCCTGTAGTGCTATAAGCAGGCTTAATACCACCTAAACCATTATAAGTAGCTATAGTATTAAAAGTTAAGTGACTTGTACTTGTAGGTATATTAACAGTGGCTGCTGCACTATTAGGTGTATAAGAAGTAGCACTAAATGTTCCTGCACTTAAAGTAAGTTTATAAATAGTCTAGTGACTAGTTAGAACTTTAGCACTTCCAGAATACAAATAACCACCAGAAGCATAACAACCTGAGTTACTGTAAGTTGTGGTTCCTGTAGAGGTACTTGATGTCTATAATGTAGCTCCTATTAAATATATTGTAGATGTAGTATTATAAGAACTTGCTTTATAATCTGTATTAGGATTACTTGGTAAAGTTCCTGTAACAACTCCTGTTAAATGTCCTTTAGCATCTCTAGTTAAGCCAGTAATAACAGATTCTCCAAAACTTAATGTTGCTGCAGAAGTAGCTCCTAAAGCATAGGAACTGTTAGCCGATGGGGAGTAATGATTATCTACTGATGTAACTTTAGTATCCGTATTAGGATTAGCAGGCATTGTAACCTTAAATGTAGTTCCACCAATAGTACCTAGGGTACTAGTAGTACTCCAATCAAGTGTAGGATTATTAGCGGTAAATGTGTAAGTAGTGTTACTCCAAGGAACATTGACGAAAGCTCTACCATTACTATCCATCTCTATAGCATAATATTTACCAGAAGTTGAGGTAATTGTATTTACAGCTACTGCTGTACTATCTGATCCTGTCGTAGGCCCAGTAGATGCTGCTGTATGACTATACCAAGGTTTTATTAAACCTAAGTAACTATAAGTAGCAGTAGAATATGTGGTATTATTATCAGAAGGTAAAGTATAAGTAATAGCTCCTGCAGCAGTTAAATGTCCGTATGAATCTACAGTATAGTAAGGTACCTTAAATGTTCCAGAATGACTTAGAGTAGCATTTGAAGTTGCACCGTAAGATCCAGCAGTTACACCACTAGTAGTGTGACTGAAACTTATATTACCGCTAGTATCACCACTAACATTAATATAGGTTCCATATTTTAGGTTTAAAGTTTTTGCCGCACTACCATCATATGTCCAACTAGTTGAAGCGCTAGAAGCTGTATTAGGATAATAACTTAATGTTAAACTATTCGGGTTCTTTAAACTTGTGTAAGTAGTATTAGTACTACTAATAATAATATTACCACTAGCATCAGTTGTAACTGTAGAAGCTCCCGAACCACTTATTTTATGATAAGAAGTTACACTACCATTTTCTATATGATTTAAATATACATTACCATTAGTTAAAGCTGTAGTTGTATTACTTGTACTAGTTGTAGCACTGTTAACAATGTTTTTACTTGAATAATGTGTATTAGTGTCTGTAGAACTGATTGTAATATTACCGCTTGAGTCACCACTAACAGTTACATTAGTTCCAGCTTTAATATTTATAGTTTTAGCAGCACTTCCATTATACGTCCATGATGAAGTACCTCCATAGCTAAGTGTTAAACTATTAGCTACTGAGTTTGCAGCTCCACCTGCACTTGACGATCCGGCATAACTATGAGTATGAGAGGCTGTAGCACAATAAGTAGTATAATTATTACTATCTAGTATTTTATACCATCCGTAGTTAGTTCCTACTGATACACGACGCCAATACATTCCATTAGCATTATTCAGACCAGCAGCAATATCCACAAAATATCCACTGGAGTTTGCATGATTCATTCTAAGTATATGATACCAAGCAGAAGTCGGAGTAACATTCTCATTAGCGGTAGTTCCAGCAGTTCCATTAATATTAAAGTAATTTAAACCACTTGCTCCGTAGGTCAGAGTGCTATTAGTATTTAACCAGTTAGAAGAATCTGCTTTACCTGTTAAGGTTGCTTTAATAGTAGCTGGGAGTTTTAAAGTAGCATTAGCACTACCATTAACACTAACAGCAGAACCTGTATTTGACCCATCACTATCCGCTATATAAATACTTCTAGATGTTCCCCAATTAGTGGTAGTAATGTTAGCAGATCCATCAAAACTTGTACCATTTATAGTTCTACCTGTTGCTAATTTAGTAGCTGTAGCTGCGTTACCTGTAATACTTGCACTTGACGTGATAAAGCCACTATCATTTGTAAGATGTGACGTATTAGTTGGAACGTATATAGTCTTAGCTGCGCCATTAGGTGTGTAAGAACCAGCACTAAATGCTCCTGCTGAATAAGTAAGATTATAGAACGATAGATTCTTAGTTGTGTATGCGTAGTGAGTAATTGTGGACTAACTATCTGCCAAAGACGTTGACAAAGATACACCTATGGAGTTTACCCAGCTGCTGTAAGTTGGAGAATAACCTATAATAACATCACGAACTTGAATTTGGGGATAAGCCCATGTGCTAGACGTTTCACCAATATATATAATATAGTTTGGATCCGAATATGCAAATCGAACTGTATACGCAGCTCCATAGACTACTGCAAAGGTATTATACCATTGATTGTAACCACCGTACGCATAACCACCAACATGAACGGTAAATGACGTATTAATTACATAGTTGTATACATCTACCCACATTGAGATCATGGCTTGTCCTGGTGATGTTGGTAGTGTAATTGTGATGGCTCCGGTTACTGAATTGGTACCACCTCTCACGTAGCCTCCTTTTGGAACCGAAAGGAAGAACTTATTAGCAGAGATTGCTGCTGTTGTATTAGTTGTTGAATTTAGTGTAGTTGTTCCATTAACTACAAGAGAAGAATTCAATGTAGTAGCACCGCTAACCGAGAGAGTAGATGCTAATGTAGCAGCTCCTGACATGGATATACTTGTTCCAGATAGTGCCCCAGTCAGAGTTCCTCCAGTTAAAGGTAAATATTTAGATAAATCAGAAGTATCAGCTACCCTATATTTTCCTTCATTTTGATAGAAGTACCCATCAAGCTACATAGACATCTGACCACTTTTTCCTGCCCATGTATAAGCACCTAAAGTATTTCCGTAGTCATAAGCAGATACTAATGAGTAACCATTAGCAGAAGTGAGAGTTCCCCAAGTACCAAGAGTTCCTCCTGAAAGTCTTTCGGCAGTAGTAGCACTTGCCGCAGTACTAGCATATGCAGGAGTCAAAGTTCGGTTCTACCCAGCAATTGTTATTGATATGTTATTACCAGAATTAGTAAGGGATGAAAACAATGAACTGGCAGTAACGGCAGTAGCAGTACCAGAATTAAGGTAAATTGGAAGCGAAGTACTACCTACCGTGGATGTACCAAGTTTGGTAGCTGTGTCAGCATTACCACTTAAAGCACCACTAAAAGTGGTAGCAGTGATAGTACCAGTACTAGGATTAACATAAAAATTGCTGCTTTTATATAACTAATTAGCAGTATTAGTTGATGTATTAGATAGATTACTCCAAACAATTGGGTACTTAGTATTACTAGTATTATTGTAACTTACTATTACATTAGTAGCATTAGTAGCATTAGTAGCATTAGTAGCTTGCACAATAGTTATATTGGACGAGGTACCTGCTACATTTGTTACTTTTAATTGGTTATTAGTGGCATCCCAAGAAATCGTACCACTAAAATTAGAAAGTGCTTTAGTTCCTCCTCCACCAAGTAAGACTTCGGAGTCACTTGAATTCTATTTTGAATATCCACTAAAATTTTTCATTATTAATTAAATCAATTTTTTGTAATGAATAGTTACACTTGCAGTTACACTATTATCAGCTGCAAGCTATATATATGTTTTACTATCAGAAACTGTAGTCTTAGCGTAAATTCTATAACCACCTGACGGAATAGAACAGTGCAATGGAATTTCATCGGATGCTGTATCATCTGTAGATGCTGTAAATATTCCAGATGCGTAAGATACTATACTATTAGCGGTAACAGCTATTCTAATTGCATAAGTACTTCCAGCTGTAATTGTTAAAGCTGTACCTACCTGTGCCCATGCTCCAGATGATAATGCTAATGAACTAGCACTTACACTTGTGGGTACATAATAATATGATAGTAAATTAGTTACTGAAACCCATGATGGGTTTGCAGCACCATTAGATTTTAATACATATCCAGAAGATCCAGCAGATAACCATGCAGGTTTAGATGTAGTTCCCTAACCGATTAAAATAGTTCCTGCTGCACCACCCTCTGTAGGTGCATATATACTTGTTGACGTACTTGCACTTGTTTCAGTATTATTAAGCGTAAAGAGTTTAGTAGCTTCGGTTAAAGTTTTAGAACTACCAGAATATACATAACCATTATTAATATAAGCACCCTCACCACTGAGATAAGTCGTTTGATATGACGTAGAGGATTTACCAGTTCCACCTAGCAAATATAAATTAGTATCTGCCTTTAAGATAGATCCGGTAGTGGTCAGAGTATTAGTATTAGTATCAATTTCTGTGTGTAATACTACCCAGTTATCTATCGTTGCATACGCACCAGAATCACTAGAATTAAGCATTATAACGTCACCAGCATGAGCAGTTGTACTACCTATAGTAATAGCCGATGTAGCTCTAACATAGTCACCATAACCAGCAGTAGATTTTTCAATTATCTCATCAGTTGATGCAACACCTCCCAAGAACTGTACAGAATTTGAAGCAATAAGTGAATATAAATCTACAGTTGCATCAGCAGTTCCATTGTATGTTGTAGAAGCAGTGCTACTAGTTTTAATAGTTAATGTTTTATTAGAGGTAGAGATTGTTATAGCACCTGAAGCAGCACTAACTGTAGTTAAACCGCCACCCTTAATTGATATAGATCCCTTAGCGGAACTACCTTCAACTGTATTAATATAAACCGTAGAAGTACTTCCATTAGCAGTAACACTTCCATTAGAAGTAGCTGTTGAACTAGTTCCTGCAATTATACTAGTAGTAGGTATAGTAACATACAATAAACCACTACTATCAACCGCTAAACCGTAATTAGTACCCGAAGCTGTAGTAGGAGATACTGTACTAGTATTAACAGTTGATACCTTAACACCTCCGATTGTGTCTTTTGTAGCTTTAGCCAAACTAAAAGTGGTACCAGATAAAGATAATCCAGTACTTGCAGAATACTTTGTATCACTAAAAGCAGTAGATGGAAGTGCTCTCCAAGTTGGTGCAGCGCCACTTGTAGTAGTTAATACCCATTCAGTACTTTGAGAACTTATAGTTGCTGCAGCTGCATTACCAGTATTTGGGGCTAAACCATTAGCCGTACTTGACACTACATTGTATGTAGTATTATCATTTTTAAAAGCGTTATCAGGTAACGCATTCCATGTAGGAGTTCCGCCCTTGGTAGCAGTAAGCACATATTGGCTACTGGTTGCGGCTGTGGAAGTCGCCGTACTTGTAGCAGGTGTAAAACCTGGGGATGTACCTACGATTCCAACGACGGCGTCTGATGATGAATTACCGTCATCTGATTTTTTCCAACTTAATTTACCGTCACTAAAGGTTAAACTATGTACAATAGCAGTCCCAAGCTATTTATACCCGTCTTTTACGTTCATAGAATTGCAAATAATTTAAATTTAATATTAAAAGTAGTTATCGCAGAGTCTGCTTTACTTAAAGCAAACTAAAATTTAGTTGTTTTAGCAAAGGCTCCATAATTATCCCCACAGGCAATTCTGGCAAAGACTCGTCCTTGTGAAGCATGTGAACTCTCTGAGGGAGAACTACAACAATGTAACACAATCTCTTCATCTTCCATTGTTGTATTTGCATATGTAAAAATCCCAGAATATTTTGTGTTGTGATAATTAATTCCTATAATATACACACCACCATCCTTTAAAGATGATTTTATAGTGTCATTTATAGAATCGGACAAATCAGTCCATTCAGTACCTATACTTAAAGGTGCTGCTAAATTAATTTCTAGATCCCAAGTATTAATAGTTCCGTATGTACCATCCGCTTTTAAAAATGCGTTTGCATCAGCATTAGGTATCTTAAATCCTGAACATTCTAAGTAACCTGTATCATTAGCAAATTTCCAAGAATGCGCTACGTATGGAGCTTTATAATTTATTTGATTTAGGTAAAAATCATTATTATCTACACCTAAACACCAAGTCTAAGCATTTGCACGAGTATTTACTGCTAAAATAGGTTCCCAATTAGTTAAGTCGGAACCAACTTTAAAATTTAAGATACTTGTAGTAGGAGTTGAGTTTAAACTACCAACACTATCATAAAAGGTTGAATTACTATATGCAATATCATTACTTGTACTGTAAAATACTTTAGTATCTTTTAAGGTATTAGCAGTTAAATCATTTTTTACATTCAAAGCTAATGGTGTACTTAATGATGAACCATCTGTATAGGTTAGCACTTCAGTAGTAGAAGATACATTACCTAAATTATTTAAGCGTTTATATTTAATGCCAGTTCCCTCATATACCCACTAATTAACACCACTTGTTACTGTTAAAGCGCCTGTAAGATATTTTGTACTTGCAGTAAGTGCATTACCCCAAAGAGTGAATGTTTTAGCTTCATAAGATCCAGATCCTGTCTTACATACTATACCAGAACTATCTGTAATACTATTATCTAAATTGTTCCCGAAATAAACTCCATTATGCCAGATTTCACATGTATCCTTAATGAATACTATAGAATAGGCTGGCACCTCCCCAAATAATCCATTGGCATCAGCTGTTGTACTTTCTTTTATTTTTTCAAGAAAGACTGATTTTTCTTTAAATGTTATTAATTTTTTATTAATTGCCATATCACAATGTGAAGTTAATAAAAAATGGGAGAGAGTTTATTTCTCTCCCGTAATTATATTATATTAAGCATGATAAGTTACTGCTCCCGATTCATCTACCTCAGCCCAAGTTAAATTTACAGTGCCTGTACTTGTTAATGAAAACTCATCACCAAAGGTTAAAGCTACTGCACCTAAAGTAGTACTTTGTAATGTACTATTAGAAGTAATGCTATAACCACTAACAGTTCTCCAAGTATTTTCTGAGGTTAATTTACCATCTTTAATACTTAAAAAGTCTCCTAATGTAATTGAAGTACTGTGAGTTCCATTACTAAGTTTAATAGCTGTATTAGAACTATCTAAACTAATATCATAAGAAGCAGCTGAGTATGTAATTGTATTACTAGAATAACTTACAGACACATCTCCAGAAGCTGCAAAAGTTACAGTACTTGCTGCACTATTAGGATTATAGGTAACTGTATTAGTACCTACTTTAATTGATAAGCTTTTTGCACTAGATAATGGAGAACTATTCGTAATCTTAATTGTTCCAGCAGTGCTAGTATCAAGTGTTATACCAGTACCTGCTGCAAAATTTAAAGTGGTGGTTGAACTACTAGTTAGGAAGCTTGAGCCTGCAACACTTATCGGTCTGTAGGTTTGTGTTACAAATAAGTTACCATCACTCTTACTTACAGCTAGTTTAAGTCCAGAAGTTGTACCACCAAGATTAGAATCTGTTATAACACCATCAATGTTTCTCTGGATACCACTCCAAGTAGTAGTAGGACTAACACTGGTGCAAATAATCATATCTCCAGGCTCAAACTGTTCATAAGTACTTCCATCAAGTTGCAGAGCAACCGCTGTATCAACTACATATAAATCACCGACCTGAACACCAGAAGTAGGCAAATCTGCTTGCTTACTTATAGTACCTTTAAAGTAAAGAGCCTAAGATGCAGAAATGAGAGCGTTAATTTCACTTCCGTTTACATTAAGGTTATTTACGTATAATGTACCATCCTTAAAATAAACGCGAGAATCTTTATAGGTAGTAGCGGTTTCAGCCTCTGTTGTGGTGTGTCCTAAAATGTAATATGCTGTACTTGTAGATGCTTTCTCAGACAGTACTTTATTAAGAGTTAATGCTCTGCTAGTAGCTCCAGATACGTGTCCATATTCGTCATATGTAATACTATTAATTACAGTAGCCGAAGTAGCAGTTGCATCACTAGTGCTATCACCTGTGAGGGTTCCAGTTATTCCTGAATCTTTAACCGTCTTATGAGAGTAGGTTATCTAATTACCACTAAGAGTTTTGGTTAAGTAGGTTCCAGCACTAAATGTATCAGATAATGATGTTGTTGCTGTATAACCTCCAGCAGAAACACTTAAAGTACCATTAGTAATACTTACTGATAAATCATATATATTGTCGGAATCTCCTGTAGTTATAGGAACTTTAAATAATTTACCATGAGTGGCAAAATAACCATCACCTATAAAAGAAAGGGTGTTATATACCGGACTACTAGTAGAATCCCAAGTACTAAAGGCTTTCTTAAAACCTGCTAACGAAGTAGCGTATAATAATTTACTCATTGTATTGTTTCAAATTTAATATAATATTTACCATCAATTTTTTCAAAATCACTGCTAAACAAATTTTCTGTATCCTGTTTAATAACATTTTTAGCTTCTTCTATTTCATTATATACATAAAGTGGTGAAGCTGCTATACCAGCCCCATCAGAAGCAGCTGTAGAAGAAACTGGAATACCGCTTTCTTCTTTTGGAACATCTTCTATATTATCTACAAGTTTAACATGCCCATATTTAGCAGCAGTACCACCACTGGCAGATGTGCCAAGACCGTAAGTACTCTTTTCAGAAGCGTGCTCTATAGGTGTTGCTGTACCTCCAGTTAGGTTACCTTCAAAAGTACCTTTAATAACACCATTAGATACAGTAAGATCTCCATTAATAGAAATACCTCCATCTGCTACAATACCCGGAGTGTTTAAAACACTAGTACCATTATCAGTAGTTAAAGTTAATACATCACGTTTATAAGCAAAGCCTGTTTCTGATTTGGAAGCATCCGTTCCTGATAATAAAATTGCCTATGTTCCAGAATTTGATGTATCTGGGTCTTGCTAAACCTTAGCTGGGATAGTTATCTGTATATTATCACCATTAAGTACGTGACCTGTACTCGTGTCAACAGTTAAGCTAGGAACTATAAATGTATTTGATTCTGTTCCTGCCTGCTGCCCATAAATACCTTTATCATCAGATTTGAAAGATGAACTCCCACTAGTATGACTTAGTTTTCCTCCAGACCATTGTAGCCATTCATCAGTATTTATAGATGTTAACGCTGAGGATTTAATTATAAGATTATCACTATCTTTTATTAAAGCTAGGCTATCTCCCTAAACCCCTAAAGTAAAACTAGTATCTCCTACACTAATAGTATAGCGTCCATTCTCATCGGCTTTTTCAGATACTGATATTCCAGGATCATCTAAAAATGTCTACCACTAAGTACCGTCATGTAGTCGTAACTACGTTTTATATACCCACAAGTGATATTTAGTAGGAGGTTCTGAATATCCGCGCCAAACATTAATCTATTTATTATTTATTATATCAGCCATAGGATACAGTTATTTTAGTTTTACCTAGTCCCTAATACGTACTTATATATTCATAATAGGTTTTACTTTCAATAGTTTTAGTATTTCCAGTATTAGTAAAACCTCCTTCCAAACCATTTACTTTAAAAGTAGTGCTATCGTTTGGGGTGTATATGTATATATAATTCGTATAATCTCCTGTAATAAATGTAGTTCTATCACTCTTAGATAAATTATTAGGACTTGAACCGTAATAAACTGAGGTGATTATTGATTCTACATTTAATTCATCTAGCTAATCTTGAAATGCCTGTTTTACATTATCATCAGATACGCTAATCTATTCAGTTATAAACTTAACTAAATCTGTTTGATTTACCAAACTGCCTTGTATATTACCCCAAGATAAAGTTTGTTCCGAACCTATACCTAAGTTAGTTCTAGCAACTAAGCGATCATAATCTGTTTTTAATTCTCCGAATAAATTATCTACTTTAAAGAATCCAGACTTATCCTAACAAACAATAGAGGAACCTACCTAACAATCCTTTACATGGATTAAATCAGGATCAGATTCCTCTATATTCAATTTGTTTATATCAAAAGTTTTTATAATAGGGGTTGTCTATTCAAAAGTTTGAAATGTTAATGGATTCGAGTGTTTTTGTTTTAACTTTATGAATTCCATGTAGTTCCTGAAGATATAGTTTGTGAATAAACGTCTGGTATAAGAGTAATCTACTAAGCAAATGTATCAGGATCGAAATGTACTAAAACGGTAGTTTCATTGACGTTGTGTACGTATTTTGTAACTGTAGAAGATAATATATCCTATCCTTGAGGAACAGTTTTCCCTGCAATCGTCCCAGTTAAATCTACAACAACCTCATAAAATAGATTATTAACTGACTCCCATTTTAATAAGACATCATGACAACCACTAAGAAAGGTATTGTTATAGCAATCGGGTTCTAATATTGTATAATAAGTTTCTCCTACAAATACATTATTTATACAGTTCTCTGCAAACTTATTGTCATGTGCTAAGCCTGTTAGAGAAGCATCTTGTACAGAATCTTCTGTAATTATAGAAAATGTATATAGATCTTTAGAAACCTTTAGTCCTGCCTTTTCATAAGTTCTTGGAAATAACATATTCTTAAAATCATAGTAAGCTTGATTATTATACTAGTCTTTTAAAAATGTTATTTTTCCTTTAGTAGTGGTTCCATCAGATAGGACTTCTTTTGTTGGATTATATTCTACCTAATACTCAGGCTATGTAGTTATTACTACTCTTGGATCGAGTTTATTACTATCTATAGCTGTGACTAGTAAAGGCCATATCTCAGAAGGAAATTCTGTTAATCCACGAACCCCCTCAGTAGTTTCATAAATAGTCTGAAAATCCTTAATAATATATCGGGCACCAGTAACCAGTAAGTTGCCTTTAATCTTAGATAATAATTCATTATAAGTTATTTCATCTGGAGTTTGCTATCCTCCCTCACTAATTGAAATACCTATATTTTCTCTAAGTTGCTTTTGCTATGCTTCTGTTAGACCTCCCAGTAAATCTTTTATTCTAAAGTAATTTTGTAAATCATCGCTACACGCCCAACGCATATTTAATTTCTAATTAGGAATTCTGCCATTCTATCTACATTATCTAAACCTCGGTAACACTCGATAAAGGATATTTCATGTAAGATTAAATCATAATCATCTTTATATCCTTTACCAAGTCTTGCAATATATTTACCAAAGTCTTTAACTACTTTCTTTTTAAGTTCAGTGATTACATCCACAGCCATTCTTATTAGATTTATTAGGATCAAACTCTGCACAAATCTCACCGCACCCTGTAACTATTTCTAATAAACGCTAAGCTTCATAATACTGTCCAGTTTCTAACGCATACTGTATAGCATGTAAAGCCATGTTAATTAAATCGCGGTTAAAAATATCATCAGCATAAGTATTAAGTACATTACAGTTCCTGTTACAGCTACACAAATTATTGAGTAATTTCTTACATAAATTGTAGTAACAATCCTGTAAATGGCACACTGAAAATGTATTCTTAGCCTCTTTAATAATAGTTGTATCTTCAACATTAATTTCAAATAGTAAGTTGGCTTCGACAAGTTCATACTCGTTCTCACCCAAGTACTTATAAATACTACCCTCTTTAACAAAATAAATTCCGTTGGGGAAATACCTATTTAAATTCTCAGATTCATGAGCAAGTATAAATTCTTCAGTAGGTAAAATTAAATGTTGTACTTCGTATAAACCATCAGTACCAAATGTTAATGTAGACTCATCCGTAATATAGGTTGTTTCTCCTGACAAATCATTAGTTACTGAATTATGTGTGGTAATGTCAAAATCTTGAACGGTTCTTGTATCATCGTAAGTAATACTAATTAAAGCATTTACTGTAGCTGATTCTAAGAAAGTGTAATATATACTTCCAGATGTGGTTAGTATTGAGGAGTCTTGATAATTCTCGTCATTAAGGTCAGTAATTGTTACACTACAATTACCAACCATACAAACTTTAAATGCCATAATTAATGTACTTGTTTAATTGTATCATTATAAGGATTTCCATCATGTAATTGGGCTATCTCAACTTTAGTTCTTTCTGTATCGTTCTTAGCGGTTGATTCCTTAAAGTCACGGTCAGTTTTAGCCTTATACATCTCGATTTGAAGATCTTGTTTATTCTTTTGCATTTCAATTTGCAACTTCTGCTCATTAAGTTGTTCTACTTTAGATTGTGCTTTTTGTAGTTCACCCTACATTTGCTGCAATTGTTGCTGTGCTTGTTGTAATTGTTGTTGTAACTAACCAAGTTGATTTTGCTCTTCTTTCTATTTACGAATAGCTGTCTTAGCAATATACTTAGCCTAACTCATACTCTTACAATCAAGTATATCAAAGAATGTATCAAATGGAACTCCACCAGCTTTAACCAATTCCGGAACAAATTGCTTTAACTGTTCTAAGTCTTTTACAATATCTGCATTAGCGGTAACATGTATATCCCAATCAGATAAAGTAAAGTATTCAGGTAAAGCTGTAAAAATCTTTTGGTATTTATCACCTAAAAGCAACTAACCACTTAAACCATTTTTGTAAGTAATCTTTGCTTCATTAAGACAATCCGTTAACATTTCTTCAGTTAATAAGTCCATTTGAGCATACCACTACTTACTAATAGTAAATGAGTTAGTCTAACCTATTTTTACATTTGTAACTGCATCTCTAGCCTCAATACCATTTAGTCGTTCTCTAAAAACTCCTGAAATAGAACTTACAGTTTGCTCTACTGAATCCAAAGCCATCTAAATAGCTTGTACTGCCTAAACCTTAACAGTATCATCATAGCCATTAAAGATTGTATTAATTGGAGCCTATCCAGTAGCTAAACGACCTTCCTAAGCAGTATCCAATAAAGCAATTCCCTATTTCTTATAAGATAACCACTTCTTGAGTCGCTCTGGCCATTGTACTCCCAAGTTAGTAGGAATAAGGCTTTCATCAATCCAATCACCTGTAGTTCCGGAGTTTGCAATTAAGTTATCTCTATAAAACATAAGTAAATCATATCTATCCTATTGATTAGCACAAGCTAATACAAGAGAATAAGGTTCATTACTTCTGTTTCTAAACATAACACCATTAATAGTAAGTTTGCAGAAACTAGGATTATCTACACTTCTAGTTACGTCATCTTTACGTCCTCTAAGTATATAAAGATCCTACCCTATACGAACTGTCTGGTATAACTGCATAACAAAATCATCATCTGTTTCAATCCATTCAACTTCGTAAACTGGAATCTATTCATATTCAGGATTATAACCCTTATGTTTCTGATTAGGTCTTCCTGGTTCTACAACAGCTTCAACATCACCCTATATACCTAATGACTAACAACCTGCTGTGTGCATAAGTCTTACGTATTTACTAGAATAGTCAAGTTCCTCTTTCCAGTTTTCTTTAAGCTTATTTACATCATCTCTAGACATTTCAGGCCCAAACTCTTGTAGAATCTAGGTCTTAGTCATCCAACGTCTTACTACTATACGAGATGATTCATTCACATAAGGAGAATTAGCATCGTAATCGGGGAATGTATTTAATGGATCTAAAACTTCAATAACGATATTAGTCTTTTTAGGAGAAGACTTGACTCTATAGTAATCTTGTCCTGCTATAAGAATATCTTTAAGCAAATCCCAAAGTTTACGTTTAAAGTCTGTACGTCTATCCTAAATTATATATTGAACAACGTCTTGTGCTGCAATTTCATACTTAGATATAAAGTTATCGTTCAGGTCAGCTATAAGTGTGTCTAAAGTTTGCTAGATATAAGGATCTGTTAATTTCTTATCATCCCCAGTTTCCATAAAATCTAGAATTTTATTATGCAACTATTTCTGAACTGTTTTATATACTTCTCTAGTAATAGTTAGTTCCTTCTCTCTAGTAATACTAGAAATAGTTTGCTAGTCTTTACAAGAAATTTTTGGTAAGATTGGGGTTCCTAAAAACTCTCCAACTAAAGCATCTACATGCTTTCTAATTAAAGGTGTGAACTCTACACTAGTAGGATTACCAATTCCGAAGTTATCTTCTAAGTATTTAAATTGCTCGGAGTCGCGTTTGCAGTTATAGTAATTATAGGCTTTTTGTAAATCGTCCTTGTCGTAAACTAACTCTGCGATAGCAATGTCAGTTTTCTTACACAATTCTTCGTCTGATTTCTTCTTATCCATAATTATTAAATATTAGGCTTTTCAAGCGTTGAGTAATTAAGTTCTACTTTGTAGTGTTCAGTATAATCCCAACTACTAAATCGTAACTCTTTCTCCAAGTATTTTAGGAATTCATCTAAAGGCAATTCAGCTGCAAGTACGAATGGTTTCTCTATATTAGGTAAACCAATTTCAACTTGCCAGCCAACTGTCTTTAATGGGATTACCCTTAGATTTCCTGTAAAACAACATTCATACACCTTCTCTATGATTTCTAGAACTTTATCCCTAACCCCAAGCTCTGGGGTCACTTGATCTTGGGCCTCTGTCTATGTATTCATTTGTTAATTGTATGTTAGTTTTATTTTTCTTGGGAATCACTCCCCAACGTTTGTAACCTCTTTCATCCGTATAATATCCAACATCTTCCCAAGTTTCATCGGTTTTAACAACCTTAACTGGTACTACTGTTCCTAATTCTTCATCGGCTAACTCTGTCATACCCATGGCTGCAATAATATCAAAATGAGTTTTATTCTCATCCGTATATCGCATAAGCTCATCGAGCATTTCTTCAAACCAAATCATGTGACCACAGTCTTTTACATAGTTTGCAATTAAGTCAGTTTGATGGTCAATAATAGGTGCAGTTGCTGGAGTACCTACAGTCCTTCGACCTACTTTAGTAATATCGGGATAAGTTGCTTTTGGTCTAGCCATAAAGAAGTTATAGAATCCTTTTTCCTTTGCCCAAGTAAGCATTGAAACTCTAGTAGCTTCTATATTAATAATTGCTTTATAATACATAGCTAAACACATAGCAATTTTGTAAGCTTCACGAATGTCATCAGGTCGATCTTTGTAGTACGCAACATATTGAGGTTCTTGTAATCCAAATGTACGTTTCTTAATGGTAATACAAAACTTAGAAGGATTCTCTGTATAAGCGGAGGTATCTTTAGCTCCAATATCAATAGAGTCAATACCTGCTACATACAAATTATTCATCTCATCATAGGAACGCTCATCCCCAGCATGGTCTGCTTTATACAAATCTGACCAGACTGGATGTTCCAAAATATGTACTTTACCATTAATATTGGGTTTCCAAATAAACCCATTAATATTTTCACGCACGTGCGCACTACTTTTATAAGTATAATGGATTGAACCATTCTCAATAGGTGGGGCAGCTTTATGCAATCGTATAGTAGCTAACTGCTCTGATATAATGGCTTTATCGAACTTATTATCACCTTCCAAAGAAAATGCTTCCTCAGCATTAAAGCAATACTCTGCAGAATAGGTAACAAGTTCTTTTGGATCTTCTGCTTTTACATCTCTTTGTGCTTCATAGAAAGCCCTACCTTTATCTGGATCCGTCCATCCTCTAGCATCTGTATAACCAGCAAATTTAATTACTTTAAAGCATGGCATAAAGTATGCTGTAAGAACTTGGGAACCATCTTGAGTGTAACGATGCCTATAAGGTAAGATACCAAATATCTTTGGCTTATAATACATCTTTCTTAAACCCTCTAATGCCGGGCCAGAGTCTCCCAAATTTGTTATCGTATAGCTTTTTATCTATACTTCTTACATTTCATTTCATGTAAGTTCGGCGTACTTTTTCACCCGTTCTGGGTGTCGAACACTCTTGGAGAACTTATATTTATTCATTCTCTACGCTCTACGGTGATTCCGAACCTTTCGTAATTTCGGAATTTACCTCGGAATTAGCATCCCAGCTTTCTCCGATTTTGCTCGATTTTCTCAAAGAAGATTCCTCTTCTAAGCGGCAGAATTCAAGATATTTATTATATTTTCTTTGCAAATAAATATTAGCATTTTGGTATAAAAGTCTTGCAATTTTTCTAGAAACAACATCTGAAAAATATAAAGAAAATGCTTTATTTTCCCAATTCATACAGGATTTATTTCTTAAGTAACCTTTATTGTTAAACAACTTATTAACACTTAAAAGAAACGATTCAGTTCCAACTAATCCTAAGTAAGTTCTATAACTTGTTTTGGCTTTATTCGGGTAAATACATAAACAACCATCACCGTCAACATAACCTCTTATAAAGTCTAATAAAAATTTAACCTTTTTGAAAATACTTAATTTTGGAAAGGTTAATGTGAGAGACTTTCTTGGTGTACATCCTAAGTTATTTAAAGTATTCCACATATGTTTATTTCTAACCGATAAGTGGCAATAATAGGTGTGATCTCCGTTTAAACCCGTTCTAATTTCTGTGGATAGGTTTAAAAATTTTCTAAATTTTTCCAAATGGTCTATATCTTTTAAGGCTAATCTAACCTCAATTCTATTCCCCTCCGAAGATATATTACCATCTGCATACATAAAACCTAACCAATAAAACTGTTCTTCTGTATCCATCGAATCAAATGAAGTTTCGTTTAATCTGCATCTATTCTGATAATTAACAACTTCTATACCCCTAGCCTTCAAATGCTTGGATATAGTTTGTCTTTTTATACCATATTTCTCACCAAGTTTTGTTAAACTTCTTTCATTTTCAGGAGTATTTAGATATTCCTAAATTGCTAAATTTATAAGTGCTGTTCTTTGTTCTCTTGATTTATTATTAGTCATAATTCAATTACTTAAAGATTAAATATATAATAAATTTATCTACCGGTACCTCCTAGTATTCTAACTCCCCACTATTTTCCTGGAGGGCCTACTAGTGCATCAGCTTGGGTAAAAGCTTTCGTTAAATCAGGCCAAGAACCAGCTTCTTCAAATAGTAATAAATCAGTACGATCACCAC